TAAAAAAGAAAAGGGATGTACAGAACCGCTATATGGTAAGAAGTCAAAATGTGTGATTAATATTGTTCCACAAGAAGAAAAAGTGGATACCTTTAACATTGATAAAAAGTGTGTGAAAAGTAGGTAATAAATTATTTCTCGTAATAAATGTTTTCCTCTACTATACCCCAGTATAAGGTATTATTTTTTGATGATTCACTGCTACTGCTACTGCTACTGGTAATTTATTATCAGTGTCCTCTTTATCCTTCTCTATATCTGCTACATTTATTTCTACAATAAAATGTTCTGCATTTAGGGGATGCAACGGAGCCATTGCACAGCAAGGCGTAGTTGCAGACCCAGAATCATCCGTTGGATTATTTTCATCAAGCATACATGATGAAAATAAATAACTCAGTATAATGGTTACATCATGTACTATACATTCGCTGAATGATTTTAGTATATATAATATACAAATTATTCCTCCAAGTAATGTCATAAATGCAACCACTACAGAAAGTATACCTATACCTAATATAGCAGCAAATATACATAATACATTTTTTGTACATTTTTTATAATCTATTGTCATACTCATCCAGTCACGTTTTCGAATATAATCAGAAAACTGCTCTTCGCTCCCGCACTGCGGTGTAGATTGGGTTTCCTCCATTTTATTTTATTTTATAGTATAGTAAGTATATTTGATTACTATACAATAATTGGTAAAATTGCAATTCAATTTTTTATGCAACTACACGTTCGAACTTCTTACATTCCAAATGTGCTGAACGAATTTAGTATAGGGGTAGGAAGATATTGATTGGTGGCGCTGTAATTAGGTACCAATTTGCAATTATAATTTGGTTCAGGGCAGCGGCCACAAGGTTTACATGCAGGGCATTTTTCTTTACGGGGACATGCACCGCTTTGTGGGCACGCAGGACACACCGGAGGAACTATTTCTGATTTCAATATATAAAGGTCTTCTTGTCCAGGGGCGATCATACTTTTGGAGATGCCTTGGGGCATAGAACTATCATATGCTCCATCTTCATTAGCACTACTACTACTGCTACTGCCTCCATTGGCAGTCAAACTAGGGTCGTTGTAATAATTTTTTTTGTAATTATTTGTGTAGTCTGTAGTAGGGGTAGTTGTAGTAGCACTACCACTAGTAGTAGCTGCAGGACTATCTGCCGCAGCACTAGCAACAGATTGGTCGTTGTACATGTAACTATTTGTGGCGGTATAAATAGTAGATGTTCCATTAGGCAATGTTATCTCTATCGCATATTGTCCATTGGTGCTGGCATATACACTGGCACTTCCACCATTGGGTCCGTAAAAGGTTTTATTGGATACGTTAGCCATGATAGAATTTGTTGTTGGGCTAGCGCTGGCACTAGCGCTAGCACCTGTATCCGCACCTTGAACCATATAAGTGGTCGTTTTACCATTGCTATCTGTAAGCGTAATGGCATATTGTCCGTTTGCATTCACCAATTTTGCAGTTCCTCCGTTAGGTCCATAAAATGTGGTAGGGTGTGCACTGCCGCTATAATGGTCATAATTGTCATATGAATTTGCTACATTGTTAGCTGCACTGGTTCCACTGCTAGCAGTAACACCGATATTGGGTTCAGTAGCGGTTGTGGAAGATGATGATGTAAACCCTTCAGAATAGTATCTTCCTAAAAAAGAACACAAAATAAGTCCTAATAATAAAATTATAAAAAGAAAAATGGCCTTATTGCTCATTGTCATAGTATGTATAATTTATATAGTGAAAATAATTAAAAATATAAAATTGATTTCAAATAAATCTAAATAGAATATTCAACATACAATTACACAGAAATGTCACAACATAATAGCGATAGCGAAGTAATAGATTCTATGGTAACGACCCAAGCAACGACTTCCACAACTACTCCCATAACAACCGCGAAAAAGACTAGAGTAAAACAGCAACCATTGCAGCATTACTACTGCGCGGACCCAGACATTATTGAAATCGGTGTAGATGAAGTCGGAAGAGGTCCTTTGTTTGGAAGAGTATATACCGCGGCGGTTATTTTACCTAAAGATGATAGTTTTGATCATTCCAAAATGAAAGATAGTAAAAAATTCCATTCTAAAAATAAAATTCAAGAAGTGGCGGAATATATAAAAGCAAATGCGATATCGTGGTCTGTTACTTACGAAAGTGAAACTACTATTGATTCGATTAATATATTACAAGCCACGCAATTATCCATGCATAATGCATGTTTAACTATTATTAAGGGAGCGCCACTTATAGACCATAATAAAGTCAAATTGTTAGTAGATGGTAATTATTTTAAACCACTCACTATTTATAATTCTACAAAAAAAATGATAGAACAAGTCGATTACGTATGTGTGGAAGGAGGAGATAATAAATATTCCGCCATTGCGGCAGCGTCTATTATTGCAAAAGTAGCTAGAGATGCATATATTGAAGAATTATGTTTAGAAAACCCCCATTTAATTGAACATTATAGCATTGATAGCAATAAAGGGTACGGCGCAAAAAAACACATTGATGGTATTAAAGAGCATGGTATCACCATTTGGCATAGACGTAGTTTTGGTATTTGTAAAGAATTTGTTTAGATAAGTTTGTTTATTGAAATAAAAATTGAAATCTTTTAAATGATTTATCATATTGTAAAACTAATTAGAGCAATAATAATATAATACATTATAAAGAAAATAACAAAATGAGAATTTTAATATTTGACACCGAGACAACGGGTTTGCCACAGGGTAGAAAGCCATCCATAATGGATTCGGCATTGTGGCCACATATAGTGCAATTGAGTTATATAGTGTATGATACTGAGTTGTCTCAAGTAATTTGTATAACTGACGACATCATCGATATTCCTGAAAATGTAGTCATTAGTGATTTTTGTGTAGCCTTGCATGGAATTACAAATGTAATATCAAAAACAAAGGGGATACCTATTAGTGCAGCAATCCAACCATTTCTTCAAGAGTTTGAAAAAGCTGAATTAGTCATTGCTCATAATATGGAGTTCGATTTGAATATGCTGGCAGCTGAGTTAGTACGATTAAAAACATCGGTGCAAAATAGTAAGATAGAAAGCAAACGTTGGTATGATAAAATTGGTATGCTGCTCGATTCTACTAAATTGTATTGCACAATGCAATCAAGTTTAGAGTTATGTAATATTAAAGCAGTGTATAAAACTACAAAAAAGGAGTATGTGAAATTTCCATCTCTTTCAGAATTACATACGCATTTATTTGGATATATTCCCGCAAATTTGCATAATTCATTACATGACAGCGTCGTTTGTTTAAGGTGTTTTTATAAAATGAAATTTGATAAAGACATTCGTGATGAAAATAGTGTATTGGCGGAAATGATCGACAAGTTGAAGGAGAGTGATTGAATTCCGAAGGAATATATTGTATATATTGTTTACGCTTTTGCATACATGTCTAATTTTGTATATATTTTTTGTTTGGCTTCTTCGGCGTAATCTGTTTGTTCTTTAACATATGCATGTGCTATGAAAATAACAAACTCCAACAAATGTTTATATTTATCTTTCGGAACCTCTTTTTCGAAAAGGTTGTCATCGATTACATGTGCAAATTTGTAAAAAGTGTCAGTCTCATCTACATAATATCCATTTTTTTTTCTTAAATAAAGTATAGTAGTCACTAATTTTGAAAATAGTGGCTGTTCTGCATCAGGTTTATGTAAATATTCAGATAAAAATTTATATTTAATTCCGTAAGATATTTTAGGTGTTTTAGTGGCGGTGGCTTCCATAATGGGGTATATATCATATTATAAAAATATTTATATTGTTATAATATATATTTTATGTTTGCCCTCAGGAAAACTGGATTGTTGGAAAAACGAGCTGCTGCTGATGCATCTGCAATAGCAGATGCCAACGATACAGATTATCAAAAAAAATTACAAGAGCTTGCTAAAGAATCTGCTGAAAAAAAAGAAGATTATGATCGTAGACAAGCCGAATTGCAAGGGAATGCTATGATAGTTCAAGATAGTAATGCGTTTGCAACTGGTGGCAAAAGAAAGATGAGAAGGTCCAAGAAATCGAGAAAATCAAAGAAATATAAGCGATCTAAGCTATCTAGAAAATCAAAGAAATCTAGAAAGCTCCTTCACTAACGTTACGGAGCTTAATCCAAAAAACTTCGGCTAACGCCTACGTTTTCCTACAAAATAAGAAAATAAATATTATGATTTGATAAAAAAATTGAAATGCTTTTTATCAAATATACGAATGCATCAAGTTATCAAAATGTCACAGATGAATCTCAACAATATGTCCAAAATAAATGAATTGCGCAATAGAAAAATTATCACTAATAAGAGTGATATAGTAGAGTCCACTTGGTTAAATAACCACCCCTCTTTAGGTAAATCTGATGAGGTCGTTTGGGCTTATGGAAAGGTAATGAATGATTTCAAATATGTCCGTATAAACCCAGTTGATATCATAAATCAACGATATTTACAGAATATAGATATTGATTATATTTTAGATAAAAATTATGACATCGACTACATTTCCAATCCATCGTCTCTAGAATTAGATGAGAATACGGAAGAGGAAGAGGAAGAGGAAGAGGAAGAGGAATTAGATGGTGAAAATATAGACGAGAAGGAATTAGATGAGGAGGATTACGATTATGAGGATTATGGTGAGGAAGATTATGATGATGAAGACTTGGCGGTATGGCACAAAAGAGTTTGTCATATTACAGAAGATATATTGCAAGAATTTGACGATGAACATGAACTTCCTGTAGAGTTACTTCGTGATTCAGACAGATATGCAGATGCGGAAGAATCAGGGTTTTTCGGGGACATGACGGAAGATGGTACTATCATGTATGGCAGCAATTATGATGGCGGATATGACTCGTACTAAATTAGATTTACACTTTTAGAAAAACAGAAAAAAACAGAAAAAATTAGAAAAAATAAAAACAACAACAAAATGTATAATCCTTCGCCTATGTCTACGGATTATAATCAGGAAACATCGGCTTGCAAGCAAGCCTACGTTTCCTTCCACATTTGTTTTTTTATAATCTTTTGTCCTTTTTTGTAGCTATATAAAAATTGATTTGTTTTTTATCCAATATATAAATAGCACAAATTGTTACACCATATAATTAATTATCGTTTTCCCTCAAAATGTCATACGAACCTTGTTCCATGATAGCCGCCACCCGAATGATAGAAATTACACCCGACACACTATCGGATAAAAAACAACTATTAGAGAATTTTGTTGATATAACATGCAAGTATCAATCTCCAGAAGCCACACGGAGAGATTACAACTGGACAAAACTACAACAGATTCTTGAAAATAATTTTAACCCTCAACACGTAGGACAAGAGTTATCTTACAAACTAAACGATATATACACCTTTGGACATTTAAAATGGGACAAAATTCCATTATAATATAATATTATTTTATTGTATTATGAAGCATAAAGGTTATGATTATAAAATATCTGCGGTCAATTATTATTTGAAAAATAAGGACAATATTAGAAAAACCTGTAAAATATTTGATTGTAATAAATCAACATTACAGAGATGGATACAAATATACAAAACTAATAAAAATCTTACAAGAAAAAATAGAAAACCGATATCATATAAGATAAATAAAGAACAAGTAAAATCCGCAGTAAATATGATTGATAAGAACGAACAACTTACGATGGATGAACTTTTATTTGATATGAAACTTAAATATAAAGATTTTGATATTACCAGACGCCATTTAGGTAGAGTTATTAGAGCAAACAACCGAACCAGAAAACGAACTCGTCATCAACATTTTCCAAAAGAACGCCGAAAGCAACTTACCGATAAAAATAAAGAAATGGAAGCATTCTATACCGAAGTTCATAAATATCCACTCGATAAGATTATTTGTTTGGACGAAACCAGTATTGGTTCTCATTTGAAACCATCATATAGTAGATGTTTTATAGGTAAGCGTTGCGTAATCAAAACTAATAATAATTTTGTATTTCGTAGTTTTACTTTGTTAGTTGCTATCAATAATTCAAAATGCGTAGGAAAAATATTTTACGAAAAAGGTGGAACAACCAAAGAACGAATGGTAGAATTTATAGAAACGCAAATATCACCTAAATATAAAGACAATCTCATCATATTAGATAATGCGGGTAGTCATAATAATGATATGGTAAAAGAAGCAATACTAAAAAGCGGTAATCAATATTTATTTACCATCCCATATAGTCCAGTCACAAACGCAGTAGAAATGTATTTTAACCAAATAAAAACACATACCAAAAAGAATAGAGATGTATACACATTTGATGGGTTAGAAAAGAACGTAGATAAAGCAATTGATAAAGTAAAAACAGAAAACTATAAAAACTATTTTCAGTATGCGTATGGAATAAAAGAAGATACGACCTACAAACGAAAACCATCAACCCGTAAATGTAAGTTAAAAAAATATAAATCATAATTATTTAAAAATATACATATTTAATATGTTAGATATGAATACAGAAGATATATTGATTGAAAATGAAAAACTCAAAGCAGAAAATATAGAATTAAAACATCAATTAGAAACATATTCTAAACCACAAAGGTCATATTACGAGCGAAATAAAGAATTTGTTAACCAAAAAGCAAAAGACCGAATGAAAAAAATATCACAAGAAAATCCAGATAAGTTAAAGGAAATAAACCGAAAAGCATATTTAAAACGAAAAGAAAAATTATCGGTCAATCAAAATGAAAATATTTAGGAAAATCCATTTTTATAAAAAAATGAAAATATTTAGGAATAATTAATTTTTTTATAAAGAACTTAAAAATATTTTCTTTATGTAATGTATAGGATGGAAAATCCAAAGGATAAACCGCCTGAGTTTTTCAAATCCACCAAAACCTCGCTAAAAAGCATACTAAAACACCCTGAAATAAACACAACAAAAATTAATGATGTTGTTATCAAGGCGCATAAAATCGTTATTCATACTTTACAATTTCTAAAATTATACATGCTTCATCATTACGAAACAAATAATCATATATTACCAGACATTGATAAGGTATTGATTTTGAATGTTATGAAAGTTGTTTGTGGGGAAAAGCATACCAACACTGGAAAACCACCCAAGAAAGAAACGATTGAACTAAAAGACAAACTTACTGCTTTCTATACAGAACATTACAAACCATATACGCAACCAGAACAATTAGATTATGAATATATGAGTAATGTTCTTTCCTACTTATGTGAAGACATTATGACTATGTATGAAAATAACATTCAATTACATTACGTGGATTATGTGGAACGTTTTGTAAATGTTGTTTGGGGGAAGAAGATGCTTGTTGAGAAGATACGAAAAATATTTCCTACCAAAAAAGAAAAGGAAGCACGGATTAGACATTTGGAAAAGGAACTGCGAAAAATAAAGAATGATTTGCTAAATGTTGATAATAGTGTTGCTTATACAGCACAGCCACATTATCATAAATGGATTACCCAACAAAAGAAGCATATACTTCCCAACAAGGATAAGTTCCAAAAACAAAGCATATATTATGATTTGAAATGTAAACCAATTGATTATTTTCCTTGTATGATTGCGATGATGAAACAAGTAGAAAATGAACTGGAAACTATCAGTAATGTTTTTCCTTTGCGAAGTAGCATTGCTCCTGGTTATATTCGGTTAGATACGATTACATTGGTAAATATGCTGTTACGAAAAGAACAAGGAAAGAAAAGTGATTACAGCAATCAAGGCAATACAAAGAAGCACGAAGATAAAATATGGAATTTCTTTTTCCGCACGGAAAAGAAGGTGTTTCGCAAGACGGGATATTCGTTCCATCATATGATTTCTACGGATGGTGTTGGAGTAAGCATATTATTTATACGAGATGATTTAGTAGGTAAAAGATTACCCAGCACTAAAAAAGGTATATCACGTGAATTGTATATTGATGAACTGAATGATTATTCTGGTTTACAAGACAAGAAGATTGTTGGAATTGACCCTGGTAAGGAAGATTTGATATATTGCGTGGACGATGCTTCCAAAGATGCGAATGTATTTCGTTATTCACAAAATCAACGAAGAAAGGAAACCAAAATGAAAAAATACAATAATATAATTTTAGGAATGAAAACAAATAAAATACAAGGAAAAAGTGTGATTGATTATGAAACAGAGTTATCCAATTACAACCGCAAGACACTTCAATTAGACAAATTCAAGACATACATAAATGAGAAGAACAGAATAAATAATATGTTATTTGGATTTTATGCGAAGCATTTGTTTCGTAAATTGAAATTTGGTAAACATATCAATATCAAACGAAATGAACAGCAGATGATTAGTAATTTTAGGAAGATGTATGGTAATCCAGATGAAGTTGTTATTTGTATAGGTGATTGGGAACAACGCCAACAAATGAAATACAAAGAACCGACATTGGGGATAGGAATACGAAGTTTGCTTCGCAAGAATAAATATAATGTGTATTTGGTAGATGAGTTTAGGACTTCTTGTAAATGCTCCAATTGTGATGGAGGAGCATGTGAGAAGTTTATGGTAAGAGAAAATCCAAGACCAAAACCAAAGAAGAATAAAGAAAATCCAAAGAAAGAAAGAAAATATGATGAAATGCGGTTGGTTCACGGACTACTACGCTGTAAGAGCGGTTGTGGTGAGTGGAATAGAGACCGCAATGGTTCATCAAACATCTACAAGATAGCATACCAAGCAATACATAATTTGGAAAGACCAAGTTATCTATGTAGAGAAATTAAAAGTAATCAAGCAGTTTTACCGAATTGCTATAAACAAAATATACATAAGGTATGAAAAACCTAAACTTTGAGCATATTTTAATGGAATTTTGTCCCATTTTAAATGTCCAAAGGTGTATATGCAAGACGAAGAAAATGATAAGTAATTATATCATAAAAAAAAAATAAAAAAAATGTAGATAATGTTTTATTGTTTTTTACTTCTATACTCCTCCGCTTACGCTACGGAGTATAATCAGAAAACTTCGATTCGCATCGCTCATCTCCGTTTTCCTCCAGATTGCGTTATTTTTTACACTTTCAAAAAAAATTGAATGACTTTTAAATAAATATATTATATGCAGAATTAATAACTGGATATATTTAACTAATTAAAATTTCGACAATGACTTCACAAGCTTTTAGTATGCGCAACGTGTATAAAGAGGGTAGACGCGAATATTACGAGTTAATATCTTATACGGGCAAAAAAATAGATTTCGCTGGGCAAGTTCCAGAATATTTTGCAATGAAATATTTCTTCAGAATATTAGGCTGTGCCAATTGTCAAACCTATGGATATTGGGGTGGTTGTTGTATAGGCATGTGTGCGAATTGTGGATTTGAAACTGGTACTCAAAAAGGTTTTCTCAATTATGGTCAAGAATATGAATATAAATCAACTACCCATCTACCGAGTGTGTTTGATGAAGGTCAATATTTGTCTAAAGATTGGGACCTAAAACGAGTAGGTGATAAATCTTTTGTAAATACGATAGGGATTATGGTAGATGAATTGTATGAACATTTACTTTATAGATTTTGTGATGAAAAACAACCAGCTATTATCGGTTTGTGTGACTATTTACGTAGTTTAGACCACGAACCTAGACAAGCTATTTTACGAATTAATGAAATGAGGAATATTCCAGAAGAACTATTGGTTGGTAGGAACTGGGCTGATTTTGATGCGAGCGATGATAATGAGGACGAACTTATAGATGAAACAGACTATTCGTCCCTTCCCGATCTGATACCAGTTTTGACACGAACCGACACCGAATACCACTATGGATTGGAGGAAAACGTAGACACTGCGCAAGTGGCGAAGCGAGTCGAAGTTGTCCGATTATATTCCTTACGCAACGATGGCGCTAGCCGAAGGAATATGGATGATCATGATTCAGAATCAGAGGTAGATTATCGTATGTATCTATCAGATAGAAGGCGCGCTGCATCATTTGACACAGATGATGACGCCGTTTCTAGGGGATGCAACGGAACCATTGCTCAACAACGTGAGCAAGGCGTAGTTGCAGACCCAGAATACGGAACGCAAGTGGAGTATTCTGAAATATCCAATTGTGTTGTTGAAAATGTTGACTTTTCCATGCTAACTCAAGAGCAACAAGAAAAAATAGATAAGGTTATAGATGACGCATGTAAATAAACCATAAATACACAAAATAAAAAATAAACAATAAATAAATAATAAAACTATAAAAATGTACATAATGTTTTATTGTTTTTTATTTTAGTGTATACTCTTTTTATACTTATACATGAAAAATTGAAATACTTTTCATTCACTATCTAATTAGCAGAACTTACGTCATTATAGACGGAAAACCTGTGCCTAGTGTATATGACTTGCATATGAAATATGTAAACCTTTCAACTATTGGTCAACCTGTAGAACCAGTATTGGACGAATCATTAGAATTAGCATGTAATGAACTGCAATGCCAGCTCTTTGAGAAACATGGTTCAAGTGTAGATGAAATAGAAGCCATTGAAGGGTTTATGCGATTTATCAAGAGTTTCAATAATCCTCAAGAAATTTACAAAAAAATAGATAGTGCGCTCCTTATTCCTGATTCCAAGATGTATAACCAGAACTGGGCTGAAAAAGATTGGGAATGGTTTACCGGACAATTGAATCAACGCGATGAAGCAAGCGCATGGACTTTCACCGAGGAAGAACGAGAGTATATTCGGCAATCGCAAAAGAGAGTTAGAGAGCTAGTTGCGAATAGCAATGAAGATTAAAAACAACAAAAACAAACAAAAAATCAAAACTAAGCAGAACACATTTCACATATATCATCTTCTTCATTATCTTGTTTATTATCTTGTCCATTTGTATTTTTTTCAGGTTCGATAGAAAATTGCTGCGCCTGATGTTTTGCCTTTCTGCGCAAATAATAAATGCCCGTTTTTAACCCCTTTTTCCACGCATAAAAGTGCATAGAAGTTAATGTATTATAATTTGGATCTTCCAGCCACAAATTTAAACTTTGACTTTGACATATAAACGCACCTCTGTCAGCGGACATGTCTATTAAATGTTTCATTGGCATTTCCCATACTATTTTATATTTATTTCGAATATGTTCCGGCAAATTTGTTAATTGTTGAATACTACCCTTATTCGCAATAATATTATTCTTTATTTTTTCATTCCAAAGTCCAAGTCCAATAAGTTCCCTCATTAAATATTTATTTGCAACTACAAACTCGCCCGCCAAAGTTCGGCGGCTATAAATATTACTAGTAAGCGGTTCAAAACATTCGTTAAATCCCAGAATTTGTGAGGTGCTTGCAGTAGGCATAGGTGCTAACAGAAGTGAATTACGTAATCCATGATCCTTGATAGAGTCTTTCAATATAGTCCAGTCATAACGCGCACTAGGTTCAACCTGCCACATATCAAATTGAAGAATTCCTTTGGATGCAGGTGAATTCTCAAAAGAACTATATGCTCCCGCATGTTTTAATTCCAAATTCATTATTTCTTGTGCGATCGGAGATATATTTTCTAGTACTAAGTTTTGTCCTAATTCAGACCTTAAGTCTAAGTCTAAATCCAAGTCTATATATTCGTCTGGTTGTTGCGTCTGAATTTTATCCATCACATTTTTTTTGTATATCTGTTTATGAATAGTTAACATAGCACATTTACGCTCTATTGCGATTTCATTACTGCGTTCCAATGCTGCATGATACATCGTCTCAAATATAAGTTTATTTATTTCCCTCGCTTCATCACTATGAAATGCAATATCCATCATGATAAAAGTGTCCGCTAATCCTTGAACCCCTATACCAATAGGTCTATGTAATAAATTACTTCGTCTTGTTTTCGGGGTCGGATAAAAATTAATATCAATAATTCTATTTAAATTATTTGTCACTACCTTGGTAACGCTATGTAGTTTCTCATAATCAAATGTTTTACTGCTATTTTCACCATTAATATTAACACTAACATTAACAAAAGAAGGAAGCGCAATGCTTGCCAAATTACACACCGCTGTTTCTTTATCGTCTGAATATTCTGTAATTTCACAACACAAATTTGAACTTTTAATGGTGCCAAGATTTTTCTGATTTGATTTCATATTTATGGCGTCTTTATACAACATATAGGGCGTTCCTGTTTCCATTTGCGAGTCCAAAATCTTATACCACAAATCACGTGCATTTATTGTATTACGAGCTCTGCCTTCATTTTCATATCGGGTGTATAAATGTGAAAATTCTGCGCCATATACATCGGCCAGCCCCGGGCATTCATTCGGACAAAAAAGAGTCCATTTGCCATTGGATTTTACTCGCTCCATAAATAAATCAGAAATCCATAAGGCATAGAATAAATCACGCGCTCGTAATTCTTCTTCTCCGTGATTCTTTTTTAAATCTAAAAAATCGTTAATATCGGGATGCCACGGCTCCAAGTAGATGGCAAACGACCCATTTCTTTTTCCACTTTGATTGATAAATCGCGCGGTATCATTAAATACTCGTAACATAGGTACTATTCCGGTAGAATGCCCATTTGTACCTTTGATGAATGAATTATTTGCACGAATATTATGAATATGAAGACCAATACCCCCTGCATATTTGGATATACTGGCGCAGTCGTGTAACGTATTATAAATACCATCTAAGCTGTCGTCCTCCATAGCCAACAAAAAACATGACGATAATTGCGCACGAGGGGTGCCCGCGTTAAATAGTGTAGGGGTTGCGTGTGTAAAATATTTTTGCGACATCAAATCATATGTTTCTTTCACTGCGGACATATTATCTCCATGAATGCCAATAGAAACACGCAACCATATATGTTGAGGGCGTTCTACAACTACTTTATTGATTTTTAATAAGTATGAATTTTCCAAGGTTTTAAATCCGAAATAATCAATTAAATAGTCGCGGTTATAATCAATCATTTCTTCTAATTCAACCGCATTTTTGGATATATTTATCCATGTGTCATGGGAAATTAAAGGAGCAGAATACTCCATATTGCCAGTATTATCTGTATGAAAATATAATTGTGACATTACATCATTAAATGATGCTCTCGTATTTTTATGATGATTTGATACAACGATACGTCCTGCCAAAATACTATAATCGGGGTGTTGTGTGGACAAGGATGCGCATTGTTCTGCAGTCAATTCATCAATTTTTGTAGTGGAAATAGTGTCATATAATTGGTCAATCACCTTTATGATTAATGCGGAATAATTAATTTGAATATTGACCTCTTGACCTAATTTTTTAACGCGTCTTAGAATTTTATCAAATGAAATATCTTCTAGTTGCCCATTTCGCTTGGTCACACGCATGTCCTCATTATTTTTATTATCGTCTTTTTTGTCTTCTTTGTTGTTTTCCTTTTTGTCTTCCTTTTTGTCTTCCTTGTTGTTTTCCATTTCTATTATTATATCATGTCTGTCAAATTTTAAACTTGTTTCATAAATATATAATATAGTATAATATTGTAAAACTATATTAAACCTTTGTTATATTATAGCATATCACAACATACTATATCATACATACATGTCGTTCGGAAATATAAATGACATGATTTACAAAACATTTAATGATGCCGTGCGCATTTCAATATTTTCAAAAATAAGTACAAATAATCCAATTATTGACACGATATTGTCAACTACATAAAATCACTGATATATAAAAAAAATGTCATTGTCATTGAAGGGAAAAAATGCATAGGAGTGAATAATTATTCATCTCAAATATCTGTGTCGTCTATTTTTTCCGATCGATTTAAAGCTGCATGGTTTAATATAATTAATAATATAAATAATAATAATAGCATATACGAGATAAAAGAATTTGTGAGTGTATTCAATTTATATGTTGATGGTGAAAAAAACAAAACAAATTCTGATATATTTATAGTATCACAGAAAACACCCTTCTTGTTTTGCAAAGAATTAAATATATATGCTACTACAGACGTAGTATCTGAAGATGTTGACAATACTGAAAAATCAAAATCATCTACTAAAACGGATAAAATAAACATAGTGTTATATTCATATACCACATCACTCGTGGAGATGAAAACATATTTAGATAAAATAACAACCTCATACATTGAAACTATTGAAAAGGCTCGAAATAATAAAAAATATATATATACGCTAACCAAAACTACATATACTGATGACAAATATGAATGTTGGAGCGAACATCCGTTTGAAAGTAGTAGAACTTTTGGCAATATGTTTTTTGAACATAAACAAGATATTATTGACAAGATCACATTTTTTTTGAATAATAGAAAATGGTATTATGATATGGGTATACCATATACACTCGGTATTGGGTTACACGGCCCTCCAGGCACAGGTAAAACCTCGCTAGTGAAATGTTTGGCTAATTTAACAGGAAGACATATCATTTCATTGTCCTTAAAAATAATAAAAACAAAAGGACAACTGATAGACTTCTTTTTTGAAGACAGATATAATTCTAATAATAAAAAAAATAGTATCGGGTTTTCAGATAAAATAGTATTTATTGATGATATTGATTGTATTAGCGACATAGTAAAGAAAAGACTAGATAATAACTCTACCATTCGTCCCACAAATACGTTATCAATGGAAGATGTGTTGAAAACGATCATAGATAGCAACAATGATTCTAATAAAATTATGTCAACCTCAATGAAACATATGGATGAAGAACCTATTACCTTAGATGATATTTTAGATTTATGGGACGGAATTAAAGAGACTCCTGGTAGAATATTATGTATTGCCACCAATCACTGGGATCAATTAGATCCTGCTCTAATAAGACCGGGACGTATTGATATTAGTCTACTATTGAGTAACGCATCACATAATACCATCAGCATTATGTTTCAACAATATTATAATAAACCTATAGACGATGATAAATTAAAAAAAATAACGGAGGGATTTTATTCACCTGCAGAGATTATCAATGTTTATATTATGTACAAAGACGACTCTGATAAATTTATGGAGAGACTCATGATGAATGTTAAAATATGATGACTAATTCGTTCCACAACAATATGTATAATATGTATACTATATATACTATCCATACTAACTATATGATCGATAAATATATCAAAACATTAATTAAAAATTTACCAGAGAATAAGAAAAAGGGAAGGAATGAGCAGGAAGGAGGTGATGTAGTTGACCTCATTTTAGATGGAGGTATTTTTAATGGTAGCTATCTCATAGGTGCTTTGTTATTTTTGAAAGAAATGGAAAATCAACATTTTATCCACGTAGACAAAATTTCGGGCTGCAGTATAGGATCCATCGCGGCTATTTTATACCATCTAAATGCATTACATTTAGCTTCTGAAATTTATGATATATTGCTTGATCACTTCAAGACTCATTTTACATTGAATGTATTTGACGTAGTATTTTCGAAATTGGACGCTATAATACCAGATGATATTTGCAATACTATGACAAATCGTGTTTATATAACGTATTATAATGTTGAAAAATGTAAAAAAATAGTGAAATCTAAATACAAGAATAAATCTGATATTTTTGAAACCATCCGCAAATCATGTTTCTTTCCATTTATTATCGATGGTTCTGTAACATACAAAAATAAATATTGTGATGGATTTAACCCATATATATTACCTACTTGTCCCCACAAAAAAATATTATACTTGGATTTGTTCGGTAATGACAAGATTGGTTCTTTATTTTCAGTTAAAAATGAAAAAACGAATTTTCATAGAATTCTTGCGGGATTGTTAGATGTGCATCTTTTTTTTATTAAACAAACGAATACTCAAATGTGCAGTTATGTCAATGACTGGTCTATCAAACATCTTATCCATAATAGGGGTTCAAAGGTCGTGGTGGAAAAACTGCTATTTTATAGTGTATACTTTTATATGATCATTCGGAAGTATATTCCTGAAAATATTGGTGAGTTTGTTGCATGTAAAATTGGTGTCAAAATAATGAGGGATATTTATATAACTTTGATCGAAAATTATAGTTTGTAAAGTTTCTGTAGAGTTTCTATAAAAAATAAAATTGATATCATTATGTATCTTATACTTTATCATATAACATACATAACACATAATGGGACGATATTACTTTGGTCAAATATCTGGAAAATTTTGGTTTGGTTTTCAAAATAGTGATGATGCTAGTTACTTCGGTGTAAATTACAAACACGTAAAAAACTTTTACTCTTGTTCTTGTGAAATCGAAGATACTGATAATTTAGCCAAAGAAATATATTGCACTGATTGTTATGCTTCTTTTGAAGAACATAAACAAGCTATGATAGATGAAGATGTAGAATTATATGATGACGATGATTCGGATAGTACGTGGTACACATCTGATAGCGAAATCACATATCATTTTGACGCATCACATATTGGTATGGTTGAAAAAAAAATAAAAATATGTGAAGACCTTATTGGAGATTATGTGAATGATAGCTCTTATAAAATTATAGATGATGGGGATGAAATCACATATGATTATACTACCCCGAGTAATATGATTGGCACTGATATAGAATTGATTGCAAGATTATGCTTAGGTAAACAAATATTATATTGTTTACGTAAGAATGGAGAGTGTTTCTTCACTGCGGAGCTGTAGGGATACTGCTAATCGCAACCATCCGTTTTCCTCTATTTGTTTATTTGTTTATTTGTTTGTTCTAAAAAAATATTCCAGCTTTCTTTGTTTTCGAATGTTTTTTATTGCTTCGTCGCATGTTTTTGGTTTTTTTGGTTTTCGCCGTTTTCTCTGTTTTCTCTATTTTTTGTGTTTTATTTTGTTTACGTGGTTGGTCTGCTGGTCTATATTTCATAAAAAACTGCTCATATTCAGGGTCATTTGGTTTGTCTCTCAACGCTTTATATTTTTCCGATTTTTCGGCGCGCATTTCTTCCAATGTTTGCTGGTGTCCATAACAATTTATACTAAATCGCTTTAAAAGTCCATTTTGTTGCAATCTATTATGCTGTTGTACTTGAAATAGAAATTGAGCCATACATAAAATGCGTTCGGTATCATAATAATTTCGCTTTGAATATAAAAAAGCCAAATAAAAGCTCAACATAGTATCAATCGTGGCTATTTTTATTTCCTGGCTATGCATATGTATCGTATTGTAACTATGGCATGCTATCGGATGATATATAAATGCGACAGTATCATTCTTCCCAATGATTATTTGTAAATGTGGGGCAACTATTTCTCCTATAGCGGGTCGTTTTACTATTCTAACATTTTTGATCCCTTCATCGTTTAAACGTTCTTTCAAAATAGTAGCCGTCGTATCTGGATCTTCAGACAATACATCAAAATCAGCCACCTTTTTGAAATGCTTTTGTTGGTTTTTGGGCATATAATTCGAATACATTGACATTGCATACCCACCGAAAAACACAACTCCTTGTTCTATAAATGTGTTTTTAATCGTTTCAAATATAATATCTTCGTCTGCTTTATTTTCCATCTCTCTCTGAAAATCCCTCTTATCACAATCCTTACCATGCAAGGGGTAATGTTTATTTAATAATGCCAATCTTTTTGCGACTTTTTCCCAACGACTAGTATCCCCCGACGGCCTCGATAATTCTAAATACATCGACATTCTTAAAAAATTGGGTGGAGCATATAATATTCCTGCCACCTTGATTGCATCCTTTTTTAACTCGTTAAAAATGTCTTTGTGTAAATAGGTAATATCTGCGACTGGAATGAAGTTGACAAATACCTTAAATGTTCCTTGGTGCACACCTGGTTTCCCTTCTACTTCGATAAATCCGGCTTTTACATAAATATCACACAACTCCTTAGTGTCTTCCAAAGCATTTGGGCTATAAAAATCATAATCGGGTAATTCTATATCTGTGTTATAAAATTGATCTGATTTGGGTAAAATCGCATTAATTGCTATACCTCCATAAGGAATTAATTTTTTATGTCTTATAAAATTCTCTACTATTGAAAATATTTGTTTTATATCTGTAGAGTTGACTGCCATCTTTCCTACTTTTTTTTCAGCTTCATCAACAGCATGTCTTAATATTGTCAATTCGCATTCCTGAAATGTCATTTTTTTATCACATATGTTTTGTTTTTGATGTTTTGATTGTTTTTGGTTCTTCATATATAATGCATAGAATTTATCTACGCATTATATGTTTTATATATGTTTTGTATATGTTTTATTTATCTTGATTTTATTTTTACTTTTGCTTTTGCTTTGGGTTTTTATAATGGATAAAGGGGGTATGGCATGGGATATGGATATGGATATGGATATGGTATTGGGTTCGCATCATCTTTTGGATATGGACAAGGCATTGGAGTAGGTTTTGGATGAGGCATTGGGTCGGGTTGTGGATGAGGATAAGGCATAGGACGTTGTATAGGTCGTTGTGGTTTATCCTTAGTAGGTTTAGGAGGAATGGGTGGTAAAGGATGACGGGGATGATAAATATCTCTATGGTGATCAGATACCAAATAAGGAATGGAGAAAAACGTAGACACTGCGCAATTGGCATAACAACGTAGCGAAGTCGATGTTTTCCTATTATATTCCTTAGGCGCTATCCGTTGAAATATCATAAAGCTCTTCATGTATTTTTCTTTTTAGTGGTTATATTATTTACATGACTACTTTTATGTTGTTTGTATTATTATATATCAAATTTGTAATAATCTGAAGTAATAGTTCTTGTAGCATAACTGAGTGCTGGGTTTTGTGGCGGTGGTGTAGGAATAGTGATAGGAATATATCTCAACTTTTCAGGCTTTAGAACAAATGAATATCCGTTTTTATCGAAGAAAGCAATATTCTCTTCTAGATTTACATCGAATGATTGATATCGCATTGCCACCAATTGACTTCCTGTTTCTCTACAAACTATTCCACTTGGATTATCTGGACTGATTCCTTTATCCGGCATAGCAATCGTCATATTTCTTTTATTGTATTCCTGTAATTCATTCAAATCAGGGGTATTTATAACATCATAATAGCGTAATGCGCGCATAAACATACTACTGCTTGTCATATTCACATATTCATAAAAATCACGATTTTCCATAAAAGCGGTACCACATGATTTGTCTACTATTACTATAATGCGACCATTCAAATCTAGTATGGGTACATCCCCTAAATTATGTCCATCATTTTCAAAACTATACTCTGGTCCCAAAAATAAATTGTCGTAATTTTTTTTAAACATATCCGCTAAATTTTGAAGCATAGCCTGGTTCGTCGATTTTATCCTTAAATGAATAATAAGGCAATCATTCGCTTTTCTATTTGCCGTACCTGTATTAGGAAATGCATAATCCGATATCACTTTCATGACATCAGAGAACATAATATAATTATATGTCTCCTTTACAAAATCACTATCTGACGTCGATGTCGCCACAACTGGATCATTTCCTATAGAATATATCTCAAAATCGAGCGCTCTACATCCTTGATTTATCACATTTATTAAATTACACGTAGATACATAATCGTTTTTATAATCGCCGCCGCTACAGCAGTTATAAGCGGTTTTGCAATAATAATCTTTGAATGTATATTTGCAATTCGGGTCTGAACTATTAAGCGGTTTTATATACCCGTTTTTCGTTGAATATAATGAATCCATAAAAGAACACTCTCTTTTTAATAATCCCGACAGATAAAAATGATATACTAGAGCCAAAATACTGACAACTAATATCATTGCAAATAATATGTTAGCTGCAAAATCTTCATTCATATTTTTAATTGCATCCCATGATTTTTCCATTACTGATTTATTTTCCTCCATAGTATCTTATCTATATAATATTGAATATTAAAATTTGTTGTGTATTTGACTAATATAATTTATTTTCAAATCAGTTAAATATAAATTATTTGTATAATATAACCGAATAAATGGCAGGAGGATTAATGCAACTCGTCGCTACCGGCGCACAAGATATAATATTAACCGGCAACCCCAGTAAAACATTTTTTAAATCAACGTATGCTAAATATACCAATTTCGGGATGCAAAAGTTCGTGGTCAATTTCGAGGGATCCAAAACACTGCGGTTATCAGAAGAATCCTACTTTACCTTCAAAATACCCCGATACGCTGATCTATTGATGGATTGTTATTTGTCCGTTGAACTTCCTAATATCTTTAGTCCCATCATGCCACCACAACAAATTAACCCTGATTGTTCGAATGCGGATGATGGTCGTTGGATCCCATATCAGTTTAAATGGATCGAAAATATAGGTGCCAAGATGATTTCGAAAATTGAGATTACATGCGGGAATCAAACCCTACAGGAATTTTCGGGAGATTATTTACTGGCAGCAGTTCAGCGTGATTTTACGGCGGAAAAGAAGGCGTTGTTTGATAAAATGACTGGTAATGTTCCCGAATTAAATGACCCAGGCAATGCTGGAACACGTGTGAATAGTTATCCGAATGCTTATTACACGCCTAATCCTGCGGGTGCGGAACCTTCTATTCGCGGTAGAATATTATACATCCCTTTAAATGCATGGTTTGGGTTAAAAACACAAATGGCGTTTCCTTTAGTATCATTGCAATACAATGAATTACATATAAACATTACGATGCGCCCAATTCAGGAGTTGTTTCAAATTCGTGATGTATTAGATTCAGATCCTCTAAATGATTACCCATATGTTGCCCCCAATTTCAACAAATATTATATGCAATTTTATCGATTTTTACAGACTCCTCCGGATGTGTCTCTTGCTGTAGGGTCTTATGTTGATACCAGAACCCTATGGAATTCCAATATCCATTTAAATTGCACGTATGGGTTTTTGTCCAATGAGGAATCCCGGTTATTTGCCCTTCAGGAACAGAAATATCTAATAAAACAGGTGAAGGAAAATGTGTTTTATAATGTGACGGGCGCAAACAAGGTGGAACTGGATTCATTCGGGATGGTCGCTAATTACATGTTTTATTTTCAACGCAGTGATGCCAATTTGAGAAACGAATGGTCCAACTACACGAATTGGCCATATAATTATATGCCGAATGATTTGACGCAGGCGCCTACTACTGGTCCTCCAAATGAGACATATCCTGTTATTAGATACGATGCTTCATGTAATCCACATAATGTGCTTATAGGTCCTGGTGTAGATGTAAATGGTCATCTTACTTGTTGGATGCTTACTGGAGATTACAACTTTGAAAACCAAAAAGACATTTTAGTGACCATGGCGTTGCTATTAGATGGTCAATATAGGGAAAATACTCAGCCGGGTGGGGTGTATAATTTCATTGAAAAATACGTGCGCACGAATGGTAATGCACCTGATGGCTTATGTTGTTATAATTTTTGCATGAATACAAGTCCGTTTGACCTACAACCATCAGGGGCCATTAATATGAGCAGATTTACTACTATTGAGTTTGAATTGACTACGATAGTTCCTCCGTTGGATCCTTTAGCACAATCCATGGTTATATGCGATCCAGCAACTGGACAAATAGTGGGCATTAACAAGCCGACTTGGAGAATTTATGATTACAATTATAATTTAGTTGTGTTTGAAGAGAGAATCAATATGATCACGTTTGTTGGTGGAAATGCGGGACTTACTTATGCGACGTAAATTCTTTCGATTACTATCGCATTGCGCATTAAATAGGAAGTTTTTTCGATTATACTCCGTAGACGAAGTTGTAGAAGTATGATAATATATTATGTACATTGACATAAAATATTATATATTGTATTAGTAATGAGATTTAATGGTATATTTAATTCAAATGTTTCGAGAAATAAACAAATGCAAACTATGATAAAACATGTACCTTTCGATAAATCGATGTATAATCCTCCAATTATTAATTTGATTAATAATAATCGTGTTCAAAAACAAATACAAAATATTATGTCATCTACACAAATTAGACCGATAACAAATTCTCTACCCACACCCACCCCAGTACTGGAAAATTCTGATAATAAAGATGATAATAAAGATCAGAATAAACATCATTTTATAATAGTAAATAAATCATCCGAATTATTAATAAGTAATCCATTTTATTATACGTATACAACTGATGTAGGTTGTCCAGAATATAGAAGCATTAAAACGTATCATGAGTTATCTATGCAATATAATATTTTTAATAAACGTTACACAAATTTTAGTTTAAAATCTTTTTATGAATATTATGATGATTTTAATTATGAATTTTACAAAAATAAATATTATAATAATGATCCAAATATAGATGAAATATCCATATGCAAAGAATATCATGAAAAAGGTATATATGAAAAACGATTAATAAATAATAAAATAAAAATTATTGTCTATACTCGCCCGTTAGATACCGAATGTGGTGGCGTGATTGCACTTCATAACTTAGCAAAATGCATTAATGATTTACATAGTGATATAATTTATGCAAAATTATTTATATACAATGGATTAACATATACAAATAATTTTTGCAATAATTTTGCAAATATTAATGAAATTAATGATAATACTATAGTTATTTATCCTGAAGCCATTGGCGGAAATCCTTTGAATTGTAAAAAGGTTATTCGTTGGATTTTATTAGCATTGGGAAAAGAAATGCGAAAAACATATTATACAAATTGGGGGATTAATGATTTGGTTTACTATTTTAATTCAGAACCTATTTTTTCAAATAACCCAACGAAAATTGATATTTTATATAAAATGTTACCATTATTGTATTTACCTAAATGTGACAATTTAAATATACCGAGAAATAATAAATGTTGTCACGCAATTAGAAAAGCGGAAGTCATTGCATATCATAATAATATGATGATACCTTATGGATCATTTGAAATTACAAGACATCATGATCAAGAAACATGTATTGGTTTTTTTAATACTTATTCTCAATTTATATCATATGATCCTTTAACATTTCTAACTATAATAGCCGCATTATGTGGATGTTTGTCAATAGTTTATCCTATAAAGGGTGTAAATAAACAACAATGGCTAAGTACAACCGCAGTTGCACCTTATTTATTGTCTAAAGGATTAGATAATATATATGGCATTGCATATGGATTTGAAGATATAAACTATGCAAAAAGCACACTACATTTAGTAAAAGATCAATGGAACGATATTATAAATTATTATAAAGAAAAATATGTAAGGACTTTTACAGAAGACATGATCAATTATGACAACAATTTAAATAAAGTGTCAAATATATTTTATTAACTTCTTCCACTACTCCTCCTCTGACATTCCTGAATATAATTAGAAAACTTCGACTCGCTTTGCTTCGTCTACGTTTTCCTACGCAAACCCATAGACAAAAACGAATGAATATCAATAAATAATATGGTGTCTAATAAATATAGTAAAATAATATTATAATATATATAAATGAATAACCAAAACCAACTATCTCATTATAATAAACATTCATGTAAACTTTCTGACATTTTATTGATAAATAATTATAAGTTAGATGTGTTTGATGAATATAATTTATATTTTAATGCAAATAATATTATTGGGGATGATTATTGGTGCAATAGAACTAGATATAGAGATTGTTTTAATTATATTGCTACTAATATAAATAACCAACAGGTTTCTATTATACATCCAATAACGAAACAAATAATGGAAAGTGATTTTTATTTTTTTGTTACTAGTGAACCAAATGTAATAGGAAATGATTTATTTTGCTGTTATTACTTTAAAGGCTCTAATATCATATTAACTTCTATTACAGGAGGAATAGGACTTATGAACAGCAATGAATATGCATTGATACATTTTGAATCAAAAACCATATATTATACATATGTATTAAATGTATCAGAGTATGTGTTAAATAAAATAATATTAAAAAAAAAAGAAATAGATAATTTAAATGATTATGAACATTTTTTAAGAACTATACCGAAAGAAACCATAACTTTTTATGGTCATCATAATAATATAGGTCATCAAATTTTTAACGAATATTCGGGTATATATATAATTCAAAAAACAAAAATATTTAATAATACAGATAAAATTATACTTGGTCCTAATAATGCATTGCATTTTAATGAATATTTTTCTAAAAATTATCCTGATCTAAACATAGTTGAGACTAATAATATAAATTCATTTGATAATATATGTGGTCGTGGAATTGTGTATAAATATAATCATCACTTTGTATCGGAAGATATGAAATTGTATTTATACAATAATATAATAAACAATAATTTAATATCTATGTCAGAGGAATCAAAACTTATAATACAAAATTTAAATAAAAACGCAATAAAATTATTAATAATATTGAGATGTGGATCAAGAAATATGGTTAATCAAGCAAATACTATTTGCGATTTCATTAAAATGTTTAAAAACGACTATCCAGAATCAACAATTATATTAAGTGGGTTTACTAATAATAACCACAAATATGATGAGTTAAATGTTGGATATTTTAATCAAAGTTACAATGATATAAAAAATCAATACATTGATACAGCAAATAGTATAATTCAAAAAAGTGAAATTTCAGATATTTATAATATTAATGATTTTAACTTTAAGGAAACATTTATCATATCAAAAATATGTAATTTTTGCATTTACCAACATGGTTCAGCCTCATGTATTCCAGGGTGGTTATGTAATGTTCCTGGTATAGCTATCGGTTTTCATGATGTAAATCGATATATTAGCATAGACAAATATATTAATCAAAATAATAATTTGTATTATTTAACAGAAACTAATATAATTAAACATAATATTATATGTGATCATATATACACATTTAAAATAAATACCTATTTATTTTACAAATATTTTATAAGTAAATTTCTATTACATAAAATTACTCAATAACACAATAATTTATTTGACTATTTAATAAATTTACAAACTTATATTTTGTACCCAATTCCTCTAATGTAGCAATTGTTTCACCTGGAAAAGATTTCCAATTTAATTCATCAAATGCTATAATAGATCCTTTTGCCATTCTTGGTAAAAATTCTTTCAATGCTACTTTTGTAGGTTCATAAATATCCATATCCAAATATAATAATGATATAATCACATGTCTATTATCCTTTAAAAATTCAGGAATAGTTTGAGTAGCATCTCCCTTTATCAAATTAACTTTAGTTGGAACATAAAAAAAATTATTATGAATATCTATTATTTTTTTTAATTTATCAAAACTATTATTTGCAAAATCACCCTTTTCCCAATTAACATCTGAAATGTCATTTTCATGAACACTAGGAAATCCTTCAAATGTGTCAAATCCATAAAATTCTCTATATTGATACGTTGGCTGAATAATATTATGACTATGTATGAGTGACATTAATCCATTTCCTGAACAAACACCCATTTCAATAACAGCTCCAGGAATATTTTGGATTAATTTCATTAATTCATATCTTGCCAAAAAACGTTGAGTGGAATTTATAGGAGTATATAATGCAAAATCTGCAACATTTTTATCACTTAACGACTCTAAGTCTTTAATATAATTAATGGCCTTAGAAGTGGTCGTTTTGCACAAAAAAGCAGGAGCTTGTTCAGTCATATTATACTTTATAAAAAGTCAATTCTTTTAAATTGTTTTACACCATTTTTACTATCATTTCATTTTTTAACTCTTCTCTATCCATAAACGGATCCATATCTTCAAATGGTCTATTTGTAAAAGTACCATCGTCGTTTTTAATAGCATTTAACCTAGGATATCTTCCTTGTATGCAACAAAATACTTCTAATATTATTGATCCTTCATAGTTCAAAAATTGTTCAATACTATTACTCACCTCTTCATATTTTCTAACAGATAAATATGATATACCATATGCTTGTGCTATTTTTTGTGAATCAGGAAAAGATAGCCCACTGCTACCATCTACACCATACTTATTTTTGAAAAAATTTGTTTGAGTAATTTGAATTGCTCCATATGCACCATTATTAAATAATAGTATTTTTATAGGCAATTTATATTGAATAATAGTTTGTAATTCTTGGATATTTAATTGAAATGACCCTTCACCTAATATAGCAATAATTGTTTTATTTGGCTCTGCAATTTGAGCACCAATAGCAGCAGGTATTTCAAATCCCATATCCCCTTGACTACTATGCAAAAATTTATCATGTTCTTTTATCTTAACCATATGCCATACATTTGTCACTATGGATCCAGATGAACATATTGTTATTTTATTATTTTGCGCATTTTCAAATAAGTGTTTTAATGCATAATATGGATTAATTCCTTTTTCATCTGACAAATGTTGTGGAATTTCAAATATCCACTTATTTTTCCAATATTTACATTTTTCTATCCACCATCCATAATTTTTCGTGTCAAAATTATAATTATCAAAAAACGTATTTAAATCCATATTCAATTTTAATTCATATTTAATATTTGTTTTTTCTAACTCATTTGGATCATTATCAATATATATTACTTTTGCCTCTCTTGCAAACCAGTCTTCTCTATAGCCAACTATACCTTGAGCCATTCTACATCCAAATGAAATTAATAAATCACAATTTTGTAAAGTAAAGTTTCCATGTCTATCACCAATCAATCCAATTTTTCCTGCATATAAATCATTGTCAGTTTCAATAACGTCTGTTGCTAAAATGGTAACAACTACTGGTATATTATATTTAGTTATAAATTTATTAAATTTATGAATGCTGTTACCTAACTTTATACCATTTCCTGCTATTATTAATGGTCTTTCTGCACTTTGCAATAATTTATATATCTGTTCTAAATCAACGTCATTTGACAATACATTTTCAATAGTATTTTTAATAATTGGTATTTCTGTATCATTTATAAGCATACCTTGAATATCTACTGGTATCGATAACCATACTGGTCCTGGTCGTCCTGTTATTAAATTTTTAAATGCATCTATTAATGTATTATTTAAATCTGATACATCTAATATTTCCTTTGCATATTTTGTTATTTCACTAACCATTGAAATAATATCACTATCTGCACCAGCATAATGTCTTAGTTTCATTGTATCATTGTTTATTTTTCGAATAGATTCGGTGCTTTTCACTTGTCCAGATATAAATAATATTGGTAGACTATCTTGATGAGCAATCAAGCAAGAGGTGATCGCATTTGTTGCAGCGCAACCCGCTGTTGTACATACTATACAAGGAGCACCATTTGTCTTACTATAACCTACTGCAGAATGTCCGCACGCTTGTTCATGATGTTGATAGAATATTTTATAATTCTTATTATTTCCAAAGGAATCATTTAAATGCATTGCAAATCCGCCAGTAATAGTAAAAAGTGTATCTATACCATTTTTATTAAAAAAATCAACTATATAATCGCTAACTTTTACTTTCATAAATGATTATAATTATATATATTACAATCATTTATATAGTTATTTTGATTCATTATGTATTTTCATAAATAAATCTTCCCAATAAAACATATGTTTTTTCAACTCTTTTAATTTTTTAAATGTATTATATATATCTCTTATCTGCATTTTATCATAGTTCTCTATAATATCTATGGCATAAGTTACATGACAACCAAAATAAGATGATAATGCATACACCACATTATAACATAAATTGTTATTGCATTCTTTATAATGTATTATATGATTGTCACCATATTCAATCATATTAATAAAATCGTAATTTTTATTATAATTTTTATTCAAATCCATCATAATTAATTCCGTTTTTGCATTACCTGACCCCCTACCATATCCTAATATACACCCATCGATAATAGATGCACCATATTTTATTGATTGCAATGCTTTACATGTCCCATTACTCATATTATCATGTGCATGAAATCCTATTTTAATATTGCTATGAAATAAATCTTCAAATAAAAATTTAATATATGGAATTAATTTTTCAATATTATCCAAGTCTATTGAACCATATGTGTCAGCCATAGTAAAATATTTTATTTTTGTTTGAGACAAAAGTTTACATACTTCATAAAGTTGACTTTTATCCATTTTATCAATTCGACCAATATTAAATGAAACTTCATAACCTAGTTCTATTAACATATTTATTTGATTAATACCATCCATCAATTGTGATACATCCAATATGGAATCATCTTTATTTTTTGATCCATGATACGCCATTAATACTCGAACCATGCTAATTTTTGATTGGGATTTCGGTACAAAATCATTAATATCAAATGCATTTATCGTAACCATTACTGCTAATTTGCATCCACTTAAGTCACCTATAGTATTATTAATGTATTCTTCGTCGCAAAAAAATGTGGGTCCATATTTATTTAATAATTTCATTTTCCCAAAATTTCTAAACCCTATTTCCATATAATCAACATTAGATTTTGAACATGCTATATAACATTCTCTAATTTGTTCATCTGTAAAATTCCAATCATTCACGTACCCTCCATCACGAATAGTACAATCTAACAATTCTATATTTTTTTCCACCATATAATATTATATTATTACATAATATCATAATTTTCGTATTAGAACTTATAATTTTCAATAACTAATATATTTGGATACGATTTTATTATATAATCATAATAATAATAAGATGGAATATTAATAAATACTGGATCTATTTCTTTTACCAATGTCATAGCATGTATACCAGTAATACTATCTTCAAACCCTATTTTTCTATCATTCGGAAAATCACTTACTACTCTTAAATAGCATTCTGGATTAGGTTTTCTACATGTAAACATTTCACGATAATAATTTTTTGACGATTTTTTTAAAATAGGAAATAATTCTGAAAAATAATCTATATTACTTTTTAAACTATTCGATACTATTACAAATTTTTTGTTATTATCTATTATTTTATTTAATAATATTTCACAACCATCAATTAATTTTATATGTGCTTTCTCGAAATCTATTAATTTCAAGTAATACTCATTCTTTTTTTTAATCACTTCTTCAAAATTGTATATTTTCAATTCATTTGATAAATAATTCTGTATATTATCTGGTTTATTTGAATGAAATTTAGAGCAAAATATATCAAATTCTATAAAAAAACCTTCTCCTAATTCATGCTTTAATATATATAACCATGACTTATAATGATATTCTTCTGTTTTAACTAATGTATCATCTAAATCAAAAATAAATAATTCATAATTAATTAAAAAATCATGTATATTGTTGGAGGAAAACGTAGATGCATTGAGGGGACTCGAAGTTTTCCGATTATACCCCGTAGACGAACTCGAATGAGTATTCATATATTACTAGTAAATATATTATTATACATTTGTATACTATTTTCTAATCCTATAAATTGTATCCCCATTTTTTGTAACTGAGTATTATTCCCACTATAATTATTCAATACATCATTATTGTGTATTATTATTTTACTTTTATCATGCAATATTAATTCAGCTATATCTGATAATTTATACTTTTTATCATAACATACATTTATGGTTTTTTGTAAATTTTCTAAAGATACTACATTATTAAAATAATACATCATTAATGTAATAAAATCGTCTTCGTAGAAAAAATCAAACCATTTATTTTCATGAATAATAATATCCGTATTATTCTGTTTTGCTATAAAACATGCTTTTATAAATCGATTACATTCTTCGTTTGCATGAAATATATTAAATATTCTAATATTATAAAAATTATCATGTTGTAATCCTCGTTGATGTATTACATATTTTGAAAAACCATAATAGTCTTTTGGAATAGTGAATACATCTTCTTCTTTTCTATTTAATATATCTGTTGTGCGATCATATATAGCAGCCGAATCAAAATTAATAATCATTTTAAATTTATCTGAAAAAAATAGTAAATTTTCCATCATTAACATATTATTATATACTACTTGACCTGTTTCTTCTTTGGTTCTTCTTCCACCCTCTATTGCAGTATGTACCAATATATCAAAATGATTCATAGTTAAATATTTTTTCACTTCATCAAAAGATAATATATTTAATTCTTTACGTGATGGATTCGATATCTCAAACCCATTTTTACCATTTAAATTTCGAGTTATCATTTGTGCTATATTTCCATTCCCACCAGTTATTAAAATTTTCATATTCCTTCGGGTAACGCCATTGCTTCGCGAGGAATATAATCGGAAAACTTCGACTCGCTTCGCCACTTGCGCAGTATCTACGTTTTGGAAGGAAACGTAGACTTGCTTGCAAGCCGATGTTTCCTGATTATAATCCGTAGACATAGTCGAAGGATTATCCTCCATATATAATATAATTGCAATAAGTATTTATATTTATATTTTATATAAATAGTAAATATAACAAATATATAATGTCTTCTACAAAAAATATATTAATATATCCATCAAATAATTGCAGTTTTGATATAAAATGTGGAGGAATAGTCTGCTCTTTTTTATTAGCAAAATACCTGGATGAATTAAATATAAATGTAAGAATATACAATGTTAACAAAACACAAAATGCTATATTCAATAAAAATTATAATAATGATTTGGATTTAAACAAAACTATAGTTATTTATGGTGAAACTATTATAGGCAATCCTTTAAATGCAAAATATGTAGTAAGATGGATATTAGGTCCTCATTATAATAATGAACATATATTATCATGGGGTAAGAATGATTTAGTATACTATTTTAATGCAGAAACTAAATTTTCAGTTCACCCAAATAAAATAGGTAATATATACAAATTGTTATCTTGTATTTATATTCCTCCCGAATGTATCAATTTAAATTTACAGAGAAACAATCATTATTGTTATACTATGAGAAAAAAACACATATTTCATAAAAAAATTATTTTACCTCCTGCAAATTCATTTAAAATTAATGATGCTCTTACTCCTATAGATAGTATACCTATTTTTAATAAATATACTTATTTTATATCATATGATCCTTTGACTTTTTTTTCTATTATAGCAGCACTATGTGGATGTATTTCAATAATATATCCTATAGAAGGAGTAAATGAAACACAATGGTTAAATATGACTGGTGTGGCTTCATATACAAAATATAAAAACATAAATAAATTATATGGCATTGCGTATGGTGTAGAAAATATTCCTTTTGCGTTGCAAACTATGCATTTAATAAAAGACCAATGGATCGATATACAACATTTTGTGAAAGAGAAGACATTGATACCTTTTATTGAAGATATAAATATATTTAGCGGATTACCAAACATAGTCAAAAATAATTTTCCAATCCTTCCACATCCTTTCAAAAAACCTGCTCATTATAAAATGGGTAACTTTACATTTAATAATTAAATAAATTATATCCATACATTTTATAATACAATATGCAAAAAAAAATATGGTATGCACCTAATAAAAAAGAAGCTTACGGCGATGCAGAAATTAAAGCAGTTGTTGATTGTTTAAATGATGGGTGGTTGGCTGGGTTCGGTCCCAAAAGTATCCAATTTGAAAAAGAAGTATCTACATTGTTCGGTAAAAAATATGGACTTTTTGTAAATAGTGGTTCCTCTGCAATTCTTTTAGGGTTAAACGCACTTAATTTAGAACCTGGTGATGAAGTTATAACTCCTGCATGCACATTTTCTACTACTCTTGCACCTATAATACAATGTGGTCTTAAGCCTGTATTTTGTGATGTCGAAATAGGTACATATGTACCTACTCCAGAACAAGTGTGTTCAAAAATAACGGATAAAACAAAGGTAATATTACTACCAAATCTTATTGGATCAAAACCTGATTGGGTTGAAATTAGAAAAAGAACAAATGTTATTTTATTTGAAGATTCTGCAGATACTATTACATATACACCTGAGACAGATATTTCAATTACTAGCTTTTATTCAAGTCATTTAATAACCGCAGCTGGTTCTGGAGGGATGGTTATGTTTAATTCTGAAAATTTATTAAAACGCGCTACCATGTTTAGAGATTGGGGTAGAATTGGAGATAATTCTGAAGATATTAAAACCCGCTTTGAATATTCTGTTGATGGAATACCATATGATTATAAATTCTTATATGGGGCAATCGGATACAATATGAAATCTTCCGAAATAAATGCAGCATTTGGGCTTGTACAAATTTCTAGAATTGAAGAAATTCGATCAAAACGACGAGCTATGTTTAACAGATATATTGATAATCTAAAGGATGTTAAGGAAATAACTTTACCTATTAACACTTTTAATTCAGATTGGTTAGCTATACCTTTTATGTATGAAAACAGATTAGGATTATTAACATTTTTAGAAGAAAATCACATTCAAACTCGTGTATGCTTTGCAGGAAATATCACTCGACATCCAGTTTATAGAGAATATTTAGAAACTTTTCCAAATGCAGATAGAATCATGGCAGAAGGTTTTTTATTAGGGGCCCACCACGGAATGACTATCGAAGATGTCGATTACGTGTGTAATAAAATTAAAGAATATATTGCGAGTACTGCGTAAACATAGGGATATGTATAATAAAATTTTATGCTTATCCCTACAAAAAATCATTTGATGCCAAAGGACCATTGTCTATGAATTGCCCAGATAATGTCACCCGATCTGGATATGTCGGCATATATGGTATCGACCCTGGATTATATCTTTTATCAAACAGCTCCTGACCTACATTAAATGTTTTTCTCCATGTATTCACGCCTTGATTATATTGCGGCGGGGGCGCAAATTTGTCGTTTATTAGTGTCGCTTGTGTTCCTATATCCGTCGTTAATACTGAATACATGGGGGTAACTTGGGTAGTCAACTTTCCCGCGTCATTTTGACCTCTTATAGCTGCATGTGTTTTTTGGTTTTGTTCTTGTTTCTCATCCTGTTTCTTTATTGGTTTACACCCATAGCAATCTATATCCGACAAACATTGTTCACCTGTAATAGAACATCTAGCCATTGGTCCGCACATATTTTTACAGCTATATGTGGTATTTATTGGTAGGTCTACTGAATGACTTGTATATGGATCACCCATATCAGGGGTTGCGCTATCAAAACATTCTATTATTTTGCCTGATTTTATCGCATAATTGCCAAGCATCAATACACCTATCATTAAAATGATAGAAACGAATGCTAATATTATAATATATATTTGTTGCGATTTCATCCAATATACATTATAAATACAAAATAAATACAAAATAAATAATATCATTTTATTATAACATGTCTAATACAACAAATTCGTCAGATAATTCCGACAACTCCGCAATTAAAAATAAAAAAGGACCTGCTCCTATAACCATGAAAGAAAGTGGTTCCTTCCTATTAACATTACTCGGTAAACTATTCGTATTAGGCATAGTAGTTGTAGTGGGGACTTGTCTCGTATACACTTGTCGTGTTGCTCAATCTAATATTCTACCAACCGATATGAATTTTACTCCGTATACCGATGTGATACCCATCATCATTGGTGGTGATAAAGTAGTAAATATAGATATAGTTAAAACGGCGGAAGGGATATTTTCTACCAAATTAATATTCCCTCTTACTGAAAACATTGAGGATTTGAAGAAGGAGGGATTCATTGGATATCTAAATAAATTAAAAGATCCGAAGGCAGGCAATTCCTTTTATTTATACATTGCTACAACTATCCAACAAATATTGGCGAATAATTTAGCTATAATAAATTGGGTATATGGTTCTATGGTTAACAATTTTTTTAATGAAAGTATAATCATATTCTTAGCGCCATTTTTATCCGTGTTTGTCAACTTTTGTACCAGCATTATAAATGGATTTTATTTTGCATTTTTATGGTTTTATAATTTATCCTTGCTTTTTTCTACTACTACTAGCGATAAAACCGCATGGACTTCCAATAGTATGTGGTCTTTTATGAATTGGTGGAAAACACTTATAGTAGTTTGGGTAGCTATATTAGTCTTTTTATTTTTTGGGCTTGGAATCATAGTGCCTGCAGTTGCTACATTAAGCACTATATTTTGTGGGTTATTACCACTATTTATGAAAGCTAAAAAGGTGGATGGTGTTGGTGCTGGTGCAGGTGCTACTAAGTCATCATATTCTATTAAGGATGCTTTGATGAATGTTCTAAAATATAAAATGAGTGTGATCATGTATATCATTTCCTTTTTTGTAATAGTAGATGCCAACGCCTGTTTCGGTGGTTATGAAGCATTCATTGCGGTAGTTGCATGCTTGCTGTTATATTTCTTTACAAATGTGTACAAACAATATGTACCGACTGGTGCAACTGGATGGAAAAATGATTTTACACAAGCGACAAAATTATCCCCTGCTGATGCATTGGTAGCAGATGTTGATCAAGCTATAAAGACTGCAGCATTAAAAAAAGAACAAGAATCAGCGGCACAGGAAAAAGAATTACAACAAGAATCGGTACAAAAAAAGAATGATGAAATCGAATTGACAGATGATAAAGAAGGACAAAATGCAGGGTTGTCAGAATCACCTGCTAGCGCTCCTGATTCTGGGTCTGTGACTACGCAAGGAAACTCTGTAGATTTGGCGAAGGACTTTGACCACATACTATTGGAAAAGCCTATAATAGGCGGAAAACGCGTAATTTCAAGAAAGAATACCAGTAGAAAAATTATGGAAAAGATTTTGATAGTGGAACAATAATCCTTCGACAATACTGCGTTAGCCGAAGTAATATGCAAGCAATCCTACGTTTCCTTCCAATAAAGGTTATTTACGGATCACATGATTATCGATAATATATACTATAAAATATATACTATAAAATATATATTATATATTATACGTTAGATGTAACGTCGGAGGATGAGTATCGAAAGATTATACTATATTTAGTCCGGAACATTCAAGCATCGTATAATTACTCGCAGTTTCCACTAATAATCCATTGGCAAAAACACCATAATTCATGTAATAATCATCATGTTCCAAAGAAAAATGCCAAATAGTATGATTTCCTTCTACTTCATATATTTGGGCTCTTTTGTCAATACATGCAGGCAATCTATATTTTTTGTCTGTTACGTAAATGTCAGATAAGACTTCTAATGTTTTTTCTTTCTCGTTATCTTTAAAATCATTTACCAAAATAGAATGAGCTCCCGTTATGATCAAATCCTCAAACAACTCAGGATATTGTGTTTTAGAACATTTGTACAATTTGTCCATAGAACGAATATTATTGACATTGTTATACATCTTTGAATTTCCTATATGTTCTATTTTTTTGTATCTGTGTAAGAATGTTTTTACTATGTCTCCTTTTTTTAATTTTTCTATTTCAATATATTGTTCCTGATTTGTTTTGCGATTGTAATATAGTATTTTTGATCCTTCCTTAAAACATAAAACAGGTGGTGTAACGTTAGTGGATAAACTTAAAAAATTAAGATAAAACCCATTGTTATTAAAAAAGTTACTGATATATTCTGTGGGGGGTGTCGATGTGTATATTGTTCCTATATAGGGTAAAGAAGGAGATATAGGTTTCAAAGTAGTAGAACCAATAAAAGCGGTTGAATTTATAGATGTAACACTATTAAGTATTTCTATATATTTTAAATTGATAGTGCTTTTAAACACATCGGATTCAATAGTTGTAATTGAAGAAGATAGAAATGCCCCTAGTAGGTGATTTACACCATTAAATGAACCTGCTGCTATTGATGTTATTGGGCTGGTTCGACTCGTAGTGTATATAGCCGCGGAAATATCGGGCAAACTCATTATGCCTGCAAATGTAAATGAATATAATGGACAAATAAAAGAACCAGTCGATTTTACACCGCCTGGCAAAGTAGGTCTACCTACACCATTAGGTGAAGGATAATCTTTGACTATAATAGTAATATCTCCAAATACGGGGTTGTATTCTCCTCTATTAACGATATCTATTAATGTATAACTATCAGCGGGGGTTGTATATATATTAAGATAAAATCCATTCGTATTATTAGTACCAAAAAAATTAGTTATAACAGATGTTGCATACAAAGATGTGTATATTGTTCCTTGATATGGTAAAGAAGGAGAGATAGGCTTCAATTTAGTACAACCAGTAAAAGCTCCTGTATTTATAGTTAGAACACCATTAAGTACTTGTAAATATTGTAAATTTGTCATAGTATTAAATGCATTATTAATTCCTGTAATACCTTTAGAAAGAAATATGCCTATAATATTACTATTACTATTAAAGGTAGCAGTAGCTATTACACCGCCATTTATGGTCATACCTGGAGACGAAGTATATATATAATATGCAGGGGTAGTTGTAGTTTGTCCAATAAGGTAAAACGTATACATATCAATAGTAGTAATATTATTGACATCTGTTATAATAGTCACATCTCCAAAGATGGCGTCGTTTCCTCTAGCAACAATTTGATCTATCGAATAAGTCGCCATAATATTATAATTATATATTTTATTTTTTATTATAGACTATATCAAAATAGCAATTTATAATATAAAAAAAACTTGTATTATAAATATATACCATGTCTAATTCAGCGGATGGTAAAAGAAAACTTACTATCAAACAATACAAGGAACTTCAAAGCATGCCTTTTGTGAGTATATGTACTCCCACATTTAATCGACGACCATTTATTAAAAATATCATCAAATGTTTTCAACACCAAACATATCCTAAAGAGAGAATGGAGTGGATTATTATCGATGATGGAACAGACAAAATTGAAGATTTAGTATCTCATATCCCACAAATAAAATATTTCAAATATGACGAGAAAATGTATTTAGGGAAAAAGAGAAATCTGATGCATGAAAAATCAAAGGGTGATATTATTGTTTATATGGACGACGATGACTACTACCCTCCCGAACGTGTATCTCATGCTGTGGAAACATTGAAAAAGAACCCACATGCTTTATGTGCTGGCAGCAGCGAAATGTTTATATATTTTAAACATATCAATGAGATGTATAAATTTGGACCTTATGGACCGAATCATTCCACCGCCGCTACATTTGCTTTTCGTCGCGAATTGTTAAAACAAACTCAATATGACAACGATGCTGCGCTAGCAGAAGAGAAACATTTCTTGAAGGAATACACTGTTCCATTTGTTCAAATGAATCCATTCAAAACTATCTTAGTCTTTTCACATGTACATAATTCATTCGACAAAAAAACATTACTTGGTCAGGGGGTCGATAATCCTTTTGTAAAATTATCCGATGTTAAAGTTGACGATTTTGTCAAGGAGCCAGATATTAAGGAGTTTTTTATGGAGTCCATTGATGTCCTTTTAGCCGAATATGAACCTGGTAGACCTGAAAATAAACCTGATGTCGTGAAACAAACCCTAGAAATTACCGCCAAGCGTGAAGAAATGATGAAGCAACAATATTTGAAACAGCTAGAACAACAGCAACAACAGCAGGAGATTTTGCAAAAAAATCCTGGCATGACAATAATACAACAACCAGGAGTAAATGGTGGACCGCCTCAAAATGTACTTGTAAATCCACATGAAGTGTTTGCAAATTATGAGAAAAGAGTGAAAGAATTGATGACAGAAAATGATACATTGAAGGAAAAAATGAAATATCTCGAGGGGAAAATATCTACATTAATAACTGCAAAAATTGCAGAGAAAAAGGCGGTGAAAAAAATGGAGCTACCAAAGCCGCCTGAAGTAATAAACATTTGAAATGTAAAAGACTTAAAACCAATGTCAAATATAAAATTATAATCAGTAGTAGATGTATTATGATGATAGGTTTGATCCCACCAATGTGGATGAAGATGCGTTTTCGCTTGACTCTCAAAAGAAGAAGGTGAACAAGTTAATGGCTGAAATGAACAAAAGTGATAAGGGATACATACAAATTACTAGAAAGATTTCTGTGGAAAAAAATAATAAATCCTATTTGAAATCCAAAAAGATTGCATTTTACGCATCTGGAAGTCAAGGATGTCCCATTAGAAACGCTATTACCGGGGAACGTTATCATAATCACCTAATTGGTTCGAAACATGAAGATTTATATTTTAAGGTTACGTTATCTACGGGAGAGACCGGACCGCAATCTCCTACTATGTTTTTCGCTTCTCCTGATGAATTCGAAAGACACATGCATCACTCGATCTCCATAAGTAGCGATACAAAGGAATATTGGAATACGAAAAACTATTCTGCTATTAAAGATATGTAGTTCTGTTGTATATTATTTTTTACAAAATAACCACATGGTTACCATGTTGTTATTATATTTTTTGTGTTGATTTTATGACATGTGTTATTTTATTCATCTATGTCACTTTTTTCATCTACGCATTCATCATCTTCTACTGCATCCACCTTTGTGTATTTTTCTAAATATCTATAAATGCGATTAATGTCTAATTTTGTTATTTCATAATTTTCAAAAAGTGCCAATATTTCAGTATCGTCATACTTATTTTTCAGGTCTAGGAAAAAAGAGAATAAATCTTTTTTATCCATCCCTAATTGCTGACATAAATTTTGAATAAACAAGGAATTGTTATATTCTGTTGAATATTTGGTTAATACTTTTGTAAATCTCACTTCCTGTGGATTATATTTTGGTTTTTTTTTAAATGTCTCGTGATATAACTTATTATTTTTGAACGTTTTAATGAAAGAACTCATCTCATTAAATTGCCATATCTGTTTTTGAAAGGTGATTCTATCAATATAATCAGCAAAACACATGTTTTGTAGCAATTTTAAGTAGAATGGTACGGATATCTTTTTGTTTACTTTTCCTAATACATCAATAATATTTTCATGCCATAACAGCCCTACTATGGTTCTATCTGTTTCATTCATAATAGTTAAATGTTGATCTATCGAATACGGATTGTTAATCAATTTTTGTGTGATTTTTTTAGTATCATCATTATACGATTTTATTTGAAATATATTTTGTATCATTTCGGTATTTAACATATTTTGTTTGTTTTTATAAATTTCGCAAATGTTTTTGAGTTTTCGTAAATCAAATTGCACGAATTTGATAATGGTTTGTATTAAAACATCATTCATATTTGGCATTAAAGGAGTAATAATAGAAGTTATTTGTGCATTTGTTGGACTACACAATTCAATAGTATTGCACACCTTCATCAACTCCTTGATTTTTTTGTCGATGTGGTAATTGCCTATACAAATGATTGGATTTAATGTAATTTCCTCCAACTTTTGTTTTTTGGTTTTTTTGGGACGTATTAATTTAATCAATGTGTTAATTCCTCCTTTATCTCCGTTATTCATGCCGTCAATTTCATCCATAACGATGGCAATTCTCTTGACTTTTTTATGGAACATGCTCATGATATTTTTATCAGACATGTTATGTTTTGTAATAGTATCAATAATAGTTTTGTTACGTATATCACCGGCGTCATATCTGATTACATCGTAATCCATTTCTTTCAACAAATTCATTACGAATGTGGTTTTTCCCGTTCCCGGTTCACCATAAACGTATATTCCTTTTTTAAATAATACATTTTGTTTATTTAATTCAAAGTTTTTTAAAATGTCTTTAAATTTGGATACACTCTCTTCTCTATTAAGAAGACTATTTATATTTAATTGATCCATCTTATACTTCTACTCATATTCTTTTTATGTTGATTTCTGCATTCTAGTTTTTCTTAGGAATTTTCAAATGCTGAATCATGTTCCTCACTATCTTTGCCTTTTGATCTTTATCGGGCGGATGATAAAATATGGTTTTGGTCTTTAATTCACCTCCAAATACACATCCGTTCATTATATTTAAAAACTCGCCTTTCTTATCATTTTCTCTCCAATCAGGATTCAGTTCTCTCCATATTGTGAGTGCTTTTATGCATTTGAATTCTATTGCTACTGATATTTTATTCATTTTTATATGATCATCGTCTTTCTTCCATTCTCCATCCTCTTTGTACATGATCGTTTCCCTCTTCTCGTCCGTTACCCAAATTGGTTTCTCATACTTTCCCAACCTCGCTAGATTCTTGGTGAAGATCCTGGAAATTCCTGCTACATACCCGTGTGTTCCTATGTATTCAATGTCTTCCAAATCCACATTGATAAAATTCAGAAAATCCTTTACATTCATCGCACCTTTACACGTATCGTTCAAGAAAAACTGCAGATTAAAATGATTGTTTTGCGTGTTGTTTATGGTAGTGTTGCCCACTTTTCCTACCAAATCTGACATGATTTTGTTTTGTTCTAATATAATATTGCTTTGTTCCAACATAATTTGTTTGAATTCTTGTGTGTCTTTCATAAAAGAAAATATTAAACTCATATCCATGTTTGGAATTGCATTTTGTATATCTGACATTTTTATTGTGATTCCTTCATGTTCCTTTTCTTTTAATTCTTCTACCACTTCTACCACTTCTACCACTTCTACTTTAGCTTTTAACATACTACATTTTTTTTTATGTATGCATAATCCAGATTGATGTTTATATGTTTTACTGCATATGCATGTAAATAATTTACTTTGGATTGGTAATGGGTTTTTTTTTATCATTTCTTTATCATGTATATGTTTAGATGTCAATAAATGTCGGTTAAAATCTTTTTTGTTACCTGTTATGAATACACATTTATCACATATAAATTTAGGGGTAATTGGGGTAATTGGGGTTATCATTTTTACTCTATATTTTAGGTTTATAAAATTATTTCTAAATCTTTTTTTTTGTAAATATTTCACTTTTTTTTTTCTTATGCTCACAAAATGAAAAAGCATGCAAAAATTATGCTCTGGCTTATTTTTTTCGTGTTTTTCCAAGACTTTTTTAAGAATTCAAAAAATGGACAAATATATTTGTCCATTTTTCAAACTCTGGAATACTTTTGGACTTTTTATTTGCAAATTATATAATAAATGGACAAAGTAACTTAAAGCGGTAGTACCTTTTTTTCAGTAACAGGTGCCTTTTTCTGGTTATTTGAAGTCCGTTGGATTCTTTTTCGAATTCTTTTCGATTTATTTTAAGTCCGTTGAATAATATAATAAATTTATATGGCAAGCCGTAGTACTCTTTTTTAAGTAACGCTCGCCAATTTATTATATTTGCATGTTTTTTATTTTTCTTGGAGAACTCCTTCGAAGTTCAATCGCTCACCTTCGACTTCGTCTACGGCTCACAGCACATGTTTTGCAATTTTTAAATAATCCAGGTATGAATTTTCCTAGTTTTATCATTTGTATTTCAGCAGTTTTAAGCGTTCTACGTGCAGTTCCTGTATGTTTTTTTTTATGATAGGTGCTAATACTTTTATAACCCTTTCCTCGTTTAATAGAAACTTTACGCACTATTTTGCCTCCAGATTGAATGTTTTTGACTTCAGTGTTGTTATAGTCAAAAATTTTTAATTGTGGACTATCCATTTATATATTATCGTGATAAAATAATATATAATATTTGATTATTTATATGAGCGCCAGTTTGTTTGTTCATTTATTTCATATACTTATAGTTGGTAGTTTGTTTTTATACGTAGGAATTACGAGATCAAATATTCCTACCTTTATGTATCCCATTTTGACAACATTAGGAATAATAATCATTTTGTATCACAGCTTTAAGGTTTATAAAAAACTACAAGTAGGGATGAATCCTTGGGTAAACTATATACATATTTTTATTGTTGGTCCTCTATTACTTTATATTGGACTAAATAGAGAGAAAACGCAAAGGCTGTACTTTGAACTATTATTGATGTTAGGATTTGCTTCAATAGGGTATCATGGTTATTATTTGATAAATTAAATTAGCTAACACAATGTTTTGATCCATTTTTTATTTAATACCGCTTTTACACTAGAAAGTGCGCCATTTGTCCATCCTTGATTATCGCTTACAACTTCTCCTACAACAAGAATACCATTTTCGGGATGTTGAGCCGTATGAATAAATTCCTCTCTATTTTCATATTTATTCGATAAAGGAGTATAATAATGTGTTCCGATAGGCCAATAATAGTCTTTGATTGCTATTAATTCTAAACTTTTATCAGGAAGACCTAATGCTTTTTCTATGAAATAACAAATCACCTCTCTATTTTCTGGCGTATTTTCTAAATAATTTTTTAAAAGGGTGGCATTTGTATTGTCGGAATACGCAATCATATATACTCCTTTACTTGCATCCATCGGTATAATTTTTTGTAAAGGACCAGGAACAATAGTGTATCCTTTTATGTATTGTTTCATTATTTCGGATGATTTTTTTGAAAATTTACCATATAGTCTAAGAAAGGTTTGCCCTTTAATTTCATTATAAATACTATTTTTATTAGAAGCACCAGGAATTATTTGTTTTATACTATCAATAGTTGTAGCAACTATCACTTTATTAGATTCAAATACGATTCCGTTATCTGTTTCAACTGAAAAGAGACATGGATTTTCATCTGTTTTCTTAATACTCGCCACATTCATAGATGTTTTTATTTTATCAATACCAATTTTTTTATGAAGCGTTGTAACCAGTTGTTTCCAATTTATATATAATCCTTTCCAACAGCATGCGTTGTCATCCATTCCGTAATTTTGTATAACGTCAAAAGCGTCTTCGTTTTCATAATCAGTATATCCAGCAGACACTAAAAAATCATTATATAATGTATCACCTAATATTGGTTTAGCAAACTCTTTGAATGTAATTCTCGTTTGGTTTTTATGTTTGTTATATTCAGTTTTTAAATGTTGAGTTACCTTTTTAATGTCCACTATTTTATCAATTTGTGTTGAATAATATGGTGTAAAAGGAAATTCTTCATATGGCAAATCAAGTTCATTTAACAACTGAATTAATAATTTGTCTTTATTTTTTCTACCGATACCGGCACCAGTGACTATTTGTGTTCCATAAAACATATCATTACTAGTTCTTCCACCAATCCAGTTTTTTTTGTACTTTTCTAATATGATGAAACTAGTAGATGGTGACATTTTTTGTATATTATATGCAGCATATAACCCTGAAATACCGCTTCCAATAATAATGATATCGTAATACATATTTTATATATATTAGAATTATAAAATATATAACATATTTTGTAAAATATATAATACAATTACATCCTTGAAGCGAATCGATTTTTTCCGATTATATTCCATAGGCGCCAGCCGTAGGAATATGGACATGTAAAATACTGATTATTTAGACAATATATTATATTGTTTATCAGATAGACATCCCATAGCAAACAATTTATCTATACATTCATAATCTTTATACAAATAATGCTTAAGTAAATCGTATCCTGTATTAGATATATATTTATCTATAATCGTGTTATTTTTGTTTTTGTGTATATTCTTGACACATATATTAAAAATGTGTTCAATATCATGCTCTAAATCTTCTTGAGTAACTATACCTATTATATTTCCCTTTTTACATTTTCCTAAAAAGTCATCTAAATAAAAATTAATATCTTCGTAAATATGATGAATATATGATTTATTTATATCAAACCTAGTAATATTTTCTGCTAAATTATTAACATTATCGTATTTTATTAATGTATCTTTTTCACCTATAAATCTGTTTTCTTGAGTTTTATCTGATACAACTAATTTATATCTCCAATTAAATGCTGATATAAATCTATCAATTGGATTTCTTATTATAATCACATATTTATAATTTTCATTAAATACGGGTTTCGTAAGATGAACTTCTTGATGTTCAATATTATTTATGTTTAATATCTGTTTTGTTGTAGCACCACCACATTTACCTATATAAATTACTGAATTGACCATAAATATTGTATTTATTTTTATTTTTGAAAATTAACGATTTACATATCCAAACTTCGAATCGACTCGTCACTTGCGCAGTATATACGTTTTCCTCCAAGCCGTCAAAATATGCTTAAGCAGAAGGCACTGGAGGCGTACATGGATTCGTCACACCAGAAGTGATTCCATCCCACGTAATTCCACAGCTGTTTGCCCACACATATTTTTGGCATAGTCCGTCAGCTCCAGTATATGGAGCTACAGAGAAATCCATAGTGAGATGTTTTCCATCTCCAGCTATTGCATTACATGTTCCTAGATCTTTCAAATTGACACAATTGGATCCATTACCTGACGTATCAATCCAATAATCAGGACAATCGCCTAGCATCGGTGGCCATTGCTCGGTGTTTTTGCTCTTAACTAACAAGACACCAATTAGAATTAACGATATAATTAGAAGAAGAACTGCAACTATTATAACGATCCCTTGAAAACTTGCCATATCTATAAAATAAAAGGATATATTTTTTTTATAGAAGTAATATAAATGCAAAGAAGTTCCAATGGTAGAGTAGATATAAATGGACCTAGAATGAAGGACTTATTCCAAATGTATGATAAAATTCCAGTCAATCAATGTGCTACATACAGAGATCCCACTGCTGGCATCTGGGACAACACAGCACTTTCTGATGGGTTTTTCTCTTCCAAAAACATTACTATTATCCAAAATGGTATAAGAACCGGAGTATATAAGAGATCAAATGGGCAATATACTATAAGTAATCAAGATGAAGACACACTTAAAATTATTATGCGCAGTATTTTTCTACAACATGCAGCAAATCAGCCTACCCATGTTAATAAACAAATATACGAATTAAACCGAATGGTGTGGGATTACTGCATCCCTCAAGTTTATGGAGAAGCACAAGGGTACCACAAATATATCAGTGATGCTTCCACTATGTATAAACCAATGGCGCCTCCTATTTTAGCAAAAAATAACGATAAACAGCTGATCCTTAAACCTTGGTTTTAATTTGTTCGATTACTTTTTCTCTCATGGAATCCATTTAGAAAGTAAAATAGAGTTGATATAATTAGATAATATGCATTCGATCCTTGAATATATAGATGATGTTTGAACTCCTTCGACTTCGTCTACGGATCGCTGCAGATCGTAAAATAAGTCAAACTAAATAAGCATTCCAACAATCCCAATAAATTATATTGTTAAAAAAAAACAATATAATACACAATACACAATATACAACTACACGATACATAATAACATTTTATTTACACAACTACGCTAAGCTTCGACTTCTTTACATTGACCGCATTAGAAGATGTCGTAGTTTTCTTAACCGCTTTAGCAATCTTCTTTGATTCGCCAGACATAATGCGTTCTCTAGCCTCTTTATAATTAGAATATTCCGCCTCTAATGCAGTTAATTCTTGTTGCCACATTTGCTGGATAGTGGTCGATTTAACATGCACAAGTTCATCCGTTTTTTGTTGATGTTCTTGTTCTAATTTATCCACGTTTTCTTCCGCCACACTATCCATCGGTAATTTAGTTAAATATTTATAATCATCATCGTCATCAATAACATCATATCCTTTAAGTGACAACATCTTACTGACTTCATCACGCTTTTTTCGTCTCAAATCAATAGTCCCCTCCAACACTTCCTTAATATATGTAACTTTATTCGACAATAAAACTAAATCCTTTTCAAGCGCACCAATCATAAAATCCTTTCTAACCTTGTACAATTGCAAACGGGTTTCAAAATAATCGTCAATAATTTCACTAACTGCCTCATATTTTTTCAATTTATCATTCGCATCAAACAAATGCATATTTGTAGTGGTATTTGTAGTAAACAATTTAAACATCTTCTCAAACCCATTACATCCATTATCTAGGGCAATGGCTTCCAACTCCTCACCCTTCCCTTTTTGCAGCGTAATGATGAAATCCACATTGGTGTCTTTACTCATATCATCATAATCTTTGACAACAGGTGTAATTTTCTTACCAGCTTTATCCGTAGTTTCGGTCAGAGTTTCCAGATATTCTTTAAAATCATCTGTCCAAGTTCCAACAGGTAATTCTGTAATACGATATTTATCTGCTGCCATTTTTTCATACTTTCCCTTGATTAAATATTTACTATCTGTAATTTTATTAATAGTTCCAGTAAACCCTTCGTAATAAGGAGTGAATTCTACTGGCTCTGTTGCTGTTGCTGCAGGAGCAAGCGTTGCACCAGTCAATTTCAGTTTCAAATATCGAATAATATCAGTAGGATTGTAGCACATAATATCAGTACTAAATCCAGTACCAATCCCCTTAGATCCATTGACCAATAACATCGGAATAATAGGCGCATAATATAGCGGTTCTACAAGCAGTCCATCGTCATTCAAATATTTCAATATTTTATCATCGGTTTCCGGGAATATATTACGCGTGATTTTATTCAGAAGGGTGTAGATATATCTTTCAGAAGCACTATCCTTTCCACCAGACAGACGAGTACCGAATTGTCCGTTAGGCATCAACAGGTTGATATTGTTCGACCCGACAAAGTTTTGCGCCATTCCGACTATCGCACCATTTAACGACGCCTCGCCATGATGATATCCAGAATGCTCAGATACATATCCAGTAAATTGTGCAACCTTAATTTCTGTCGTCAAATTCTTTTTAAAAGCCGAATACAATATTTTCCGCAAACTAATTTTCAGTCCATCCATCAAATTAGGAATACTTCTATCGCAATCGTATTTTGAAAAGTGGATAAGTTCTTTATTAATAAATTCCTCATAAGGAACCATCGTCTGATTTGTATCCAAATAACTTTCTCTATCATACCCACCCAACCATTCCTTTCTATCATCAGCACGTTTTTTATTGAATACCATATCGATCGCATCATCACTTACTTGACCAGTATGCTCGAATCCAACCAATTTTTTATGCGCAAAATATTCTTTAAATTCTTTACCAGTACTGGTACCCAACCCTTTATAATATTTAATTTTCCATCCCTTGGATCCACCATTGGACCCATTAGAATCATTATCCTCTTTCCAAGATTGATACTCGCCTTCGCTATAAAATATCATTTCTTGTGCGCCTTTTCTCGCCTTCAAAATAGGAGTATTCATAAAACCGATAAATCCAGGAATGTGTGACAGAGTTGGCCATTCTGATTGGAATAAATTAATGCATAATCCTTTGATATGTGATCCATCTAAATCCTGATCAGTCATAAAGAGTACACGACCATAACGTAGTGACTTGTTCACATCATTTATAGACGCATATTCTTTACCTGTTTCTAGTCCTAGGATTTTTTTGATTTCGGCGATTTCTTTATTTTCCGCAATTTTCTTGACGAGCTCGCCACGCACATTCAATATCTTTCCCTTCATAGGATAGACACCAATCGTGTTCCTGTCTTCGGAAGACAATCCAGAAACGATACCGGCCTTTGCTGAATCTCCCTCACAAAAGATGATGATACATTGGCTCGATTTTTCTGTTCCAGCCCAGTTCGCATCAATGAGCTTAGGAATGCCGCGAACATTCTTGGATTTGGTACCATCTGTTTTCTTTGCAGCCTTATTCTCTTTTACTTCTGTAAGGGCACATGCCGCATCCATCACACCCATCTTTGCCAATTTTTCAATAAATTTATCACTTACTGAGCATGTAGACCCGAATTTTGCAGAAGGTGTATTCATAAAATCTTTGGTCTGGCTATCAAATGATGGATTTTCAATATCACATCGCATGAATAAGATGAGCTGTTCTTTGATGCTATTGGCATTTACAACAACCTTCTTCTTCTTTTCAATATAGGCAACTAATTTTCTCGTAATTTGATTCAGAACAAACTCCACATGCTTTCCTCCTTTGGCAGTATGAATTCCATTTACAAATGACACGTGGATGAATTCATGGGTTGGTGACAACGCTACTGCGTATTCCCAACGAGGTCCTGCCTCCTCATACACACGCTGAACCGCATCTTTACCACCCACATACATATCGATATATTGTTGGAAATTTTTAACAGGAATAATCTGGGAATTATATTTGACCTTTAATGATTTATCTGTGACAGCGGCGACATCGAATACACGTTTCCTCAAGAGTGCAATGACATCTGGCGTTAGACCGGGGATGCCTAGGCGAGCATAATCGGGTTTGAATACAATCTTGGTATATGGTTTGCTTTTGCACTTGGTAATACTCGGTTTTTCAATCACATCTAAATTATTGCGGAATTCTTGGGTGTATTTCAGACCACGCACATGGTCGATGGTTTCAATGTATCCGTAAGTCGACCAAATCAACACTAATTTAAATCCAAATCCATTTTTACCCCCGACAATTTTTTTCTCTGTTTTATCGTAATTTGTAGAGGTTCTAAGATGACCGAAAATGAGCTCTGGAATCCAAATATTGTATTCGGGATGTTGAGCAATATCGATCCCATTCCCGTCATTCGTCATAGTAATAGTTCCGTCATCCTGAATAGATATGTCAATGTATGTGACAGGTAAGCTGTTAGGAATAGAATTATGTTCGGCTTGTTGCATGCGGATGACATGATCGCGGCAGTTGACGATACCCTCATCAAACAATTTGAATAATGCTGGAATGTAGGCGATATTTTTTTCCACAATTTTATTACCCTCGTCGTTTAGAATCCACTGGACTGATTCGATGTGTTCAACGGACCCAATATATGTGTCTGGATTGTCCAGAATATGTTGTTTGTCTGTCTTTTGTTGGTATTTATTCGCTAAAATAGTATCTTTTGCATTCATTGCACTCATTTCTTAATAATATATCATTCCACTTTAGATTTAAATTAATTTCAATTTTATTAAAAAAGAAATGTATTGCAATGAAAATGTAAATTAGAAATAAATGTGATATTATATTATAACAATACTAATTATGCCTTTATTTTTTGGCCCAGGAAATAATTCATTTGCGAGGTGCATAAAAAATTGCAATATTAATAAACATAATGATATTATTTTACCTTTACCTAATATTACAACATATGGATCACCTATCATAACTAATTATCCTAATAATTATGTGTCGTATACGTTTCCAGTAGGAACAGGCGCTTTTATAACAAACACAAATATGACGATAAATTTTCTAATAGTTGGGGGTGGTGCGAGTGGTGGATCTAACAACTTTGGACTAACTAGTACTGGTGGTGGAAGTGGTGGTATAATGCAAGGAACTATAGATATAAGTGCAAATATTCCTATTATTGCAATAGCTGGTAGTGGGGGTGGTCCTATAGGGGACGGAATAGGTATAAACGGAAATACTTCCGGAATAGTAAACGGAGCTAATTTTGGTCAACAAATAATAGCTGGACATGGAAGTTTCGGAGCATTCCCTTCACAATCAAATAGTAACACTTATAGTGGAGCAGCTACTATTATATTGGATGCTCCAGGATTACCTGGGGCTGTAAGTCCAGGTACTGCTGTACCTGGTTACCCTGGTCAAAATGGTCAAAATATTAGTTTATATGGAGGATACACTACTATATTGTGCTCATCTAGTGGCGGTGGAGGAGCTGGTGGTGTTGGTAATAATGGTGGTTTAGGCGGTACTGGGGCGGGAAATGGTGGAAATGGTTCTTTTGATGCAAGTGGAAATGGTACATCTGCAACATCTTATGGAAGTGGGGGTGGAGGTGGTGGAAGTCCAAGCGCAAGTGTATCTTATAATTTATATGGGGCTGGTGCGGATGGTGTAGTCATTATTTATTTTCAATATCCGACGATACCAATCTACAATATTACATGTCCGCCATATAAATGTCCTGAACCAATAAATAGTAAAGTATTGAATAGCAATGCGGACGTAGACCAGACATTAACGCAAACAAATCGTGTGGTGAATGCAATAAGAACATCGCCTGGAGGAACTATACAATTTGGCAATAGTGCGACAACAGGAACCTTAAATAGAACTCAATATTTAGGTAGATATGAAGGTCAACCGGGAGGGATTGGAAGATTAAGTGGTAAAAATAAATTTTAGAGGAGGTATATATTTTGTGCGTCATATATTTTCCATATATTCGTAGTATGAAAACTTCGGCTAACGCCTACGTTTTCCTACAAACATCTATTTTCCTCCATATATTTCTAAAAAAAGAAAGGTATAGCAATAACCATTTCATTATTATTATTTTCTCTAATAATAGTATAATGACTCGTTATACTAAAGACGCACAAGGAATGTATCATATTCATGGTAAAAAATATGAGATGTTGGTTGGATCAAGAGCCCAAGTTGTTCATGGAACCGCATACAAAACTACCGGTGGACTTAAGAAGGATAACCTCTTGCAAAACAAGAATGGACGCATAGTTTCCAAATCTAAGCACCATAGTGCCAAGAAAGAAAAGCGTTTAGTTAAGGCGGGGTATGTCACCAAGAAAGGTAAATTCGGATTTATCAAGGTTGGTTCTAAATCGAGAAGATCGCGATCCAATAAACGAGGTGGGAACCTCATTGGATCCGAAATAAATGCCGCAACTACAGGGTTGGCGGGTGGACGCAAGACACGAAGACGACGATAAACGTTTTGCATGAAAACGTAGTTTGTCAGAATAATATAACAACTTTATTATGTCATGTGTAATCTAATTACACATTACATAGTCGCATTGCATAGTCGCTGTAGTTATGCCATATACCAGTTACTAGAGATAAAGGTATCAAATTCAATAAATTCCGAAAAGGTGATATCCAAATATTTTTCAAAATAACGTTTACTGACGACGAATTTCGAAGAATTAGATGCCGTTTTATTTTTAGTACAATAATTGAAATAATTATCGTAAATTTCATCAAATGGTACTAAGTGGAGTAAATTTGTATTTGAACTCGCTGCATTATTACTAGTAGTGGCCAATAATTGTGTCTTTGTAATGGCAATAGATGCATTTATATCGATCAATTTATCCCATAAAATACAAGAAACATTTAGCACATATTTCTTTTCTATAATTTCGATAGTTGGAAAAAAATGTTTTATAATTTTTAGCACATCATGTTCACCAATAGTTCCACTAGAGCAACAATTATTTGATTTATTATATGCCCATTTTTTAAATAAATCACACAATTCATCTATTTCAAATTCATTGTCGAATTCATTAGGTTGTGTAACAGAAACAATAATATTTTTTTCCCAAAAACGAATAAAGTCACTTACTACTGGTAAATATTTACTAGTTACATTGTAAAATGTGTCAGCAGCAGAATCATATTGTAAACGTTCGGTTAATAAAATTTTCAATGCACTAGAATACATCATATTTGGTAGAGAATTCGCTGAAATGTATTGTTTCCACATGTAGTGCATATTTTTCCAATTGATACTAAACTTGGATGGAGTAGTTGGTGCGGGTGTAGGTGCGGGTATAAGTGTAGGAGTAATAGATGTATCATTATCTATTGTATTTGTCGATACCACATTATCTATCGAGTTTTTACAAAAATTGTCAACTATGCTATTTATGTTATTATTTTTCAAATATAGGGTGTAGTTATTTAGGGATTCGTCGGTATTATGATTCATAAAATTTTCAGAAGATCCATAACGATTGGAATAATGTGCTGCAACACATAATAGATCGAGCCCATTTTGTCGTAATATATCCTTCCATATATCAGCATCAATGTTATCACGTATTTTTAATAAACGACAATTTTCATAGTTATAATTTTCGTGATATTTAGTTACCAAATTATGAGTAATATTTTGTATTCCAATAGTGATATATGCAATATTTTCCAATTCCACTATAGTTTTTTTTGTTTTCGGTTTTGTCAAAAAAATGAGATTACTACTTTTTTTAAGAATATTGTCTCCAATAATAGTTAAAAAATATTTCACTTGATTTTTGGTTGTAAACAAAGTAGAGCACAATAACTTCAATATATGTTGAATCGTATCAGTTTCTGGTTTAAATTTTTCACTGAAAAGGTGGCGATCTTTAATCTGTTTAATAATGTTAATCTTTGTTTTGTATTTCCATTGCATCAACGTTCTATCATTAGAAATGGAAGATAGTAGTTGATATTGAATATCGTCTTCTCTCACCGCGCTATATTTTTGACCATTGTATTGATAAAAACAATTGTTATTTGGTAAATAAAAATATTGATTTTTGCTCAAAAATACCTGAATAAATACTTGTTGTTCATTGGTTAAAAAGTGATTACGTAAAACGCGTTTTTCATGATTTTTTGATTCGTTTTCAAGTGTAGATGGTAAAATGCTGGTTACATGAAAATGTAAACGTTGAGCCATATACGAATCATTTTCATATTTTTGAAATAACTCTTGGATTTTATTGAAATAAGTTTGAACGCTGTGCGTTGCTGGTAGTTGTAAGTCTGTCATTTAATAATAACATGTGTGTAAGTTTTTAAATACATTTTTATATTATATTTTTTTGTGGAGGTAAAAAGTACAAAACAATTCGTTCAAATTCGAAATATTAATATTTTCTAGACATAAGCATTTAAAGATTTTTGATAAAAATTAACTAATATGTCAACTTCTTCAAAGAGTTTTAATACAGATAATAATGTATTGACAATTAAAACTGTTCAAATTGCCCCTTTTAGAACACTCATGACGGCACTGAAAGACATTCTTTTAGAAACAAATATTAGTTTTCAACCGGATGGAATTCGTATTATTAATATGGACAAGTCGCACACTATTTTAGCGCATTTATTTTTGGAAGCGAAAAATTTCGAGTTTTATGAGTGTAAAAAAGAGAAAATTATTATTGGTGTAAATATGTTTCATTTATTCAAATTAATTAATTCGATAGACAATGATGACACATTGACTATTTATATTGAAAATGCGGATTATGCGGATGGGATCGTTTCTCATTTAGCATTGAAATTCGAAAACGGAGAGATTAAACAATGTAAGACTCAAAAGTTGAGATTGATTGAGCCCGAACCTGATGAATTGGAGTATCCTGATGTGAAATTTTCGTCGGTTATCAATTTACCCTCAGCGGATTTCCAAAAGATTATTCGCGATTTGTCGTGTATTTCTGACAAGTTGGAGATTAAATCGGTCGGTAATGAATTGATATTTAAATGTTCTGGGCAATTTGCATCGGCGGAAATTCATCGCGCTGAATCTGATGGGTCGATGGGATTTATTTTGAAGCAAGAGTCTAGTAAGGTGATTCAAGGTGAGTTTTCTTTGAAGAATTTAGGGTATTTTATTAAATGCACTAATTTGTGTTCTCAAATTGAGATTTATTTGGAAAATGATTTGCCTTTAGTGGTTAAATATGATGTGGCGTCGCTCGGAACGATACGTTTGTGTTTGTCGTGTCTTCCTTCTACGTAAACATATATCATTAACATTACTATACAAGCTAGAAGTTTTATCTATAGATGAATATATTATACTATCATATAATATATGTCAAATTACTCACAATATTTAAGTCAAATACAATGTTGTAAATCGAAGGGGGGTCCGTCTGGACCTAGAGGTATGCAAGGGCCACAGGGTCCTACCGGGCCACCTCCAACAATCACTGCCCTAGGCGACACAGGTGCTACAGGATTAGTATGGTATGACCCAGGAGCAAGTGCATGGCATTATGCTAATAAAACCTTTATTATAAACCATCCGTTAGAGAGCAATAAATACTTGGTGCATGCCTGTTTAGAAGGACCAGAATCGGGTGTATATTATAGAGGCAAAGGGGAAATAACGAATAACTACAATACAACTATAATGTTACCAGATTATCTTGAAAATTTGGCAACAGATTTTACTATTCAAATTACACATATTTATGATGGTAATACAAAGACATATAGTGCTTCCGAAATAATCAATAATGTCTTTTCAGTATATGGTGAAAATGGTAAATTTTATTGGATAGTACATGGTAAACGAGGTGATATCGCGATTGAACCATTAAAATCCGAAACGTCAGTAAAAGGCTCTGGACCATATTTATGGATGTAGTGTACCCAATAAATAAATTTCAATGATATAAAATATAACCTAATAGTAATATAATATGGCTTTTACCAGATTTCATGATGATCCATGTAGAGTAGCAAAACAATTACAACAATCAACAGATCAAGGAAGATGGATATTAAATGTGCCTGGAAATGGTGACAAACCATCCTACATGGCAGATCCACAAGTAAGAATTCAAACATGGGGAGGGAATTTAATGACAAATAGCATTAATTTAGAAAGTGAATTAAAAGGGGTGAATAGACCGCTAAGTAAAGATTGTTTAGGAAAAGACCAATATCAAAAATACAATGTGCCTACACAAGCGATTCAATACCCAACAAATACTTCAATGTTTACAGAAGAATCCCGCACTATTATGCCAGCATGGACTGCACGAGATTTAGAACAAGTAAATTGGTATATGTTGCCATTGAACCCACAAGAAAACACATGTATGTCGTTTGAGAATAATTTGAGTACACGAATTTTAGAGAAAGATAACTTTGTTGCCCAAGTGCCATGCACTTTTATAAATCCTACCAATTATTTGCCTTTACCATCTACCCCCGTAAAAGGTAAATATATAGGTGGAACGGAATTATGTACTAGTGATAATTCTTGTGATGCAATTCGATCAAAAAGGATTTTGAAAAAGGCAATGTAATGGAGGAATTTACACAGAATTAGAATTAGAATTAAAAGAAGAATTAGAAAAGTAATAAGTATTGTATTGAAAAAATATAATACTTAATATATATAACACTATGGAATTGGCTTTCCCTCTATTAGCATTAGCTGGAGCATTTGTAATAAGTAATCAATCAACATCTAGCAATTCACAAAAAAAAAAGAAAATAGAAAATTATACAAATATGGGAAGGCAACAGAATTATTTACCTAACACGAATATTCCGCCTCAAAATTATCCGGTTACCAATATTAAAGAATTAGTCGATACAACTACTAATTATCCCAATCCGAATCAAGCCTCTGACAAATACTTTAACCAAAATGCATACGAAAAGAAACAAAATGCAGGCGGCAAAGTAGGAGATCATATTCAGGAAATGTATTCATTGACTGGTAATTATGTAGATACCTCGAATTTTGAACACAATAATATGGTCCCTTTTTATGGAGGTAAAATTAAAGGCCAAGTTTATGGGGAAAATATGGCGGAAACAGTTTTAGACAATATGGTCGGTTCTGGATCCCAAATAATTAAAAAAATAGAGCAAGCGCCTCTGTTTAAACCACAGGAGCATATGCAGTGGTCAAATGGAGCGCCTAACATGAGTGATTTCTATCAATCTCGAGTAAACCCTGGAATGGTGAATAACAATGTGAAGCCATTTGAATCGATACATGTTGGGCCTGGTTTAGACAAAGGTTACACCGCAGAAGGCAGTCATGGTTTCAACTCTGGAATGGAAGCTCGCAATGTCTGGCTTCCCAAAACAGTAGATGAACTAAGAATTGCAACAAATCCGAAATTGGAATATACTTTAGACAATCATCAAGGTCCTTCTTACTCTCATGTTCAAAATGTAGGAAAAATAGGAAAGGTGGAGAAAAATCATCCGGACACATTTTTTATTCAAACACAGGATCGATGGTTAACAACAACGGGACAAGAAAAGGGAGAGATGCTTCGATCCATACAGGAAGATAGACCTACTACTAGAAGTGTTACTACGCAATCTTATGCAGGTGTAGCCGCCCCGACAGAAAAGAACGGGGGATATGCTCCTCAAAATTTCGAAGAAGCTCGACGAAATGAGTTGGCTACGAATGATGTAGGACATAGTTCCGCATCGAATCGTGGTCCACATACGGACAAAGATAATGCACATAAAAGTCATACCAATTACACGAATAATCGCGCCACGATGAGACAACCTGATACATTTAGGAGTGGATTTAGTGGGGCGATTGGGGCAGTTATTGCGCCGTTGATGGATGTATTTAGACCATCTAGAAAAGAAGAATATGGTTCTAATATTCGTGTCTATGGGGACGCCGTATCATATTCCGCTCAAAACTATGTTATTAATCCAAATGACGTGACTAGTACAACTATAAAACAAACCACACTATATCAACCGAACTTTTATGTTGGAAACCAAATCGAAGGCGGTGGATATATGACCGCAGAACAGCAGGCGATTGCGAATCAACGTGATAGCACTACGTGCGGGTCAATAGGAAACGCTGGTGGCGATGCTGCGAGATCAGGAAATATGAATTATTCCGCTGCCTATATGCAAACAAATAATGAATCTAAGGAGAAGTCTGTTGTTAGTAGAACCAATCAGGGAAATATGCAGGTATTCAATCAACAGATGAATGTGAATATTGCGCGAATTGATGGCGATCGCAATAACAATCGCATGTGGGCGCCTGGTCCAAATGGAAGTGGCCAAACACCTTTGGGAATGGAACAATATGGGAAGGTAAATGCTCCTATTGAAAATAGAAATATTGGATGTGAGAGAATTTCACCGGATCTCCTAGACGTTTTTCGGCAAAATCCTTATACACATAGTCTTACCTCAGCGGTATAATTTGTACGGCTATGATCCGAAGTTTTCTGGAGGACAAAAATATTATTCTCGTGTAATATTGATATAAAAAATAATTACATTATTATATCAATTATGTCATTAACTATTCATGAATCTATAATGGAAAAATTAAACTATTTTTATAAAATACATAAAATCCCGAATATAATATTTCATGGACAATCGGGAAGTGGAAAAAAATCCATAGTGCATAAATTCATAAATGTTATTTACAATGGAGACAAAGAGAAAATAAAAACCTTTGTAATGCATGTGAATTGCGCACACGGAAAAGGGATCAAATTTATTAGAGATGAATTGAAATTTTTTGCAAAGACGCATATCAATTCCAATGGCGGTGATGTGTTTAAAAGTATAGTTCTGTCAAACGCAGACAAATTAACTATTGATGCACAATCTGCCTTACGCAGATGTATTGAGTTATTCAGTCACACAACTCGTTTTTTTATAATAGTGGAAGATAAATATAAATTATTAAAACCGATTTTGTCGCGGTTTTGTGAAATATATGTACCAGAACCTGTCGTGAATGGACAGAGTATAAATCTATATAGGTATAATTTGGCAGAGACATTCAAATTAAAGGATGTAAAACAATTAAGAATAGAATGGTTAAAAAAGAATTTATTAAAAACAATGGCTCCTCTGATAGGGGATAGCGTTGATGTTGTTGTTACAGATAATCTAGCAGATACTGATAATAAAGTAGCAACAGGAGCAGGAGGAGGAGCACTTGATGAAAGCCTGTTATTATTTTCAACGAAACTATATGAAAAGGGATATAGTGGCATGGATTTAATTCAATTATTAGAAAACCATAATTTATTTACAAATTTAACGGATAAAAAGCGGTACGAATTATTATTTGCCTTTAATAAAGTTAGAAAAGAGTTTAGAAATGAAACATTGTTAATAATGTTTATTTTAAATTTTTTATATTTAAGTTTAGAAACCAGTTTAGAAAATATTAGCTTTATGTAGAAATGGATGACTTTTCAATTAGTTCTCTTCACGAGTCAAAAAACGAGTGGGGAAGTAGATTATTGACTATATTAACCCCCCTAATTAATGAAGGATTAAAATCAATATTTGATGAAGCCTTGAAATTATGCAAGGAAAACAATGAATTAGACAAATATTTAATGACCTTTCAAAATTTTATTAGCAGAATACCCAAATGGAATGCAAATATTATTGAAATTGAGCGCAAAAGAATTATAGAGAGAAGTGCTTGTGAATATTTAGAAGATTTGATAACATGTGTTCATATTATTCAACTAAAATTATTGACTGCTATGAGAGCAGGACAAAAACAAAAGAAGATTGATATTAATATTCCAAAGTTGGATGATTTTATTCATAAAGTTTATATCAATGTTGCCCGAAAAATATATAAGAATGTGTATTTATTTGAAATCAATATTGCCCCGCTACAAGTGCAGAAAAATCATCGTGAGTTGGAAATAATAGTACAGGAATGTATATTGACTACTATTAGAGATAGTATTCCGGTTGAAACGATATTAAGGGCGTATATGGATGAATCTGTGGAAGAGGACGTTATAGAAGAAATCAAAGAGCAGTTGATTGATGACCCGAATGCGGTGAAACCTGTGACCGCAGCTGGTACCGCCAATGCCGTTCCTACACCAGCGCATATAGTAAGTGAACAACCTCCATATTCTCCATCTGTAGTAGAAACGTTTGCTACTACAAGCATGCCTAATCTAGAACCGGAAGACTTGTCATCTAAATTGTCATTTAATAATGTTGATTTTGTAAGAAATGAATTTAATGAAGAGCATGAGGTGGATGCTTCAAAGGATTACGAACGATTAGAACAAATCAGTAATATTAGAAATGCTGAGAGAAAGAGATTAGAATCCGAAGATGATGATTATGGTGGTGGTAGTAGCACTGGTCAGAATGTTAGATTAAACATTACCGATCAAAATATTCAATTGAATAATTTAGACATTCATGACATAGATCCTCCAGATATTAGTCTAATGCCAGATTTGTTATTTGATGTAGAAGTTTTAGAATAAAATATGTAGTAATATGGAGGAAAACGTAGACGACGCAGAGCGAGTCGAAGTTTTTTAATTATATTCCGTAGCTTTAGCGAAGGAATATGCGTAAAATAGTAATTAAGAAAGTACGATTATAAATATATTACATGTCTAATATATTTATTGTATCAGGAATTATAGCTGTTGTTTTTTTAATAGTAAAGTTTATTGAAATGAGATTTGTTGATAAGGAAAGTAAACCATTGAAATTTTTAATTCGAGATGCCCTATTAGTATATTTTAGTGTAGTTTCTGGAAGTTTTATTATTGATCAAGTGTCTCCAGTTATGCAGGAGGTTGGTGAAAACATTACAAACCCAGCTGTTTTTACTGATAATCCAGGATTCTAACGCCCACTAAACACTTTAATAGCTGGTAAAGTTATTTTGTTCATTTGTTTATCATTACAATAATTATGATATGTGTAACCCCATATACTATAATTAAATATAGATCCAAATATAGAACCTTGAGTACATATTTTCGGATATTCAATATAAAATAATATACCCATGATTCGTTCAAGTGAACATCTATCGTCCCTTTTTTTTACAACATGTAATAAATTAAATAATTTATATTTATTTTGTATAAATGTAAGAAATTTGTAATTAATAAATGATTGACATCCGAAACATCCATACCAATCGGAGTTGTTATTGTTTACATTTAATTGCAATGAAGTAAAAGGAGTACTATTATGTATTTTTATTAATACGTTTTGATTATTGCTCAAATAATTCGCAATTCTTCTCGTATTATTAATATTTTCACTTTTACACTTGTCAAAGTGCCATAACGGAATCACGTTCATTCCCATATTTTCCAGTTTATTAAAATTAATTTTTTTTTGAATAAATACGCTATCATGTAAAATAACAGCATTGTCAAAGTAATGATATTTGTGGAAATAAAAATAGGGTAACAATTCGCCGCGTTGAGGAAATTCCGACTGAACTATCTCTACATTGTCATATTCGAAATCAGCTTGTACATATTCTTGATTACTATTATCATCAATAACTATGATTTTTTCAGTGTAGAATTGTCTAATACATTTGATACATTCATTCCAATATTTATTTGTGACTACAGAATGTACATATCTTGTTAGAATAAACCCAAATGTCATATTATGTAATACATTATAAAATGACATTTATTTTGTGGAGGAAAACGCAATCTATCGTTCGCCTACGGCGAGCAGCTAAAAGATGGTATTTCATCAATGTCCATAATAGTCGCCGTTTTGGAAATCATATTTTTGGTTACAATAAACGATACAAATTCCGGACGATTTAATTGATTTTGTGGGGTATGATTGTGTACACATCTTGCAATCATTTTGTATAATTTGAAATCGGGATATCGTTCAACACCCGTATTCTTGTATAAAATATTACTTCCATTATCATCTAAACACCATTCCATAACCAATTTTGCAATGGGATCTTCTTTTATAATATCCGCCATATCATCTATATCATCAATGACGTAATCGAATATAGAACACGCTAATCTACATAAATCGAAACTATAATTGGGTTCTAATCTAGGTTTCTTCTCGTTAAAATAGGGTTCTGTATTATATTGTGTTGCTGCATCAGCCCCATTTTGAAAGCTATCGCTGCAAAATATTTTGCCGTCATATTTGTAAATTCCTCTACCGAAATCAATGATTTTAAATATACGACCAAATGTGGGGACTTTGTAATATTTCTTCTTATAACAATAATATATGAATTCCACATCTGTTGTATTATACATGACATTGTTTGTGTGCAAATCGTTGTGTGTAAATGAAAACGCCTTTTGATATGTTATTAAAATCATAATAATTTGCATAAATGCGGATAACCATTCATCATCTGATAAATCTTCATTAACAATGAGAGAATCAAATGTATTTTCACAATATTCCATGCAAATAACATTCACCGGAAATTCTGGTAATGTCGCGTCAATACGTTCTTCTTCAAAATCACTAATATCTTCATCATCCTCGCTATCAGACATGTCTTCCCACTCTTCTTTTCCTTCCTCTCCTTCTTTTTCTTCTTCTTCTCCATCCTTTTCTTCCTTTCCATCCTCTTTTTCTATTCCATCGCTTTCGCTACCAGTTTCATCATCATTTCCACCATCGCATTCGCCTTCGTTACCAGAAGATGTGTGGGATGTTCTTGATGAACAAGTAGATCCCGATTTAATAGTGGCCGTTTTAGAATCATTTATCTTTGAAAATTCGAAGGAATTTGTCATGTCTACTAAATCCAATGAACTTTCTTTTAGGTCATCCAAGGTCATATGTTCTTTTACAGATCCAGAACCAGATCCAGAACCAGATTCAGAATCAGTAACAAATACGTTATCAAATAAGTCGTCATGTATCGATTTAACAGAGGACATTGATTTATTGCTCGAGGTGTGATCTATTTTAAGATGAACTAGTGGTTTGGGATTATCCTCATCTTCTTCGTCGTTATATAAATGTTCATAATCTTCTACTTGAAATAATACATTCTTGTTTTTAATGAAAAAATCGGATTTACATAAATAGTCCAAATCATCAATCACGTTCAATTTAAATGAATTTTTGATACCTAAAAAACTACCATAATAATCAACCCCGTGTGCAAAATTATATTTATGAATGAGCGTGCTAGATAAGAATGAAAAAAATCCATCTACATAGGCGGAGTTATTGGGCTCCAAAACCTTTGCATTGATGGTTTCATTTGTTGAATCCAATTGTGGTAATTGAAATAGTGATTTATCAGTTAAGTCATATTTTCCTACTAGAAATTTAAATGGATCTAATAGCGGGGCCATTTTGAAAAAGACACTCTTCTTTTTGATTTTATTAGTAGTTCCATTTTTTAAGCTACATTTGAACAAATTATGGTTGTCCTCGTCGTTTTCTACTATGTTTGTGATATGCCATTTGTGATTCATATTTATTGAGTTGTAATTCGTCTCATTCAGAGAGAAAAAACGTTGATAAATGGGTATGTAGTTTTGCATGTTAGAGAGATTCGTCAACTCTTTTGATGCAAAAGCCGTAAATAGTTCAGTATTCTTCCTTTTCTCATAGTTGATCGTCATAGTTGTTTGGGATATAAATATAATATAAATTAAACTTATATCCATTTTTTCCTTAATTGATTATTATTTATCTTCTAGATTTGCAAAAAGCATAAAAATAAAATATTATAAATTTATACATGGTGATGGATCCAAATGGATCAGTGATCATAAAATGGTTATAACCGATATTTTGGTTTAAAAATATATAGGTATGTTATATTAGTATGGATATTAGTATGGATATCGCTGAATTGCTGCAAAAGATTAGTTTATTAGAAGAAAAAAATACGTCGCTTCAGACAGAGCTAAATGCTACCAAAGAGCATCTTAAAAATTATACGGCGCCTGCTAGATCTAAAAAATACTATGAAAATCATAAGGTTGAAATCCAAGCTCGAGCTAAAAACAAACCTATTCCACCCGATAAGAAAAAAGAATACAATGCTAGTTACTATTTACGGAAAAAATTGAAGGCGGATGGAAAGATTGAGGAATAGAGATATTAAGGTGTAGTGCGAGAGAATTACTTAAATAATAATATTTAGTAATTATATAAGAATGACAAAATGTGGAAACGTTGAATGTGGTAAAAAGGCTACATTTGGAATAACTGGATCAAAAGCTACATATTGTTTAGCTCATAAAGAGGTAAATATGGTGGATGTTGCCAATAAGACATGTGGTTGTGGAAAGCATCCTAGATGGAACTTAAAGGGACTGCCTGCAAAGTACTGCACCTCGTGCAAAACAGACGATATGATTGAACCAAATAGAAAATTATGTTCATGTGGAGTAAGACCACATTTCAATTTTGAGGGATTAAAAGCGGAATTTTGTAAATTATGTAAATTGGGTGGCATGATAAATGTAGAAGATAAACGATGTGTATGTGGTAAGACTGCAAGTCCGTCATTTAATTATGAAGGATTGCTTGGAAAATATTGCGGATTGTGTCAGTTAGATGGTATGATAAATGTAAAACGTGTAAAATGTATAAAATGTGCATGCGGTGTCAGTTGCAACTTTAATTTACCTGGTCTAAAACCCATATGTTGTGCTAGTTGTAAAACACCTGGAATGATAGATTTGGTACATAGATTATGTTTTTGTGGAAAAGCTCAATCAAATTTTAATTATATTGGTTTGCCTGGTGATTATTGTTCTAAATGTAAGCTTGAAGGAATGATTGATATACGTAATAATAGATGTTTTTGTGGAAAATCTCAACCTACCTACAATATAGAAGGATTGTATGCTCGGTATTGTATAAATTGTAAAGACGAAAATATGATAGATGTTAGGCATGCGAAATGTAAAACCTTATTTTGTAATATACGTGTCCAAGAGAAATATGAAGGATATTGTTTACGATGTTTTATCCATACGTATCCAGATAAAGTAGTTGCAAGAAACTACAAGACAAAAGAATTTGCTGTGGAGGAATTTGTAACAAATACATTTCCGGATGTTTCTTGGATAAATGATAAAATTATAACTGATGGTTGTTCAAAAAAACGACCAGATATGCTATTAGATTTAGGATATCATGTAATTATAGTTGAAGTAGATGAAAATCAACATAAAAAATATGATTGTTCATGTAGCAATAAGCGGCTTATGGAATTATCACAGGATGTAAATCATCGACCTATAGTATTTATTCGAATAAATCCTGATGAATATTTATCCCAATCAGGTGATAAAATAAAATCATGTTGGGGAATTACGAAACAGACAGGTATTTGTAAAATTATAGATCAAGAAAATTGGCAATCCCGTTTAGAAAGTTTGCAAAAACAAATTGAATATTGGAGTAATCCAGAAAATAAATCAGAAAAAACTATAGAAATAATAGAGATGTTTTATGATCAAAATCTATAATATAACATGCTGCGAGCCATAACCATTGCAAATGTAGATAGTTGAAAGTTATGCGTATTATAAATATTAAAAAAAAATTTATATAATTATATATATATTTTTTATGAGTCTCGAATTAAAACGATTTCAAATGAGTAGCATTAGCTTTAAAGCTACAGAAGCAAGTGGTCCGGTTGTAGTTTTTATAGGTAAAAGAGGATGCGGAAAATCATACCTTGTAAGAGATCTTTTATATTATCATCAGGATATTCCAATAGGAGTTGTAATTGCGGGCACAGAGGAGGGAAATGGTTTTTATGGAAAAATGGTACCCAAATTGTTTATCCATAATGAGTACAATACTGCGATCATAGAGAACATATTAAAGCGACAAAAATCTGTATTGAGACAAATACGAAAGGAAATGGAGACTTACAAACGAAGCACAATAGACCCGCGCACTTTTGTTATTTTAGATGATTGCCTTTATGACGCTTCATGGACGAAAGATAAGATGATGAGATTGCTCTTTATGAATGGACGGCATTGGAAGATCATGTTAATCATCACAATGCAATATCCGTTGGGAGTTCCTCCGAATCTCCGCACGAATATCGACTATGTTTTTATATTAAGAGAGCCATATATCGCAAATCGGAAACGCATTTTTGACAACTATGCTGGCATGTTTCCGACATTCGAGTCGTTTTGTCAGGTGATGGACCAGTGCACCGAGAATTTTGAGTGTTTAGTGATCAACAACACATCCAAATCGAACAAAATAACGGATCAGGTGTTTTGGTACAAGGCTGATAGTCACAATGACTTCAAATTGGGGTCAAAAGAGTTCTGGGATTTGTCGAAAGATATACAATCGGATGAAGAAGAGGAGAAATATGACCCAAACAATGTCAAAAAACGCGGTCAAGGACCCAAAATCAATGTCAAAAAGAGCAAATGGTAAGTGGTAAGTATAAAATCTCGCTTATCATTTTGGATGAGCAAGATTTTTATAGGACCGCTTTTGTAAATAAAATTGAAATATAATTTATTATATTAACAAAATTAATATAATAAGGTTGTATGAGCGAATTTACAAGAAATTTAGATGAATTATTATATTTGTCAGGAACAAAAAAGAACATGGTAAGACACCTAAGAAAAAATTATAGAGAAAATATTCATTATATTAATTATATAGTTGAAAAAGATAATTTTAAAAATACACCACAAAATGGTGGTCAAAATAAAATTGTATTTATGCTTACTGAATCAGTGTATGAATTATTAAAGAATTCATATAATTTGAGAAATAGATATATTGTAGATATCAGTGATAAAGTGAAATATGTAAATATTGGCATGTGTATTGAAAACCAAACTATAGGATTTATTGAGAATGCATACAGCAATATGTTAAATGTAAAAAGGCAATATGGATTTGGTAAATATAGAGCAGATTTGTATTTTATTGATTATAAATTGGTAATTGAGTGCGATGAAAATAATCACACTGATAGAGATGCTATACAAGAAAAGGTTAGGGAAGACTATATATTGTCATTAGGAAATAAAATTATTAGATACAATCCAAACGCAAGTTCATTTGATTTATCTAACGTATTGAGAGAAATAAATGTGATATTATTTTCAGGTAAACTATAATCTTGCTTTTATAAATCTCGATTTTTATATAATAACCAAGATAACAACTTAAAGAGTATCCTCTTATACATATTATAATAAGATGCAAGAGTTAAACATCGTTGAACTTATTGAAAAGAACCCCATAGCCAGGCTGTCAAATGTCTACAATAATAAATTATTAACAAGAATAAAGGAAAATTTTACTAGTTTTGAACAACAATTATTCGTAAGTAGTTTTTATTGCTACTTAAATTATGATAAAAACATGGATTTTGTCGTTGATTTAGATAATCTATGGAAATGGTTAGGGTTTTCTACTAAACAAAATGCTATAAGAATGATAGAAAAACATTTTAAGATTGACATAGATTATAAAAATCTTGCTCACGCAACTTCGGAAGCAGTTTTTGAACAAGGATCGGTGCTTACCAATTTGGATAATCACGAAAATTCGACTAATTATATTATTAAGCAAGATGAAAAATGGGGTGGTCAAAACAAGCAAACTATCATGCTAACCATTAAGTGCTTCAAATCGTTATGCTTAAAAGCACAAACAAAAAAAGCGTCAGAAATCCACGAATATTACATGAAGATGGAAGAAGTCATCCATAAAATAGTAGAAGAAGAAACCGACGAATTGAGACTCCAATTGGAACAAAAAGAAAATATCATAATCGAAAAAGATAACACAATACAGAATACAAAAAAAGAAAAGCAACGAGCTGTCGAACAGGCAACAATCGTTCAATTTCCAGTGAATACAGAATGTATCTATTTTGGAACGATAAATAATACAAATGAGGCGTCAGAGAATTTAATCAAATTTGGACATACAAACGATCTCGCGACAAGAGTGGTAGACCATCGCAAGAAGTACGACAATTTTATATTGGTTGCGGCGTTTAGAGTTCAAAATAAAGTCGAAATAGAGAATTTGATCAAGACATATCCCAAGATCAAAAGACAAATTCGTAGCATTGAAGTAAATGGAAAAAACAAGACCGAAATTGTCGCGTATGACAGCACAAATTTTACGATTGAAAAATTTTCCAAGCATATAAAAGATATCATTCATTCAAAAACATATAGTATCGACAATTTCAATAAATTGATGCAACGAAATGACGAGTTGGAAAACGAGAATAGAGATTTGAAAGAAAACATGGAAAAGGATAAAACAATGATCAACAAACTAACTCTGGAAATCAATGGAATGCGAGAAATCATAGAGAACCAAAAAACGTCCATTGCGAGTGCAAGTATGGAGACCCAGTCTGTATATCAAAATGCATTACTACCAGAAGACGAATTGACGCAAAAATTCAACGAATTCATTGAACAAATGTGCATAGTTAGAAGTGATGTGGAGGAGTCATCGGTAGATATGGAGGGGCAATATCGTATATGGTGTAAAACAAAACCAAAGAAGGAAATATTTCATGCACTGAAGCATTATTTGGATACAAGATTCAAGGCAGCCAGAATTTCAAAACAAGAGAAAGATCAGGTGGTACATGGATATATTGGAGTGAAACTTAAGAGTATTGAATATAAAAAGAAGTATGCTGCGAATGATGTGGAAACATGTCTATTTGAAGTATGTCGATTTTCTTCTAGCGGAAAAATTTTGAATTCAGTTTTACTCCAAGAGTATCAAAGATGGAAAAAAAGTCTAAACAAGGAAGTATCCGACAATGATATGAAAGACATAAAAGATTATTTGAATTCTTGTGAGTATGCATTAAAAGCGGTAGTTTGGACGGATCAGGGTTCAAATGAAGGATATTATGGATTGTCGTTGAAGAGCAGTGAACACAAACATAAAAAGACGTCGTCTACTGGTAAAAGAGTGGAGAAGAGAGAGGTGGGTACAGATCAGGTGCTGTCTACATGGGAAACGATCGCAAAAGCTGCGCAATATGAGAGTGTATGTGCATCAAAAATGAGTCTAAGTATTAAAAACAAAGTGGTGTATAAAGGGAATTATTACTATTGTACTGCGACAGCATAGTGTAAGTTTACATTACTATTTAAAAAATAGTAATATAATATAAGAAAGAATGGAAGATGGTATTGAACAAAACATTTCGCAATTACCAAAAATAGTAAAATCGGTAACAACTATTGTTACACCCACTGCAATAAAACAAGAACAAGTTCAAGAACATGAAAAACTTATAGTCATCGCCCAGTCTATCCCACCAATCAAAAAACCGATTACTCCACCTTTTTCTTGGCAAAGGGACCACTAATCAACTCACTTTGTCCATTATCGGTTTTCCCCACAATAATGTTTTCACCATCGAATAACTCAGCACGAATATCAGCGGCGGAAATAGTGTCGCTTTCTTTTTCATTCAATGCGGCCTCTTGGGTGTTCATGTGTCCAACGCCAACCAAATTACCTTCCGCATCGATATTCTGTGTCAAAGAAGCACCCGTTTTCTCAGCCAATTTGATATTCTCATCAATAGCCTTCTTCTTTGTTTCCTTTACACGCTGTTCGAATGCGGTTTTAGCAAAAGATTCATTCTTGGTCTTCTCATGCATAAGTTGGTTTAGCTCATCTTCAATGTATTCCACACGACCCGTCTTGTAAGCCTCGGGGTCCCAAGGCATCCAAAGACCAACAGGGCCAACAAATACGTCATGATTGGGGTCCAACTCTCTCAACATCTTGCATCGGAGTTCAGCCTCTTCAAGAGTGGGGTATACACCTCTCACCTTTAGTCCTCGAGTAGATGTTTGGAAATTATATTTTACGTTAAACGCGTTTTCCAAATCTTCCTCATTTTGATCCAAAAAGGTCTTGTATTCGTCATCCAAACTGCTTTTAGCGATAGTCGATTGCTCTTCTTTAATAAATTCTTGGTAGTCTTTAGTAATATCATCAAAAGTAAGCTTGTATTTAAATGAAATAAAACTCAGAAACTGGACAAACTTCTCCATACTTTTGGAAAACTCCCACTTTTGCAAAAATTGTTCAAAAAAGAATAGTTCCTTTTGTTTCACAATTTTTTCAGGAGAGACGAAGGAAACGCATACGAATTTTTGTCCAGCTACAGGCTTATCTTCCTCCAACAAGTCCACGTATTTAGGATTGGGGTTGCCATTTTTGTTCATTTTCTTTTCGAAACTGATAGAAGATTTAGGGGCTTGTTCTTTGGAATTACTCATTTATAAATATATTTGATTCGTTACTTTTAAGTTTATTATGAAACAATATATTTTTTTCTATATAATTAATATAAGTATGTTTGATGTCGTTGAACTTGTAAAAAGAGTCCTCAAATATTTATTTGAAGGTATTATCGTGGCGATTGCTGCTTTCGTCATTCCTAAACGCTCATTGAACATTGAGGAGATCCTACTTTTGGCTCTTACTGCCGCTGCAACTTTCTCTATTTTGGATACATATGCACCCAGTTTTTCTCCCTCCGTTAGAGGTGGTGCTGGATTTGGTATTGGAGCCAATTTGGTCGGATTTCCCGGAGGTCTTTAAATATGTAGGTTATCGGTTTTAGGTAAGCAAAATAATATGATAAATAAATATCATATTATATAAATGACGCGACGAATAAAACCCAGAAGGAAAACCAATAAAATAGTGCAACTTCAAGGTGGTATGTGGAATTGCAATACGGGTGAGGAATTGACTGCCAAGAAACGTTCACTATCAATAAAAAATAAAAATAAACAAGTTGGTGGAGTGAGGGTCAAAAAAAATGGGACAAAAAAACAACGAAAACACCCTAAAAAACATAAAGGAGGGTATTTTGCAGGTGAAGGAGCATTTGGGGTATTATTTAATGGTCCAAGACTTCCATGTGCCGCTGGAAATGATGGACCAGAGGAATCGATAGATGATGTTCAAGGCGAAGAAGAAATGACACAAGTAGGTAAGATTTATGAAAATGAATTAGAAAATTCTAGATTGCTGGATACATCGAGTAAAGCAGCGCAAGAAATGGATGTTGTCAAGAGATTGACAGACGGAGGATTTAATATAGCCGAAATGTCTCGCTATTTTATTTTGCCGATTAAAATGTGTCAAATCAATAGAGACGCATTAGGACGAATACCATATAATGCTCCATATAATAATCCAGCATGGAGGTTTAGTCGAGATGGATTGAGACAAAGCAGCCAAATACTTAATTCAACAAATCAACTGCCTCGTAATTGGAATACGATGGTTGTTTCAAAATTAGGGACATCAGATATCGCATCCATTATTACCAATTCGGATTCAAATCCAATAGATGATATTAACTTGGTTGACAATTTAACCAAATTACGAAACGTAGTAATAGGTGTACAAAAAATACAAGAACGTGGTTTTATTCATGGAGATCTAAAGGCAGTTAATATTATTGCCATTGATGGAACATTTAAAATAGGCGACAATTCAGATCTGAGATCTATCGCGAATGAAAAAACAGATATGTTAAATATGCCAGAAGCATTTGAATACTATGTTTGGCCTTCCATCGTAGTATATAGCGTTTTTTTTATACCAAAAAAACCATATAATGCAGCTTCTCCATATAAAAATGCATCAGAATACTCCACTAACGTTCCGTATTCTGGGTCTGCAACTACACCTTCGGTTCCGTTGCATCCCCTAGATACTACGAAAGTAGTAATGAAAAATCCTAGGGATATATTGGAAAATTTGTATATGAACCAAAATTCTTTTAATGATGACAGCATACGCGTTAGAATGTATCAGTATTTGGTTGAACCTTTTAACATAATATCAGATATAGGATTTACACCAGAACAAGTAGAAAAAACTACCAAATATTCAAAAACATTAGTAGGTCAAAAATTGTTCAATTATGACTTATTACTACACTCAAATTTTAGCACATATAATAGCGCATCGAAATTTAAAAGCGCATTATCAACTAATGATGAAGGTATCCGAAATTATCTAAGGTCGTTTAACCTAATAATGCAGAGCTTCACAGATATGGCAAGTCAAAAAATGGACTTATTAAAGCGAGTAGATATTTATTCACTCGGTTTAGTAATTTTAAAATGTGTTGGAGAATATATCAAATATAAAACAAAATATGCTGAACAAGTATTAAACCCTGATGTTATAATACAGCTTTATGATTTAGTGTATTTGTGTTGTAACCAAGAAGGATTTTGTCCAGATATTAATGCTATAGTGGAAGAATATGATCGCATTTTAACAGAATTGAGGCCTGCGTCAGCACCTGAGCCATCGCCTCAGCCATCGCCTCAGCCAACCCCTCAGCCATCGCCTGAACCATCGCCAGTACTTTCACAAGATAATATGCAAACAGAGAATGATCAACCACCATCACCTTTCTCCTAGTAATATTCCTTCGGCTGGCGCCATCGTTGCGTAAGGAATATAGTCGGAAAACTTTGACTCGCTACGGCTGCCTCCTTGCTACGCGGTAACTACGTTTTCCTCAAAAAACTAAATAGTAGCAATAAATTCCCAATCTAATTCCCCGCAAATCTTTTTCCATATGGTATCTTGTTCAATCAATTTTTCTCTATCTTTCAACATGGGTATTTCCGGCAAATAATGTTGCTCCCCCAGCAATTCAAATAATTTAAATAAAACATAATAATAATGCAAAAAATTAACGCGATAATCGGGGCAATGTTTTGCATACGGATATTGTATTTCCATGAAAAAATTGCACAAAGTTTCCTCCAAATCTTGTGATATTATCGGTGGTTTGATGCCCAATTTATCTTTGATAAAATTGATGTGTTCATAATACTTATTATAGCCCAGTTTTTTCAACAATTCCTTTACCTTATAATATGTAAGTTTTTCAAGATCAATGCGTTCTTTTTTAATTTGTAGTTTCAAACTTTCAATCACTTCAACAGGAATTTGCGTAGTTTCCTTTCCCTGAAATTGTGCCAATATTTCCTTAAAATGATTGATTTTTTTATAAGCGTAAAAGCATACCTCTTTGGGTGGTTCTTTATACGAAGGTTTTTCGTTTTCAATCAGGTATGGAACATTCGTGGAACATATATTACAAATTAATACCCCTTCATCATCCATGGGTATTAATTCGCCTTTATAACAAGATTGACATATATCTGTAGAGGTAATAAATGAATTAATGTCCAAGAAAGACTCGTCGATGTTACTTAAGTATTTTTGGAAAATATTATTGTTTTTATTTTCAATGACATTTACATTTTCGGTTTTAATTTTAAAGAAGCTATCCAATATTTTGTTTTTATTTGTAGGTGTATCTCCTTTAGAGATATTTTTTTTATTTTCAAAATAGTCGAAAATAAATTCCGAATTGTCTAAAAAATAATCCTTCTTTTTGATTTTAAGGGATTTAATTAATGTACCGATTTCTTCAACACGATCTTTATAGTCTAATATTTGTTCAATAGTCAATGTCCTTTCTTCTTTATTTTTATGAAGCAATAGTTTAATATTTTCTCTCTCCAACTTTAATTTTGGAATGTTATCTTGTTCATCCTTATGAAATTCATTGACAAATTCCTTATGTTTACCATCAAGAGTCGTCGAATTCTTTTTATTGACCTTGATTTTTTTGGTAGTTTTAGGCTTAAAAGAAGGCATAATAGTCTATTACTATAAATTTGCATTTATTATTTAATTTGTAATTTATGAAAAACATATATGGACAAGTTTAAAATAAATTAAAAATTTCTTGATTTTTAGTAGATGAATAAAAATGAAGAAATAGAAAAAATGGATATAAATATTAAAATTGAAAATGTAGGCGGGATTGGCTCTGAAAAAGATTCCAGTTATGCAATAACGATTGACAATGTGAAATTTCAAAAAATGCTTTTTGTATTTAACGCAATCAATGATGGTTGGTCTATTAAGAAGCGAAAGGATGCTTACATATTTTCAAAAAATCACGAAGGGAAAAAAGAGGTATTTTTAGATTCCTATTTACTTACCTTTATGAAAAAGAATTTAGACATGAATAGATTGTTAGCATAAAATGCAGGGATCTTATAAAGTTCCTTCGGCTAACGCCTTTGGAATATAATCGGAAAACTTCGACTCGCTACGCCACTGCGCAGTGTCTACGTTTTCCTCCAACTTCCAAAGGATATATGTTGAACATATATCCTTTTTTCATCATCAAATCAACTAAGCTCCATAACGTTAGTAGGGGATCTCACTGAGCGGAACGCGCATTTACAGAATCAGAATATGGAACGCTAGTGGAGTATTCTGAAAGAGCTTAATCCGGAAAACTTTAACTCGTTCCAAAGGGTATACGTACCACGTATACCCTTTTCTTCCTTCAGACCCAAAGGATACCCGTAGTACGGAGACCCTTTTATTCCTCCATATTTCTTCTCTAAAACTACAAAATATAATCCGAAAACTTCGGCTAACTCCTACGTTTTCTTACAAAATCTCATTAAAACTTCCCTTACATCGTTCAAATATAAATTTAATATTGAATTAAAATTTTTAATTTATGTAGGTAAAAAAGGTGAATTAAAAATAAAATAATGATTGAATTAAATTCATTTCAAAAAAATTTTTTTCTTTAGGAATAATATAATATGGGAGGTGGCTTAATGCAACTCGTCGCTTATGGCGCTCAAGACGTTTATCTAACTGGTAATCCGCAAATCACTTTCTGGAAGGTCACCTATCGCAGGTACACAAATTTTGCGATCGAATCTATTGAACAAACTTTCAATGGACAAGCCGATTTTGGCCGCCGTGTCACTTGCACTATCAGCCGAAATGGCGATTTGTGCTACCGCACTTATCTTCAGGTTACTCTCCCCGAGATCAACCAAATGATGGGCAACGCCACATCTGTTCTTACCAACACCGCCTCTGTCTATGCCCGTTGGTTGGACTTCCCCGGCGAACAACTCATCGCCCAAGTTGAGGTCGAAATTGGAGGTCAACGAATTGACCGCCAATATGGTGACTGGATGCACATCTGGAACCAACTTACCATGACTGCCGAACAACAACGTGGTTACTTCAAAATGATCGGAAACGTGACTCAACTCACCTTCATCACCGATCCCTCTTTCGCTGATGTTGATGGTCCTTGCGACTCCATCGCTCCCCGTCAAGTGTGCGCCCCCCGTAACGCACTCCCTGAGACCACCCTTTACATCCCCCTTCAATTCTGGTTTTGCACAAACCCCGGTTTGGCTCTTCCTTTGATTGCTCTCCAATACCACGAAGTCAAGATCAACCTTGATATCCGCCCTATTGATGAGTGCTTGTGGGCTGTTACATCCCTCAGTTGCAATAGTGGTACCAAAGAGGCTCTCACCAACAACGGAAGTTATCAATACCCTGCCGGAACTCCCGTTGTTGCCACCATCGCCTACAATCAATCGCTTGTGGCTGCTTCTTTGTACGTCGACTATGTCTTCTTGGACACTGATGAACGAAGACGCTTTGCCCAAAATCCCCACGAATACCTCATCTCCCAGCTTCAATTTACCGGCGACGAATCTGTCGGCAGCTCCTCAAACAAGATCAAGCTCAACTTTAACCACCCCGTTAAGGAGTTGATTTGGGTTGTCCAACCCGACCAAAACGTTGATTATTGCTCTTCCCTCCTTTGTGACGCCACCCTTTTCAAAGTTCTTGGCGCCCAACCCTTCAACTACACTGATGCTATTGATGCCCTTCCCAATGCCATCCACGCTTTCGGTGGACCCATGGAGCTTAAAGGTCCTCTTGGCCAAAGTGGTCAAAATGAGTTCATTGATGCCCGTGGTCTTTTCGAAGATGCTGGCTCTCTTGATGCAATGGTTTCCGGATACTGGACTGGTGGTCAATACTCCAACTTCTACAACCAAACCAACTTCTCTGGAACCAACATTGGGACTATAGGCAATGCCGCCGCAGCTGCCGCCGCCGGATTGTCTCAAACTCAATACGATGCTTGGGTCAACCAATCCCACAACGAAGGGTCCACAGTGTCTGATGCCGGAACATTCGTTCTTTCTGAGACCTCTTTGGACATGCACTGCTGGGGACAAAATCCCGTCGTCGTTGCCAAGCTCCAACTCAACGGCCAAGATCGCTTCTCTGAACGTGAAGGGTCTTACTTCTCTTGGGTTCAACCCTACCAAGCGCACACCCGTTGCCCCGATGAAGGTATCAACGTGTACTCATTTGCTCTCCGCCCCGAAGAACATCAACCTTCAGGGACGTGCAACTTCTCCAGAATTGACAATGCTACTCTCCAGCTTGTCCTCTCCAACGCTACAGTTGAAGGCACACGAACTGCCAAAGTCCGTGTTTATGCCACCAACTACAATGTTCTCCGCATTATGTCAGGCATGGGTGGGTTAGCGTACAGCAATTAAGCGAATTAAACATAATACATATATTATTCGTAAAAACAATTTAAAGACATCAATATTATATAAATTATAATATGGATAATAATAAAATTGAAAACAAAGTAGAAGACAATTTTACATCTCATAATAATAAAATGAAACCATTGTATGGTTATAACAAAGAATTAATGTGCGGCGAAATTAGATATTTTAATAAAATTTATCTTATGGATTTAGATGATAAAGATAATATTATTAATTTTAACAAACAATTTATATTTACATCAGAAAATGATATATATCCATCATATGGAACAAATTATAAGAGAATATCATATTTGGAATTTATTTTTAAATTTAATCCTGATCATAAATACTATAATTTTAAAAATGGTAATAATTTAGATATCAGAAGGTGTAACGTTGAAATTTATCCACCAATACATAAAACAATTATTGAAAATTATAAATTTATTGAATATATAGAAGGTCATTATTCAACTTTAGGCCAAGACGCATATGTAATTAAGAACCCTATATGGAAAATTATTGAAAATGATAAATTTTATTTATTAATGTATTGTGAAAAAGGAACTCTTATAAAATTATGCCAAGAAAGTTATCAAAAAATGTTAGATTTTGAACAAATTAATAATAATAAAAAAAAACTAACATTTTACAAATGTGGTAATGGTTATATTCAATCGCATATTGATGCAAATAAAATATTATATATCCATCAAATAATAATGGGTTGTTATGGAAATGGTGTGGGAACAAAAAATGTAAGCGTTGACCACATAGACCAAAATCCTTTAAATAATACATTAGAAAATTTAAGAGTAGCTACAAGAAAAGAACAAGAACAAAATTCAAAAGGTATAAAACCTGGAACAAAAAGAGAAAGAAAAACTAGTGCAAAGGATTTGCCAGAAGGACTTACTCAGGATATGATGAAAAAGTATGTTGTGTATTATAAAGAGTCATACAATAAAGAAAAAAATAAATTTAGAGAATTTTTCAAAGTTGAAAAACATCCCAAGTTAGACAAGCCATGGGTGACTACAAAATCTAATAAGGTATCTATTATAGAAAAACTTGAACAAGCTAATAAGGTTGTTTATAATTTAGAAAATAATGTTTATCCAGAAATAGAAAATCCAACATTACCAAAATATGTGTCATTAATTACAATGTGTAATAAACCACATTTGGTATTTGAAAAAAGAGACGATGAAAAAAGATTTAATCTTAAAATGGTTTTACCGGATGAATACGATTTACATGAACAAATATCACTATTTAAATTAAAAATTCGTGAAAAATATGGAGTTAGTTTGGTAGATAATAATGTTGTATTTAATTATGTGTATGATACAACAATAGGCAAGCTTGATAAATATATTAAAAACATCACATTTGAAATAGTAAGAAATTTAAAAAAACATACATTAACTTTTGAAACATATAAAACAGAGAAAGAAGCTATTTTAGAGGTTGAAAAATGGCTTTCTATAAAAATAACTAAAGATTACTTTCATAGTCTTCAATGTGAAGATCATCTTAATTATGATTTTGAAGATTACAAAGATCGTAATAGAGGTTCTATGTTAAGTTCAGGAATATACATTGAAATTATAGAAGTGATCGGAACTAATCATGTAAGCATTGAGTGTGGTTCATAAAATAAAGACCACCGACTCGTAAAAGAATTCGTGTGTAAATATGATTGTATCAAACAATTAAAAATAAGTGATAAAACTTTGGCAAAAGCATTAGATAAAAATATATTGTATAATAATTATTATTTCAAAAGTGTGGGTTGTAAACTAAAATGTTTGTAGACATTTCGTAAAATATCTCAGTTAAAGATATATTTCAATAGTATACATGAATCTTTTAGTAACAGGAGGATGTGGATTCATTGGATCTAATTTTATAAATTATTATTTTTATAAAAACCCAAAAGCTGTTATAGTTAATTTAGACGCAATGTATTATTGTGCAAGTGAAAATAATATTAAACCAGAAATTCAAACTTCAAATAGATACACATTTGTTCGTGGTAATTTGTGTTCTATGGATCTATTGCGACATATTTTAGAAAATAATAAAATAGATACTATTATTCATTTTGCAGCACAATCTCATGTTCAAAATTCCTTTGACGATTCAATTCAATATACAAATGACAATGTATTGGGAACGCATACATTGCTTGAAGCATCGCGAAAATATGGAAAAATTGTTAGATTTATTCATATTTCGACCGATGAAGTGTATGGCGAATCGATGATTAAAGAAGACGAAGAGAAAAAGACTGAAAATACAATATTATGTCCGACAAATCCATATGCTGCGACAAAAGCTGCTGCAGAATTAATCACACAATCATATTACCATTCATTTAAAATGCCTATTATTATTACACGAGGAAACAATGTTTATGGTCCCAATCAATATCCTGAAAAATTAATACCTAGATTTATTGAACAACTACATGAAAATAAAAAGGTGACTATACAAGGCGATGGTACAAATTTGCGCGCTTTTCTGCATGTATTAGATGTGTGTAGTGCATTAGAACTTATACTTGCTAAGGGAGTAATTGGTGAAATATATAATATAGGTAGCGATGAGCATCACGAGTATAGTGTTAGAGAAATTGCTCATAAATTAATTTATAGTATTAAACGAACAAAAGATTATGATAGTTGGATAACTTATATTGAGGATAGACCTTTTAATGATAAAAGATATCATATTAGCAATGATAAATTGAAAAATTTGGGGTGGACAATTAATGTAGATTTTGATGAAGGGTTAAATGAATTATTATAAGTTTGGAGGAAAACGGATGTAATGCGCAGTGGCGACGCGAACAGCAGTTTTCTGATTATACTCCGGTTGTTCGCCGAAGGCGAACAACTTGGTGGACACGTAGTGTCCACTGAGAACGTCAGTGGAGGAGTACATACTCTATTCCTTCGACTTCGTCTACGGAGTATAATCGGAAAAATTACTACTTTCCATCGCAATCCATTTGTTCAAGACATTTATTGCATCCCAAACAACATGCACTGCAACATAGACACATATTTGATAATCCGGATAAAACAGCTTCACATGCATTTAGAAATAAAGACCATCCTTTGACGCAACTACGCATACAACAACACGCTCCTTTTTCCACTTTACCAACAACAACAACAACTTCAGCAAGCTCGTCAGCTATAGAACTCTCCTCTTCTTCTTTTTTATGTTCCATTATAACGTATAACAATATAATAAAAAATACAAATAATATAACTCTACATAGATGTAAGCAAATAAATACAAAACTCATTCGACTTAATACCTACAGAGTTTTCCTACAAACACCACTAAACAACGCAACGCCTAGGACCCTACACGGATGTCGACCCTGACTCCTCTATTTCTACATACCCGTTATCGGTATCCCAACCCATATTTTTGCTATTAAACAATATATTCATATTTCTGACTTCGGGTTTATTCGTTTCTTCCCAAAACAGCTTGTTAATTTGTTCGTCATCTCTTAGTCGAACCGAATAAGTTTGTTGGATATTATTTCTACCAACACGACCCAAAGCTTGAATAATTTTTTCTTGCGTCAAGCACAAATCTTTACTCAAGTAGCCGTGACAAAATTGATAATTTGTTCCATAAATATAATCGCTAGAGGCGATAATCATATATAATTTTTGTTGATCGGCCAGGGTTTTCATGATTTCCGTATAGGCGATACTAGTATGATTGGTAAAAACCCCAATACCCATTAACAATAATATTTTCCAGCTATCATTCACCCCGGGCAACAACATGATTTCCACTATAGTTTCATCATCAATATTGCTAGTAAACGGATTTTTCACGTCAGCTTCATCTAATAAATATGCCCATTTCCGCAAATGCAGTTGTTTATTTGGAATAAATGTCTCGTTCAATTCGGCTGTTTTAATCATAGCTCGCAAGGTATCCAAATCTTTATTCATCTGTAATACATCCGCATCTTTATCATTTGTAGCAGCGTCTTTATTTTTACTGCTTGTTTTTTTCATTTTTTGAGCTTCACGTGAGTTATCTGTACAACTACCCTTTTGCGTTTTAGATTCTGCAATGTCTTCCAAATCGTGTTCCAATGAGGTAATGGTATCATTAATTTTATTATTGAATTCTATTTTTTCCATAATATCATCCATGACTTTTGCAGGAATATTGGCTTGCTGAATACAAAATCGCGCAATTTTTTCAACATCTGATGCAAGAAATATAGTCGGACCATCGGTCAATGTATATGCATCTTTTGTTGTAACATAAATGGCGCTATCTGCAGTAGTGCTACCGCTAGTGCCAGCACCAATACCGACTCTTTTTACTTCATTCCCCTTTGGATCAATCAAATCATTCGAAGTAATTCGTTTGGATCTACTGGATAACAATGAAGCATAAATAGTAGACCATGCATCTGGGTTAATTTTTGTTAACAACAACAAATAATGCATTTTAATGTTTTGCATAGTGATATCGTCAAATGATCCAAAATGTCGCATTATTTTTGCGCTGTTTGGAACAAAATTATTTGTCTCAACATACATAATAAAATCAACTACTTCTTTCAGATCAAAATATCGCAACAACGTCAAATTATTATTACAATGTGTGGCAATTGATAATATTTGGCTATAGTCCGCGCTTAAATAATGAGGTAGTACAACATGACCACTTTTGTTGAGTAATGGGATGGATTTTTTGCAATCATTACTAATAATGTCAAATACTTGCGCGTTTTCAAACTTCTCTTTAAAATCCGCGCAAGTTTCGGTCAACTCGTGTAATTTTGGCAAAGTTGCCGACGACAAAATGACGTTTGGAATATTGTTTTCGGACCAATTTTTTTTAATAATAGCGTGCAAATCGTGATTGTCATAATCCATGGTAATAGTCGGTTCGTCCCAATAGGTGACGATATTTTCAACAGGATTAAATGCTTGCATATAGTACATGGCCGATAAATAGGATTGAACATCACAAATAATAATTTCTACTTTATCACCTATACTATTGTCTACTTTCCCGATACCCCCCGATTTCTTATTTTTTTTGTATTCTTTGGCAGCAAAATAGTGTAGACGAATATCCCCCGCGCTAGTGCACCCAAACGCAAACGCAATTTTTTTATTAACAGAAATGGCAGCTCGCGCCAAGGCTAATCCAACATGTCTTGCAGCGCACACAAATATCACTTTATATTGTTCAGAAATACCGATAGGAGAAAGAGTTTTACCGGTTCCAGTGGGAGCAATATACAACACTAATTTTGGACCTGGATTGCGCATCAAGGTAAACACCCTTTTCTGGTGTTCATATAGCAACATATCAGCATGTTTCAATAGCAAAGTATTTTTTTCGATGAATTCTACAGAATTGGCAACCATATCAGACATAATAATATCATCTTCAAATTTTCGTAAGACATTTTGAATGATATTGACAACATGCTTGTTTAAGTGATCGATATTATTTTTTAATAATTTATATAGCGTAAAATATTGTGTTAACCATTTTTCCGAGTTTTTGTTCTTGTTCTGTAAAAGTGTTTCTAGTATATCAATCAATAAATGCTCATATATTTTATCAGCATTCATTTTAGCAACATCATTTTTTTCAATGCGAATTAAGTCAGCTTTTTTAACAGCAGGACTTGTTTTAGCTGATACTACAAAAGCATCTAATATGGTTAAACTCTGACCATATTTTCGTTTTAATTCTTGTAATTTATTACTGAAATATTTATTATATAGATGATCCTCCATAGTTTCAGAATATTCAATCTTCAAGAATGAAAATAAGGAGTCAAATTTATTGTATTTAATATTTACATTATTATATCCATTCATGATTAATGTTAATATTTCTATTTCCTCTGATGATACAGGGACCTCAATAGATTCCCATTCAGATTTTCTTAGTTTACGTTGATTAAGATCCATGATTTATAATGTGTATTATTAGTAATATATCTTTATATAACTTCAATTTTATTTAAAATTTATAAAGAAAATTGAAATGAATAAACTAACTTAAAATGGAGGCATCATATAATATACATTAATAGCAACCATGCAAGAATTCAGAGAAAACGCAAGAATGATGTCTGGTACTACTACTACTACTAGTAGCAGTAGTAGTAGTAGTAGCAATAGTAATGGATTCAAAATAGTATCCATTGAAGGAAATATTGGATCGGGTAAGTCAACATTATTGGCTCATCTTCAAAAAACATTTGAAAATTATTCCAACATTATATTCTTGAAGGAACCTGTGGATGATTGGGAATCCATTAAAGATAATGAAGGGAAAACGATGATTCAAAAATTTTATGCGGACCAAGAACGCTATTCATTCTCTTTTCAAATGATGGCATATATTTCAAGATTGGCGCTATTAAAAACAGCCATTAAAGAAAACCCGAATGCCATTATTATTACTGAGAGGAGTTTATACACAGATAAATATGTATTTGCCAAGATGTTATTTGAATCGGGTAAAATCGAAGACGTAAATTATCAAATCTATTCGAGATGGTTTGATACATTTGCAGAGGAGTGTCCAGTGGATAAGGTGATATATGTAAATGCTGATCCAGAAATTTGTCATGAGCGCATTGCACGCCGTTCTAGAATGGGAGAAGACGTGATTCCTCTAGAATATTTACAACAATGTCACGAATATCATGAGAATATGATACATAATGTTTTACATAACCAAGAAGACGATTATAAAAGACAACTTATTTTAAATGGCAATATAAATATTTTCGATCATGACGACCAATTAAAAAAATGGGTGCGAGATATTCATGCATTTATTGGGTATGTTGGGGAGCCAACTTTAGATAGAGATGGAGTAGCTATCGAATATTAGAAAAAATGCGAAACTCCTTCATTAACGCTACGGAATTTAATCCATTCAGTACCAATATTAGAGTAATAAATTTTGTAAATATTTTTTTATCCAGCTATATTATGAATTCAATTAAAAACTCAAATTTTCTACCGATAGATATATCTCGTGCATCACCAAATTTCAAACCAAAATTGCAAACGATACCAGAATATCATTTAACTAAATTTGAAAGGGATAACATTAAAGAGGAGGAAGAAGATGACGAGGAATATGAAGAAAATATAAAGAAAAAAATAGCTCAACAACATCTATACAAAATGCAAGCTTGGCAAAAAATAAAAGCTTTGCAAAAACAATATGAATTGGAGGAAAACAGATGGTCGCATAGCGACCAGCAGTTTTCTGATGATACTCTGGAGCGTCAGCAGAGGAGTATAGAAGAGCAACAACAACAACAACATAAATTAGAAGATGATGAACAATTTGATATTGAAATAGGAGGGGGGATTGTACTGACTAAAAAGAAACCGACAAACACGAAAAAACGAAAACAAACAAAGGGTAGAACAAAAAAACGAAAAAGTAAAAGAAGAATGACTAAAAAACGTTCTAGACGAAATAGACCTTAAATAACTAAGTCAATCACCACTGGATAATGGTCTGAGTTATATTTCCCACAAAACTCATCATAATCTTGATAAATATAACTAATAGTAATATGATCCTTTATAAATTTGGTCACCAACATGTGATCAATCATAGAAAACTCGTTTGCAGTAGAGTTGCAATCATTATTTTTATCCCACCAATCTGAGAATCGCAATGGTTGAGCCATCGTATCTGCCACACTATACAATTGATATTTTCCAGAATAAGCACCAAAATTGCCTTTTAAAATATCCAGCACTTGAGAGATAGGTTTGTTATTATTTGCATCCAATATTTTCCCATCAAAATCATTGAAATCTCCCATAATAATAATTTCGTAATCGCGTGTATAATAATCGACAATGACCTTTTGTAAAAGTTGTACTTGTGCCTCTCTTTCAGCACACCTTTCAGGGTCTGTCGGATACGCAAGTAAATGGGCTCCAATGAATGCAACATCTACATTATTTAATCGAAATTCTGTAATATAATGTTTGCTCACACCAGATGTCCCAGGCGTACCAGTATATCCACATTTTGATCCAGGAATGGGATAATTATATCGATCTTCTGTTCTATATAAATCAACTAGAGGATCTATACGAGTAATCATACCTGTATTTTGTCCGGTGGCACTATCAGTGCCTTTTTTTAAGTAAGATTTGTAGCTAGTATCTTGTAAATTTGCAATAATCATATTAAGTTCATCACATCCTTCCACCTCACAAAAATTCACTATGTCGGGGTTTATATCCTTTATAACATTAGAGACGTAAGAGAGATGTGTCAAGGCTTCTGTTTGATTTTTCCAAGTGCATTGCTCCCCAGGGCAATCTGCTTGGTTATAATAGTCTACAAATAACCATTCGACGTTATATTGAACTATTCTAAATGCGTTTTTATTAGTTCTTCTATCTCCTGATACAGCCGTCGTTTTTGGGCATTCCGTATCACCCGCGAATGCATACAAAAAACCATGCAATAATGTAAATGCATATAAAAGATTCCACGATTTCATAATATACATTATACTTACATTATTTTTATGGGTGAATCGCATAAAAATAATAATTGAAACTGATTGCACATTTATACTCCTATAGCAACAATACGAGGAAAGATATGCAGACAAATGTGAATACGATTGCTCATGCAGAATATGTTATGAATTTTGATGGATGTAGTAAAGGTAATCCAGGTCCAGCGGGCGCAGGTGCGGTAATTTATCAAAATGGTATTGAAATATGGGGAGCATGTGATTTTGTTGGAAAAAAAGAAACAAACAATATGGCTGAATATGCGGGTCTCATTCTTGGGATGAAAGAAGCATCTCATAGAAATATACGTAAAATTGCCATTAAGGGTGATAGTCTATTAGTAATTAAACAAATGCGTGGCGAATATAAGGTTAAATCTGAAAATTTATTAGAATCATTTGCACAAGCTAAAAAATTAGAAAAAAATTTCGAATTGATAACATATGATCACGTATATAGGAGTGAAAATAAAAGAGCGGATGAGTTATCTAATGATGGATTGGTTGATGAAAAATAAAAATCTGTCCGTATAATAAATGTCATGTACATGTAAATGTGTAAAATCAAGTTATATGTATTTATGTTTAGTTTGTGTATTAAGTTTCGTGTGTATAGTACCAATGATTCCAAATATAATTATACCGAATATTCGAAAAATAGACATATCAACGATACCCTATTTTTTACCCAAAATGCCTACTATGCCGACTATACCTAGTGACCCCATCGTACCAGAAATACCGGAAATACCAGAAATACCAGAAATACCAGAAATACCGGAAATACCAACATAACATAATATAATTTATCCATTTTCCAAAAGACCAATATTCAGTCTTTGACCCGATTTATATTTTAAAATATCCCTCATGGATGTAGTAGTAGGGAATTCATCAGCGCTATAAATATCCTGTAATAACAACCATTCAAACATTCCGCCTATATAAGCATATATGTTCACAAATCCTAGACTCATTAATTGTTGATATTTTTTATATAATTTTTCATCATTTGAATTACGCCCATAAATAACTATTCTGACATTTTTATTACTTCTAACGTATTTATTTATTAGTTCTTCTTCTTGTATAGCAGTAATAGTTCCAGGTATTAAACATCCTTGTTCTAACTCAGATAAAGTATTGATAAGTAAATATATTTCTGGGTTTTTATATGCTAATTGGACATCTTCAAAATTTATTTTTTGCATCGATTGGGAATTCCCCATAATGTAAATATAATCATATGTTTAAATTATGTTTTGAGTTGATATTTATTGGATGGAAACGTAAAGCTATCATTCCAAATTCTAATTAAACTGCACTACGATCTCCACCTTTTCCTTTTTAATACTCTTGGTAGCAGAAATAGACAATTCTTCTCTCTTCTTCCTAGTCTTGGAATTTTCAGAACTCAATTCCTTTCGTTTAGAAGTACTATTCCTGCTATTCATATCTTTTTCAATGGTATCATAATTATTTTCGATGTATTCAATAATTTTATTTTCCAACGCCCATTTAAAAAAGTTCAATTGACCAATAGTGGTCTCGATGGAAGTATCACCTTTATATGGAATACTGATGCGCTCCCATCTACAAAAAGGATCCAATCTGGCCTTGCTATAAGCTTTCAATTTCAATTTGTAATCTACATACACCTTAAATCTTTTACTACCATAAGAAGGATCTTCAATAGCATAGGTAGTATAATTTTTCTTAGCGTAATTTGTAACAAACCAATCAACTATTCGCAATGAAATTTTAGATTCCCCTGTAATAATTTTCAACATTTTATCTAAACTATCCGTGTCTTTATAAAAATCCATTAAATTATTAAGTAGTAAATCATTTTGGGTAGTATAATTTGCAGACATTATTAATAAGTATTTGGATGTTGTTTTTAAGCATTTTCCAAAGTAAAATGCATATTTATTCATAATTATGATGTTTTTCTCTTTCACCAGTTGTGCTAATAGGTTTCAAGAAATCATCTTGGGTAATGACATCATGTAAATAATTATTTTCCATCATGAAAGGATTTCGACCCATTTGTCCAACCATTTCTCTCTCGGATATTTTATTATAAGTATCTTCTCTCTTATTCATTGAAGTACTATTTGAAAATTGTTTACCAAATTCATCTAAAGACCATGGGTCGCTTTCCGATAATAAAGATTGTTGTTGTGCCATTTGTTGATTATGTAAATTCTGTTGTTGTTGCTTTTGTTGTTGCAAAGCATATTGTTGTTGTTGGTTTTGTTTTTGTATTCTAGGACTTCTTTCACAAACCTCGCCATTACTCCATGTCCAATCCATTATATTCTCCAGTTATTCTTTATTCTTAACTATAACCAATTGTTTTGTAAATAAAAAGGCATCTTTATTTGTTCGTCTACGTTTTAAATTACATTCTAAACAAGAGATCAATACATTGTCGGTATTGTGCCCAATATCATTATTAATGCGGTCAAGTGTCCATTGTTTTGCTTCTCTCACGATATCATACAACAAGAACATTTTTTGACTACAATAATAACAAGTCAGGTTACATTCCTTCAGTTTTTCTATGATAGTTTCAAATGTAATAAAATGTTGCGTATCATATATTTTTTTATCTATGTCTTGTTGTTTATAACTGGATATTTTTTTATCTATTTGCCCCTTTATAAATTTATAGTATTCTATATCAGAATTATTTTCACATAAATCATTCATGATTTCTCTTTGTTTATCGATAGTAAAATATTCAGGAGGTATATCTTCATTTGCAGCATCTTTTCTTTTTTTAATAACAGGATCCAGTTTCAATAATTTTTTAACAAGATATCGATTGGTGGTTCCAGTAATAGTTATTTTCTTTCCTTCTCCGTTTTCTTCCATAGTAGTAGTATGATATTCTATTATACTATAAAATTTATATTGTAACTAAACCAATATAGAAAGTTGTAATTATATTATTATTTGCGAAACTGAGTTAAACTCATCGTTCTATAATATAGTAATATGGAACAAGTCAAAGAAGAAGAATGCGTCGAACTTAAAAATATTAAATACAAGACAATGCTTTTAAGTGGTGTACCTACTTCAGAAAAAAGATTATCAGTAAATGATTTAACCAATCTAGACAAATTCCTAGAAGACGATAAAGTGAATAACCAAAATGAGCCCTGGTGTAAACTGGATAAAACCATGAAGACAAAGAAGTTATTAGTTTATGCTGATAATTATACTAAAACAAAAAATTTGACTCAGGAAGAAGCAAATATATTGATTGCATTTTTGAAAGATTGTTTAGATAGGAAAAAATTACAAAGAGTAAAAGACGTGGAATATGATAAGGTAACGGGTGACATAAAAGAGATTCCAGCGTTATTTTATACCAAGTCCAATAAACATTTTACACTTAAGAATATGGATAAACGTGTATCCACATTAAAGAGTTTACCTCCCAAAAAGGTAAAGACTATTAAAAACACGAATAAAATCGGTATTGATCAAAAAATTGATTCCGATTCCGACAATGACAATGCATAGAAATAATAGTAAAAACCATAATAGAAACAACTATTGATAATATAATAAATATATATAATTATGCTATTATCAGAATTACCAGAATTAATAAATATAATAGATGAAATTATAATTGGAGAAGAAAAAGAAGTTGCATTCTTCTCCCCAGATGAAGAACCCAAATTTATTGATATGTGTCTCCACCTAATGTATGATTTTATGGATGATAATCCGACCGCCATAAGCGATCCAGATTTTCAAGAAGCTATGATTGAAAACGTAAAAGAGTTATTATCTATGTATACCGAGTTTGATTTTGATAATAACATTCTATTAAATGAAGACGATGAGGACGATTTTGACGAATTGATAGATGTAGCATTGGAATTATTCTATTTACATTTTATACCTCCTAGGTCATATCTAGATACATTTCATATACACAAAAGCGCTGCTGAAAAGATCATAATGGCTTGCCAAATTACCAATTTAGAGAATAAACCTCAACCGCAACAACGAACACCCGAATGGTATGATTTTCGTAATAATTTGATTACGGCCAGTAATGCATACAAAGCATTTGAAAATCAAAGCACACAAAATCAATTAATTTATGAAAAATGTTATTCAAAACAAGGGGGTGGTAATAAGTCCGTTTCATTGACAGCGTCAGTTACAACACCAGCGCCAGCGCATATAAATGTAAACTCGCCATTACATTGGGGTCAAAAATTTGAACCAGTATCGGTTATGTATTATGAAGATAAATATCAGACAAAAGTGCAAGATTTTGGATGTATTCAGCACGAAAAATATTCATTTATAGGGGCAAGTCCAGATGGTATAGTTACCGATTCATCATTACCTAATTATGGTCGTATGCTTGAAATTAAAAACCCAGTAAGCCGTGAAATCGATGGAACACCTATAAAGGAGTATTGGATTCAAATGCAACTTCAAATGGAAACGTGTGATCTAAATGAATGTGACTTTTTAGAGACTAAATTTGTAGAATATGAAGCAGAAAGTGTATTTGTAGAAGATGGAGATTTCTTAACATCATCAAAAGGAGAACTGAAAGGGATCATCATGTATTTTTCAAATAGAGATGGTAATCCTCATTATGTATATAAACCATTGCAAATGATAAAAGAATATTTTGAAGAAATTTGGGAGCCAATGATAATAGAAGAAAATGTAAATAAAGGATATACCTGGATTAAAAATATTTGTTGGAGGTTAGAAGAGGTTAGTTGTGTATTAGTTTTAAGGAATAACAAATGGTTTGAAGATAATATTGGAGCATTGCAGGATATATGGAAAACGATTGAAAAGGAAAGGATTTCCGGGTATACGCATCGTGCGCCAAACAAACGGGTCAAAAAAACCGAAGTATTTGAACCTGTACAAGGGTGTCTATTAAATGTAAATAAAGAGAATGGGAAAATTGAGATAAATTTGACATCAATGCAAGCATCAACAATACCTAATTTTAATAATATTGTAAAAATTAGGACAGAATCGTTTGATGAAACTAAATTGATTTACGAAGTAAATGCAGGAAGTTCTAATAGCGGTCCAGGTTGTGGACCCAGAAATAAATCATCGGGAGTTCTATAATATCCGACACGTGTTCCAGGTGTATCGGGAACAGGAGGTAAAGGGTGAGATACATTTGTGTGAATTTCATTATCTTTGTATAGAGCACCACAGAATTCGGCGGTAGAACATTTACCATCATCAGGATTTCGTTGGTATTGTAAATTATTTGTTACTTGTGCGTACGATCCGACTTTAAATATAGGATAATGCCACCATATATCACTATAATTATTGTCGCTTACATTGTTTTTTCCAATCAAAGGGAAACTTTCACCTAATAATGGTTTGTCAACGACACTAGGATAATCTCTTGTACCCACTAAAGCTCCTTTATAATTACTATAACCTTCTTGTAAATATTTTTTTATAAAGGGTTCAATTACTAAAGAAGATAGAATGATCATTATTATTACAAGAAATAAATATAGAATTTTACTCATCATATATATAATTTATATTTTATTTTTGATGTTATGTGAAGGAAAACGAATGGTGACATCGTGACCAGCTGTTTTCTGATTATATTCCGTAGCTTTAGCGACGGAATATGGAGATGTGAATAAAAGTTTTCCTCCAGCTAAAACTTGTTGAAGTTGACCATCGTTTTGGACAACATGTAGTATATAAAACCGAATAAGCCACTCGTAAAAATAAATCCATACAGGTTGGTGTTGCCGTCCTTTGAAAACAATGCGGGGATATAATGGTATAAATATTTTTTGAAAATGGGTAGTTGAAATAAGAAATATAAAATGGCGAGCAAAAGAGGTGTTTGAAATTCATCATATAATTGATCTAAACTATTATCATGATCGGCATTCTTATTATAATTGTTAATAATGTCTTCATTGTCTTCATTTTCTTTAATGTAGTCGTGATTGCTAGTTTGTGGGATATAGTTAGGTTGAATTTGTTCATCCTGAGTCAATGTTTCTGTTGTTCTAGGAATATCTCTAGACTGCAATTGAGTCAAACCGGAAGAGCTGGCTTGTTGCAAACCATTGACTATTTGTGCGATAGTCGATTGATCTAAAGACATAGATGATTGAGTTGTATTAGTAGGTTGTGTAGTGGATATTTTTTCATTCGCAGAAAAGCTAACGTTTCCTCCAATACTCCCACCACCGGCGGGGTCAGTTGGTAAATCATTTATACTTGTACTATTGTTATCACCCATATAATTATAATACAGAATTTGATTATAATGATATTTACGCATAATCTGCAAGTACTGATTATGCAATAACATCTGTCTTAGAAGCGTCGCATTTTGTCGAAACAGATTTATAAGTATAACATTTGTCTTGATATTTGTATACCTTTCCATCCATCTCATCGAGAGGAGGGGCTTTAAAGATGATACAATTTTTCTCTTTGCAAATAGTTCTAAAGAGGGAAGCCAATCCTAATCCCAATATGATAGACATTAAGTATCTACCTGTTTTAGTATGTACAAATTTTGCCAAGTACATTTATATTATATAGATATTAGATTTGAATAGGAGTACTTTTTATTAAAGATGGGTTGGTGGGACATTTCACATCGACTGATTGATATTGAAAACAATTATCCGCCCTATCCTTATATTGTACTTTACCTACATTATCAGGGTTAGGGTAAACGTAAATAGTTTTCATATCAGGACCCATGATATATACAAAAAATAATCCAAGTGCTAAACTAACAATAAATACGGGCAATGATATATATTGGTTCATATATCTACTTATATATCTACTTATATATTATAATTATAATCACATTCCTTTGGCTGGCGTCTTCATGACACTTTGTAGTGGCTATGGCTCTCTCTAGCCAATGCCTTCGGAGTTTTATTTTCCAGCAGTAACTTTATAAATTTTTCCACTCTTTGGATCTGTAACAATTAAATTCCCATTTTTAAATGTTATTTTTAAATTTAAATTAGCGGCTTCAGATGCAGCAATCGTGCCATCTGGTAAAAAATTACTAGCCTCTATATTTTGAGGAACATTTGCAACTACATCTCGATCTCCCCATATTTTATTCATTTCTGCTAATGGATTTTGTTCACCCACTATTGCTACCGGTTTTTTAGCTTTAACCCCTTGTAATGAAGGCATGTCTTCTTGAAGAACATTAACCGACAATTTTATATTTTTATCAAGTCCTTCCCGCATAGAAATGACACCCCTTTCTTTTTCACCAAGATCTTGTTCAAATTCAACTATTACATGTGGTTTTTGAATTAAATGATAAGTATCATCCACACCATTATATTCAACCGCACTATATGCATATTTTGCGTTCATTAATTTAGTGAGTTTGGGTATTATTTCATGATCTTCGTCAGGAGGATATGACATGGCCACATTTAATGCAACTATATCAGCAATATATTGCGTATTTTGCGTTTTATTGAATTCACGCATCATGGTTTTCATTTCATAAATATTTGCATTTATTTCAGTTTGCATTTTTTTTAACAATTCTTGTTTTATAGGATTATCTACAACAGAAAGATATTGTTGCATTTCAAATTCATAATTTTTAATACGATTAACAATGCTTTCTTTAACGCTATCGAATTTAGCGACTGCTTGTTCAGCAGTAATATATCCAAACAATAAATCATTTTTATCAACAATAATTTGTTTTTTATATTCAGATATTTCATGTTCATCGTCATTAATAAAATCAGTCATAATGGCTACATAACTAGTATTTATGTCAAAATTTAAAGGGCATGGGTTATTTCGATCCCCACACATGGCTAAAAGATGTTTATCTTCTAATGCTTTGGCTTTATTAGTGAATATTGTTCCAACAGGTCGACGACAATTTATACATTTTCGTTTCATTTTTTGAAATTCATCTCGCTTTTCCTTCCAACTGAGACCTTTAATATTAATAATTTTATGAATATCCTTTTGGTGATTTTCATCATATTGATTTTTCAATTTATAATATGTATTTAATGCTTTAAGATATATTTTTTCTTGTGTGGCATCCATATATTATAAATTATAAATATATAATTATTTTACATTTCTACGGCTAGTGTTTGCATCCACACTTATTCGACTAAAATCTACTAAATTTTGTAGATGATAGTCGAAAGAGTTACGACAAATTATCATCAAAATTATAGGATTCATTCAAAATATATTTATAAACGTCTTCTTCAAGGATAGAACACAATTCTTTAAGTACATTTAATGAAAAATCCTTACCATATTGAGTTATATACATTTGTCGGACAAAATCGTCATTAATTTCATTGCAGCATTTTATAGGAGAATCCCAATATATATTTACATATGTATTATTCAAATGAATTTTTTTATAATATTCTTTACAATAATTATTAAAAATAAAAATATGATAACGTAAATGTGGATATTTTGCTTGAATAATATTATTTAGTAAATCAAAATCAAATTCTGTGTTATATTTTTTATAATGGATACAAAATAAAATACTTTCACTATTTTTACATATAGTTTCAAATTGATCTATTCTTTTAGAAATTTGATATAAAAAACTATCAATATTATCAGTTTTTTCATGATTCCACATAATATTTTTATCATGATTGTAAAAAAAATTATTTTCAAATGTAATATTTTTAGTATAATCTATAAAATTATTGCATATAAGATCACACGTTTCTTTATAAGGATGAATGCTACCATCAAAAGGCATTCTACATGGAAATTTATTTCTAATATTATACCTATCAATCAATGAACGAAAAAAACAATCTTCTCCTAAAGAAATAATATGTTGAAATTTCATATATTTCAAATATAAAAAATTAAAAATATTCTAACCATTTATGTAAAATAGTAATATCTAAAGTAGTAATAACACTATTAGTTAATAAATTATTATAAATACATACAATAATATCTTTAATGTCATTACATTTATTAATATTATCTTCAATAAAGTTCAATATATTCTCATTGTGAATATACATTTCACACTCGCTTTTAAAATCATTTATTAAAATATGTTCATTTCTATATTGAGTTACATTTGGAGATGAATACATCATGTAGTTATTGGTTTTTTTCAAAATAATATTAGATATAATTCCTCTTAAAATATCACAATATCTAAAAGATACTGACGATGGTATTAACATACAAATAAAAATAGAGGCATTTAACCAAAATGTATTTTGAGTATTAAAAACACAAACATTATTATTTGATACTAATATTTTTTTATTAGTATCCCAATGAATGCTATTTTGATGATTGCAAATAATTCGGAATAAAGCATCAACATCGGGGTCATTTTCAACCAATCCATTAATAATTGAAGGTTTCAAGAGTGTATCTTCAACTAAATAATTTGGGTTATTTTTTAACAAACTCAATGGATATCCACGAGGCCAAATATAAGCATTATTTGTAAAATATTTAAATATATTAATCCATCTATTATTTTGTTCTGTAATTATTTGAATATTATTGCATAGTAAAATGTTATCAAAATTGTCATAAGGAATATTATCATCATCAGTTTCATAAATTATTTCATACCCCTTCTTAATAGCATACATATATCCTAAATTTTTTCTACAATAATGATTATAAGGCAATAAATCAGTTAATTCTGGGAAAAGTTTTTTTTGTGTTGAAATATCTAAATAAATACAATTTAAACTTTTATAATCATCCGGTGTTTTATTATCTCCTACAATAATAACATCATATTCTGTATTATTTATATGTTTCAAAATAGTTTCGGATGGTTTGTTAATAGTAGTTATAATAACACATTTTTCTTTACAAAATATTTCTTTTAACCATTCTTTGCTAATTGGGTTCTGATTAAATTTTATCGGATGTAAAAACAGATTATGATCTTTATTTGCAGAGTTAAAAATATTATCTTTATATATAAAAAAATCACGATTTGGCCATGCATTATAATGTGTAAAATGCTGATACCCTGTTATATTTTTTTCGATATTATTAATTATAGTAGGGACAGCAATTTCCAAAAATACTTCATGTTTGCTAAAAATTTCAAATAAATCAAATAATTCTTTTATTAAATATTTTTTTGGTAGATAAAAAAAGTCGCTAAATCCAACATATCCATTTCCACCACAAAATGAATCTATATTAAATCTTTTAAACTCACTATCATTAATTAAATTTTTAACAGCATTTAATCCATAAGGAGTATACCACCATTCTTCATTACGTTTTTCATAATTTGTTAATTCATTGTGAAAATAAATTATTTTATTATTTAAATATAAATTTAAAATATTAACATTTATGATATTATCATCCATAGTATAAAAAAGTCCATCACTTTCATTTATTAAATCATTATATTTGTTATAAAAATGTTTAAATATATTATGGGTATTATATCCTCTATTTATATTTATATAATTAATATCATCATCTAGTATTTCAGGTAAATCTGAATAAAATATTATTTTTTTGAAATAAGTTTCATAAAGTTTTAAAATTACATCTTTATTACATGTGCAATTTGAATAATTAAATACTACTAATAAAACTACGTTTTTAAAACTATATGACATTATATAATATTTACATAATAACATATAAAATAATACGTATACAGACCCTACTATCCATTCCAATGTGGAAGTCCCGTAATTAAATCTTGTTGAGCACGTAGTTTTGCATCTTGATAATTTTTAATTTTCGACAAAATGTATTGTTTTTTTTCATTGTTTTTAATAATTTTATCAGCGGGGGTTAGCTTACCTTTGTATTTATATAATAAAATTAATCCTAAAAGAAGAAAAAATCCAGACAGCAAAACAATATTCATAATATGGTTATTGTGTTTATTTTTAAAAATATGACATTGCTTTAATGTTTCATTTAAGAAATATTTAACTCCTGGTTCAATTAAAGTCGGTTTATTAAATTCTCCAATATCCATAAATAAAACAACTTAATAAATACTTTTATTATATCAAAATAAATTATACACAATATCTATAATGGATAGCTCATTTTTTTCATTGATAATATTCACTATAATAACTATATTATTTTTTATGTTCATGCCATATCCTTCCATAGAGATGCTACAAAATGCGGATTTGTATGCAGGTTATACAAAATTTAAGATGTATGGTTTAGCCATATATTTTGCATTTATCGTTTTATCACAATTCGGAATAAATGCCAAAGTAATCATGGATAAATGTGGTGGAAGTGTAACACAAAATATACAAACAGCTGCATTAATGACGTTTATTCCATGGCTCTTTGTTTTTGGAGGATTAATAGTCGTGCTTATTATTTTCCCTGGGTTTAAAACCGCATTTTCGAATGTCATTGGATATTTTGCGGTTTCAAGTAGAGCAAATAATGTGTTAACTCAACTATTAAATAATACAGATATTAGTAAAAAAATCAATGATGCAAGTAAAGGGGATGAAGTAGCTAAAGAAGGATTACAAAGTGCAGCGGAAGCAATTATTAAATTATGTGGAAATATGTCGATTTTAATAAATCAGATAGTTCCAGAAAATTTTATGGACTATTGGGGTATGTTAACTCCATTAATGAAAGATGAATATAAAGTAGCAGGATCGACTGCATCAGCGGATTTACAAAAACAACTATTAGATGTAGTCGTTCTGAGAGATAATATAGGTGAGGCTTTGTGGTACATATACACTGCCATTCTATTAACATCTATTATTCAATATAATATAGTAAAAAGAGGATGCACTAAAGATTTAGCAGCGATGGAGGCATCGCATCAACAATTCTTAGCTCAGGAAGAAAAGGATGAAGCTGAAAAGGAGAAAACACAATCTATGATATATACAACCACAAATTAGTAAAACCTAGAAAAATACGGATGTGTATTATAATATAATACAAATAAATAACACAAAATGCCTAAAACTATCGACATTAACCAAATAGGAAAGATGGTTTTATTTCGGTATCCAATCCCGAATTCTCGAAGACTTCCATCAATATTATACAAGAATCCAGGTTTTCCAATAGTGATGGTTCCAAAAATAACTAAAAATAATAATATGGCAACAAGTGTTGGATTTTTTGAAATAAAGGCTCTGTACATTTATAAATTATATATATAATTATATCGAAAAAATATAATTATATCGAAAACAATAACAATAACAAAAAACATCAAACAAAACACAAACAAAACACAAACAAAACTAGTCATAATCTTCAGCATTTTCCTCTTCATCGCCATAAGGATTTCCATCCATGAAATCTTCTGTCATTTGTCCCATATCATATTCGTCGCGCTCAATATCATTTGCAACAGCTTGTTCTTCTATATAATCATCTGTAAATTGTTCAATATTATTATCATTCACATTTTGAAATTTGCGTAAGGTCTTCTCTATTTCCGCCAATTTCTCCATCGCCTCTCGCTCTTCATCATAAGTTTCCTTAACATATGTAGTCATCCCCTTTTTTAATCCTTTGCCCCAAACACCCAACTTATTGATTTTGAGCATGGTATCAATATCTCTCTCTTCATCTGTCAAAGCCTGTAATCTATCAGTAAATGTGTCTTTTTCTCTTTCCTTGGATTTAAATACAACATCCATGATTTTGGAGTAGCTTATATTAACTAATGATTTATGATGGGTCATTATATTCAAAAATGTAACTAGCAAGTTCGCAATTTTTAAGTTCAACTCCTTTGTTTCACCTTTTAATAGTTCAGATGGAATATTCGGGATAAGACGTTGGCCCCTTTCCTCTACATGTTCAGTAGTAAATGTATTATCTTCGGTAAATTCTGAAGAAGCGGAAGAAGAAGAAGGTTGTGCTTCTATTTCTCTCACTATCATAGATGCATTACTACCTAATTTTCTATATTCATCTAAGGCCTGCAAGAAATAATTTTCAAATAGAAGCATACTGGTTCTCTTATCAAATATAGAAGATGTTTTCGAGCCTTTGTAATGTATGTCAGTAAAAGAAGGAGTTCTATTAGTCAAATACAATAAATTTTTACATACGTTTGGAATAGAATTCATCACTTTATGAATGGATGTGTCATCATAAAAAGCCCGTAATGTGACATAATATTCACTTATTTTATTTCGAATATCATTTTCATGTTTTTCAGAAAAGTCCCAATATTTCGGTATTTGGACAGATTTATAATCCACTTTATTCAAAATGATTTCGGGAAAAGTTTTCAATATATTTTGCATATATTCTTTCATAAAATTGATGGAATTGTATGCAATATCATCTGAAATATTTAATTCAGACACATCCTTATCAGTCACTTCAGAGTCATCCCATACCATTATATTTTCCAAAACAGATTTTATGTTAGAAATACTAGATTTGGAAAACTTTTTAGATGACTTGAGAGAAACCCCAATAAATTTGACAATTTTATCTCTCAATTTATCATTTTCATCTCCCAAATAGTCCTTCAGATTTTTCATTTCCAATGTATCTTCCGTAACTGCTATATCAAATGTATCCAACAATGAATCAATATGCTTTCTTAATGCGAGAGGAACAACTTTATCATTGTCCACATTTAACACTTCAAGAGCATTTCTAATTTCTTGGACAGGTGTGATTATTGGTGTATCAAATGAGATTTTAATAATATTTGAACGATTAATGATTTGCATCAGTCGTAAAAATGATTGATTTGTATAATTTTTCCCATCCTGCTTTAATTTTTTGATTTTTTCACCGATAGTATCATTTTTATTAAAGTTCGCGGGTTTTTCTGAACATACAGACATTAATTCTTCTGTTAAAAGACTATCCGAATTGAATTTGCATAAAATAATAAATGCTTGATAAATTGTTTCTTCGTTGTATTCATCTGTCAATGTGGGGTAAATATTTTTCGAATTTTCCCTGCAAAAGAGATAAGGAGATTTTGTAATGGCTACTATATCATCCAGAATATTAGACAATTCTTGAACGATGGAATTATACGTGGTAATATCAGAATCTTCATGCTCGAAATACTTAATAGTGATATATTCACCCTTTTCATTACAACAAGCATTTTCTAAAAAAGGTTCATTGGCACTATTCGAGAGCAACAATTTCTTTTTATCTACAATTTTTTGTATCTTCTGTTGAATTCCAAGAGAGAACATTATGATTTTTGACTGAATAATCAACACTTTCTCTCTTTGATTTCCGGAAGCAGACTTAAAATCTTGTAGAAGAGTCCTTTTAAAGTCACTAGAAATGTTTATTAGTTGCGGGATTTTAATCGGTTTAAGTGGAGGTAGAAAATTTGTCCATTTTGCAATATCGTGTTCTTGTGGTATTGTTTGATTTGGATTTATTAATAAATATTCGGTTTTTTCACCAAATTTTCTAACAACATCCACATCCATTAAATAATATTTCTCAATTTGACTCTTTATTTTTTCCGCGATGGATTCATCCTTTTGTTTTTTATTACCGGGCCAACTTTTAAGAGCTGACCATGGATCTTCTTTTACTATTTTATTCGCAACACAAGCAAGATATGTTAATCCAGACATATCCCCTGCACCTTCAAACGGAAACCCATCGAATGATTTAACGCATCCAGGAAAGGTTTTTCTGGTTTTTATAGATGGAATACTTACTTGAATACCGATTAAAAAGGCACCCAATGTTAAATACAAAATGGTTTGATTGTAAGCATATTTGTAGTCGGGTATTTCTTTTCCCTTTTTAGACATTTCATTCATTTTCTTAATGTATAGTTCTTCTGAGGGCAATGCTAATATGAGAGCTGCCGCCGCAATTTTAATGATAAATTCTCGTTGATCTTCTACATTTATTCCCATGAATTCAGATAACGCCGAAAGAATCTTCGCCATCATTTTTGTTTCAGGTGTCGTATATTTGATAGGTTCCTTTTTACCGCTAACGATGGAACTTCCCGCATCTTGTTCCATAACAGAACGACTTACCTTTTTATACCCCTCTTCATATCCTTCATCAATATCAAAATCAATACGTTTAATAATATACCCACTATTTTTATCAACCCATGCATCACCATCATCGCTCAATGTACCAATTTCTTTAATAATTATATCGGTGGCATTGCCATAATTGTCGGGATCATTTGCAAAGACTCCTGCCAATGTGTACAAAAATGTGGGCAATAATTTGGTGTTGGTTTTAATGCAATATCTCCAATGAAGATCTTCTGCATTTTTAAGAGAGAAATTATCAGACGCCACTTTTGTAAATTTCATAGCAAATTGAATAATATCATTTTGTTTTTTTACGAAGTCACCTTGTCCTAGAATGATATCTCTCAATTTAAGGTAAGGAGATATAACGACATCAGATTCAGTGTCTGATATATCAATTTTAATACCAAGATTAAATTGTGCATCATTATACTTGAATTTTTTGGTGTAATGCATTTCAGTCAATTTATGAATAATGCTCGTATAATACTCAAATTGACTAGAAATTCGCGCCTCTAATGCATCTTTCGAAACAGCATAATTTTTATCAAATTCATTTACCATTTCTTTTAGTGCGTTTTGTACCAACGTACTTTTATTCAAGGTGACTGGCTCGCAAGTAGAGGTATTCGTACTAGAACTAGCAGTAGAACTACCATATTTCTTATCAACCTCAATGCATTTATTTTGAAAATTACACAAAAGGTTTTGATTATTTAACATAATATCCGGGTCAATATTATCATCTATAGCCCATCTGTTATCATGTCGTTTGTAGTAACTAATAACATCGGTATTATTATCATATATCATTGCATAATTTCCTTCTACCACTTTTTTAGTTCCGACACCACCGATCAACGTTTCTGCCAAATCAGACGCCTCTTCTTCGGGATATCTATATTTTTTTTGCAATTTATCAGTCAAAAAAGCATGAAATACCTCAGGAGCCATTTTATGCTGGTCTTTCTCATAATCATCCAACATACTATAAAGGGTTTTATCAAATTTCTTATCAAAGTAAATTTGCTTACCATTATCACGTTCAAGTTCTTCAATAGTATTGTATTGTTTTGCGATAATATAGGTAGCACATGCATTGTATTGTTGTTCCAATGCGATTTTATCATCATACGCATTCCTTTCTCCATCTATTATTTCGCCCACATTTTCGGGTAACATAAGATACATATTTTCCATTGATACTGCTGCATCAAACGCATTCCCAAAATCCATCAATTTTATTTTTCGAATGAGTTCCGAGTTAGTTAATGATTGTTTGTCTGCATCAACATTATAACTATCTTCAAATATTTCCTTATTCATTTTGGGATCGGGTAATAAAGCAGTAATATGTTTCGCATTTGGTTTATGAATAGTGCTATATTTGTTTTCATTTTTCAATAAAGAAAATTGTTTATTGCGCTCGATAAAATTTTTATTGTATTCAGATATTTTCAAATGAATAAATTCATTTATTTCTTTGTATTGAAAGTATGTTAAATCGCTGGTATAAATCAAAAAAGGTTCAAGATATTGCACTATATCAACAAGAGAGAGTTTTCCTTTGATATATTTTTTAACGAGGTTGAACAATACTTTGGTTTTTGGAACAACCACCTTTAAAAATTTTTCGTATATTTGATAATTCGTCAAATCCTTCATTTCGTCTGTATGTGACAAGGTGTAATTTTTGATATGATTTATATATGTATCTTCATTAAAATCAATTTCTTCTTCCAAATTGTCCACATTGATAGTGTCTACACGTGTATTTTCTTTGAGTAGTTGCCAATAGTTTAAAAATACAGAGTTTAAATTAGCCTTCTCTAACATATTGGTTCCAGGAAGATTTATATGAGAGAAACGAATAGTTGGTTCGGGTAAAGTAACTATCGATTTCAGGGATAATACATCAGGAGGAGTCAAATTGACTCTATGTGCTATCATTTTACTTCCAGTAAACTGCGTTACCTCTAATCTTTTAAGTCCCAAATTGTATTTAGAGATGACAAATCGACGGGTTTTAGCAAAATCATTTTCGGCAATGGTAGAATAAAAATTCCCTAAATTATCAATAACCACATTTAGATCATTCATCATATTAATGTCGGTAATTACGTCACCCACATTTTCTGGATTAATATCTTGAAAGGGAGTATAATATGGGTTTAATTCGGTCATTAAAGTGATATATTTATTTTGTTCGTCGGGGACATCGTTGTGTTTGTACGTATTTTCAATATTTTTCATTTTTTCAACATCTTCTTTGATATCAAGTTGAACTATATCGGAATTTTCACCATTTCCACCCTCTCCTGCTCCTTCTTCCCCACCTCCTTCTTCGTCCTCGCCTCCACCTCCAATACTACCACCTCCAATACTACCACCTCCAATACTACCACCTCCAATACTAATACCACTACCACTACCAACACCAATATTATACACCTTTTTAACATTTTTAGCAACAGGTATAATCCAATATAATAAATGCTTCAATTTAGTGAGATCATTGGCGAGTGGTTTCCAACTAGCATTTATATGTATAAGACCAGATATAGTATTACGTTCATCAAATTCCGAAAAATCCACACGTAATTGTTTAAAACGTTCAATCATAATATGTACGTTGTTCAGGACTGAAGCCGTTCTTTGAGCGTTGGGAATGGTTGAAAGTATTTCATCTAATAGATCATTTGTTTGAGCATCTACATTGTATCTCTCTTTGGTTACATCAACATTCACAAGTTGTGTAATCGAGCCATATTCTTCTCCAAATTGCAATTCATCTGCTCGTATTATAAATTCACGAATGTTATTTTTAACATCGATAGTAGGTATATTATATATGTCTTCATTTACATCAGCTACTTCGAATGCTTCTATTGATTCTTCGTCTGACGTTAATTTCGCTAAAGAAGGCTCCTCTAATTCTCCTAATTCATCAGAACCTCTTGCAGGCATTTTTTCAGGCGCTTCTCTAATTTCGATAGTTTCAAGCGGGATGTCTTCTGGAATACCTTTGTATGCAAAATTAATATACAATACGTCATTATCAGGAAAACTAGTTATTTCAATCATATCTTCTTCTATATTCGTAATTTTTCCAGTAATAATGATGGGTATATCCCCGCCGAAATAAACATTTACCCACGTATCTGGAATGAGTCCATTTTGTCTAGCATAACCTAATTTATCATTTCGGTATAAAAGAGCGATGGATTCTATAGAACCATCTCCTAATGTTCCATCCTCGTTGATTTTTAATTTCATTTTATTGAGTTCTTCTACGTTGATTAACATGATTTTTGTGGAATCAATATAATCAATGATGAATGTTTTATTATTATAATTAATGTTGGATGACGCTTTTATTTGAATAACATCCCCTAATTGCAATGAAACTATTTGCCCCTTTTCTTCTTTCTCCTCTTCTAATTCTTCATCTAAGCCATCTTTCTCCATTTTTTCTTCCTCTTCTTCTTCTTTTGATTCTTTTAATTCTTTTTCTTCATCTATTTCCTTATCTATATTTTCTTCTAATATAGATTGTTCTTGTGGATTTTTCAATGATTCAAGTGATGACATTATCCTATATTTATAGTAGAATTTTTTTTGAATTACAAAACATGAAAGACGAAACAAACTAAAATAAAGTTTAAAGACTTTCTATTATTACAAATAACAATAGAAATGACACCTGTAATAACACCACCATACGTATTAACTGATATTCCAGGGTTTGTAGAATTAGTAAATAGCGACCCATTAAGTGGTGAAGAATCCCCAAATACACTAAAACTAAGTAAGGTAAATTATACTACTAAAAACAATCAAAATTATAAAATAATTAGATATGATAAGAATTATTTATCGACCGATTTAATAGCAATGTTGGGTCCCCTTAGGTCAGTAATCCTTAATAGTGTAAATAAAGTGGTAAGTTTTGCACCACCTAAATCAATTTCATCATATTTATTTATTGCACAATATCCTGAAAAAACGGAATATATAGTTGCAGAAGAATTTGTAGAAGGCACAATGATCAATGTATTCTGGGACGAATCTATAAATTTAGCAGGTGCATGGGAAATTGCCACACGTAATACTATTGGAGGCGCCACTTCATTTTATAATGCATATGCAAACAATCAATCAAAAACATTTAGAATCATGTTTATAGAGGCAGCATATGCAAATAATATGGATTTAAATGAACTAAATAAAAATATTTGTTATAGTTTCGTATTACAGCATCCAGATAATAGAATAGTGAAATCATTTAATAAACCATCACTATATTTGGTAGAAGCATACGAAATATGTAATACTGAAAACGGAATAGTAAATGTATCAGTGATTGATTTATCGATAATCAAAACTGCATTATATTTGAAACATACAACTATTCAATATCCTGAAATATACACAGATTGGTCAAATTATATAGATCTTAAATATAACTACGCTAGTATGAATACACCTTACGATATCCAAGGAGTTGTTTTTCGAAACAAATTGACGAAGGAACGTAGTAAAATGCGGAATCCAGTATTCGAATATGTTAGAAGTTTACGAGGAAATCAACCCAAACTGCAGTATCAATATTTATGTTTACGTCAACAAGGAAGTGTGAGTAACTACTTAACGTTTTTTCCTGAAAATAAAAAGGATTTCGCCTTTTTTAGAGATAGTTTGCATGCATTTACTATGGCATTATTTCAAAATTATTTAGCATGTTACATTTATAAAGATATGTCACTCACAGATTTTCCAGATCAATACAGGAGTCACATGTATAATCTTCATCAACATTATATGAATAAATTAAGATTGGAGAAGCAGTGGGTATCAAAAAATGTGGTGATTGATTATGTTAATAAAATACATCCTTCGATGCAAATGTATTGTTTAAATTCTTCTATGAGAAAGAGACGCATTGATATCATCAAAGCTGACTATATAGAGCCGCTACAAAACTATGAGTAGGGAGATTTCGTATTCCTTCGACAACTACTTTTTCCTCCATAAATAATATTTTCCAAATAAAAAATATTATTTATCTAAGCCTACTTACCTACCGCTACGATATTCCTTCTAAAATTTCCCAGAAATAGTATTATATATTGCTAGAGCATCTGTAATGCACGCCAACAGGTTTTGCTTGACGATAGCCTTATCAGATGGGTCTTTATATGCCAACCGAATAATGCTATCCGAATCATGGGGATGCGCCTTTTTAAATCCACAATAAGAAAGAGTTGCTAGATTTTCAAAGAATTTAGTATATAAAATATACTCCAACATTTTTCCAATAGTATAATCTTCATTTTCTAATAGGATATCATATGAATTCTTCAATGTATTATCAGATGGTGTAATTTTCAATTCATCCGTTTCAATAATAGTGATCATTTTTTCCAATTTTTGAATCAATATAGCACACGCTTTTTTAACTATTTCGTGGTTGGTGAAAATTCCAATCGTCTCGATAACAAAGTCAAAACTATCCTTTTTAACTACTCGTAGACCATCCAATAGTCGCCAATTTTTACTTTCAAATTCAATTTCACTCTTGCTCATACCTTTGTCCTTCCAAAACTGCTGTTTTTTTCCTAATTCCACCTCCATATTTTCTTTATCTGGAGTATAGCCATATGCGCTGCTACTAACAATATTAAACATACTATCTTCCTTAGCATTTCCGATCGAAAACTCGCATGTTAGATGTAGTTTTTCGCCAGGGATTTCATCAGAAATCTTGGGTCTAAGGCGCGCAAAATCAATAAAATATCCAGTTAAATCGTTCGGAGGAAATATAGCACGGGTATCTTTCTCGGACAAGTATTCATTCGTAGTTACATTTTTAATTTTGAAATCTTCAGTAGTAACAAACATAATAGTATCTGTCATATTTTCAACATTCACTTCCATTATATAATTATGTAGGGGCATTTCAAGGTCGGTTATATGAATAGGAATACAACTGAGACGTTGTTTTAAAATTTCATTATTTAATCGTGTGGTATTTGCCATAATATTTGCCTTATTTGCTTCATAAGGAGTAGTCCTAAATACAACTAAATTAATATCCGACAAAATAGTTCTACGAATAGCATTAGCTAAACTTACATTTACACCACTTAAGGTAAAAGTGAGTGTGTCATTATCTTCAGAAACGTTTTCAATACGGGGATTCATGTTATTATATAATACGTCCTATTTAATATATTTTACAATCAATTTTTTTGTAAAACAATCAATCAACCAACCAACCAATCAATCAACCAAACAAACAAATAATTAAATCGATGAAAATGAGTTAAAAAAATGATACGAAAACATTATTATATAGTAAAACTAATGAGTTCTATTCTTTATTATAGTAATTTTTGTGAACATTCTAAAAAATTATTACAAACATTGTCAAAAACACAAGTAAGTAAGGATATTCATTTTATTTGTATTGATAAAAGAATAAAAGATGAAAAGGGGAAGGTTCACATAGTTTTAGAAAATGGACAGAAAATTATCATGCCTGAAAATGTGAGTAAGGTTCCAGCACTTCTATTATTAAATGCTAATTATAATGTTCTTTATGGTGATAATATATACAACCACCTTAAACCAAAACAAGAGGTAGTTACAAAACAAGCCACACAAAATAATATGGAACCAATGGCTTTTAGTTTAGGAGGAGGTGGCGGATTTGGGATAGCCTCGGATCAATATAGCTTTTTAGATATGGATGCAGAAGCGATGAATACAAAGGGAGATGGCGGAATGAGACAAATGCATAGCTACGTTCCTTTAAATTATGCGGACACTATTAGTACGCCTACGGATGAGAGTGATAAGCAACAAGGTCGTTCTACAGGAGGAATGACTCTAGAACAATATCAACAACAGAGAGATCAAGATATGTCTTCATTACAATCAACGCAAAAGAGAGTATAAATATATAATTATAAACACAATATAAATATAATGCGCTTATAATTATATACAGATTTATGTCAACTCCTGATAAAAAAAAAGAGATTCATCCATTACTAGACGAATTTCATAATCTAGATGCAGCTAAAAAAAATAAGGTTACTGCTAAAGCTTTTGCTGCTAATGCAAAAGCTGATGTAGCTAGTGCAAAAGCTGATGTAGCTAGTGCAAAAGCTGATGTGGCTAAAGCTAAAGCTGATGTGGCTAAATCTAAAGCTAAATTGGCTCTAGCTAAATCACAATCTACTTCTGCTAACAACAAAGTTAAAATTGCTTGTATGAATGTTGTAATTGCTATTAAAATGAAAGAAAGATTTAGTAATAAAGATTATCCATGCGACGATGATGATTTTCTATATAGTCCCGATAATGATGACGATGGCCCTAAATCAATAGAGAACATTTCAAATGAGAGCGAGAGCGAGAGTGAGAGTGATAGTGATAGTGATAGTGATAGCGATAGTGAAAGTGAGAGCGAAAGTGAGAGCGAAAGTGACAGCGAGAGCGATAAGAAGCATAAAAAAAAAAAAAAAAAGAAAGAAAAAAAAAAAAAAAAAAAAAAGGAAAAAAAAAAAAAAAAAAAAAAAAAAAAAAAAAAAAGAGAAAAAAAAGAAAAAGGAGAAAAAAAAAAGAGAAAGAAAA